TTTCATTAATCCTGAGAAAAATATAAAATTAGCGACATATGCCTCTAGATGCATATGTCGCGAATTTTACAATATTTGCCATTTTTAATCCCCTCTCAGTATGATCCGGATGGGCAGGTCGATGGTGGGCTTGGTGCCGAACGCTTTCAGGGTCACCGTGCCTTCGGCCTGGCCGCCGTCCTGAATATTGGCCGCCTGAAGGGCCGCCAGCTGCTCCGTGGTGATGCCCAGCGCAGGCAGCAGCTCCTGATTGCTGGTGGCCGTCACACCCATCACGCTCAGGTTGTAGCTGTAAGGTGCGCTGTCGCCCGTCCAGCCGGAGGCCAGCAGCGTGGCCGTGGTATCGGTGGACTTGTCGGCTTTGTTCTGCACGTCCGCCAGTGCCGCGTTGAACGCCGCCTCCGTACCGGTGAAGCCGCCGTCCTGCGCCGAGGCGTAGGCGCTCTTGCCGTCCGCGCCCTTGGGGCCGGTGTCGCCGGTGTCACCCTTCGCGCCCGGTTCTCCCTGCGGGCCCTGTTCGCCCTGTGCGCCGCTTGGAAAGCATGATAAAATTGCCATTTGTTACCTCCTTTAACCAAACAAAACAATACAAACCGGAAGATCCACCGTGGGCTTGATCCGGTTTGCCGCAATGGTCAGTTGGTCATTTTCCTGTCCATATATAGAAAGTGCCGCGCTCAGCACGGCGGTCACCTGTTCCGTTGTCGCACCCTTCGAGATGGATGCAAACCCATTTAAATCGTCCGTCAGCCCCTCCACCGTGATGGTCTGTAAATAGGGGGCTTCCTCGCCGGACCAGGACTGGGCTGACAAGGTAAGCTCCACATTGGTGCTCTTGTCTGCTTTCTGTCCCAGCGCCGTGTCGATCTTCACCATGTTGGAATCAGCCGCGCCGTTCATCTTTTCGCGCCACTCCTGAAATCGAGTTGAATTGTCGTCTGTAAGATAGAGGCCATAGTTTTCTGTGTTCATCCTTCGACCTCCATAAAGTTAATAAGCCAGAACCACAGTCACCGGGATGTTCACCGTCGGCGTTGTGCCGTCTGCCGTGATCGTGATCGTGCCTGCACCCTGTGCGCTCACCCGCAGCCGTGCCGCCACAGCGGCCTCAAACTGCTCTGCCGTCGCGTCACTCGCCAGTCCGATGGTTCCGTTCTGTCCCTCTGTGATCCCGCTGATCTGTAGTGTTTGCGCGCCTTCTGTGCTCCATCCGGCCGCCGTCAGTGTTGCGTTGGTGCTGGTGCTCTTGGCCGCCAGCGTGTTATAGATCGCCTCGTCGTCAAACGGGAGCTGGGAGTATTTCTTTGTGCCGTCTCCCACTTTCTTGCGGACGCCGCCGTTGGCCGTCTCCACAATGATGATCTCGCCGTCCAACAGGACCGGGTCTTTCGCTGTCCAGTTTGCGCTGGTGTCTCGCTTATGTTTGATTCGTGTGTTGTATTCCGCCATACCGGCATCCTCCTTTTTAAGCAAAATCCCCGCCGTGCGTGATACACGGCGGGGTAGCTTTTATCTTATTAGATGTTCACAGATGCGCTGCCGCAGTTGAAAATGATATAACCGGAAGCCTGGTTCAGCTCCGTGATATCATGCTCGTGATCACCAGCAGCCTTGCTGTCCCAATCGGCCACCTTCTCGGCAGAAATGCCGTCCAGAACAGTCTTATTCTCGTGCTCGTGCGCCTTGTCTGCGGCACCGTCCCACTTGGCCTTGTCGCCGGTGGCGATCTTGTCCAGCTCTGCCTTATTCGCGTGTGTGTGCGCCTTGCCAATGGCAGTCTGCACATCGGCATGAAGCTGGGACAGGGTCACAGAACCTTCCGTCAGAGTGGCGGCCACCTTATGGTCGGCGCTGACATCAATCACAATCTGGTCGCCCACTTTAGAACCGGAAGTGACATACTCAATCAGGCTGCCGACATTGATGTAAATATCATCCTCGGTCGCATTGGCAAGAACCAGGTGCAGGTATGTGCCAGCCTCGCCCCATACGCCAGCTGCGTCTTTGGTCTCCACAGAGCCGGATTCGACAACCATATCCTTTGGGATGTCGATGTTCACATCCAGCTTGGTGGCTGCCTGCTTAATGTTGTAGCGCTTTGCCACACCATCGGGCGTAGACGGAGTGACGGTCACGGTGTAGTCGGTCTGTGCGGGAATAGCACCGACCTTCTCATCCACATAACCCACGACGGTAGTAGCAGTCGCACCGGCAGGCAGAGAACCGACCAGCTCTTCCAGTGCGTCCACATCTGCCTGGGCATCCGTGCCGGCCTTCTTAGCCTCGGCGATCGCGGTATCCTTGCCGTCGGCATAGGTCTTGGCAGACTGCAGCGCGGTCTCAGCAGCACCGGCTGTGTCAAAGGCCCCCTCGTCCTTATAGGCGGCGGAGCCCAGACCATGCACTTTCACGTCCGTGCCGTTGAAGCTTACGGTACCGTTGGCGCTGCCCTCAACCAGCGTATACACGGTCTCATCAGGAATGGTAATGGTGCTCACAAGTGTCCAGTCAGAAGCGCCCTTGGCCTGGGAATACAGGTGGAACTTGCGGTCGTTGTCAGCATCGGCCTCCATCTTGTACTGGGTGTCGGTGTCCTGGATCTCGCCGGAGATATAGTCGGACAGGCCGGTGATCTCATTGGCGGAATAAGTGGGCTTGCTGGCAGCCTTTGCCCAGTCATAGACGTCGGCGGCCAAACCGGCGGTAAACTGCAGCTCGCTGAACTTGTGGGTGCCGTCGCCTACCTTGAACAGGACAGCAGGCTCCTGCGCCACAGCGCCGGTTTCAGCAGGCACCACAACAATAGCTACCTCGCCGTCCAGCAGCTTGGGATCTTCTGCGACCCACTGAGCGTAAGTGTCGGTTTTCAGGGAAATGCGGGTATTAAAAGTAGTCGTAGCCATAATGATCGATCTCCTCTGCAAAATTTAAAATTAAAGAGATGCGTTTCCGCCATCCAGCACCAGCACGTCGCCCTCGCTCTGCACCAGCTTGGTCATGTTCAGGCTGTTGACCTCCATGCTGCCGTCCTCTGCCACGGACACCTTGTTCTCCTCAGCAGAGCTGACCACCACACCTGCAGTGTCTCCGGCCACGGGGATATCCACGGCCTTGTCCGCAATGTTCACGGCCTGACCCGCCACGCGGATCACTTCGATCAGGTTCTTGTTGGCGCCTGCTTCCACGCCGTCCAGCTTTTCCTTGGCCTCGTTGGTGAAGTCATTGGTGCTCAGACCCTTGCCCTCCACCTTGTCCATCTTACCGGCCAGAGCGTCCGGCAGTCCGGTCACCTTGCTCTGCGCCACGGCCTCCAGTGCCAGCTTGCCTTCCTCAGACACGGTAAACTCGTCAGAAACGCTCTTGACGTAGTTGGCCTCAGCGTCGTCGGGCAGCGCCACCAGCTTCTCCTTCAGCGCGGTGGTAAAGTCCTCGGTGGAAAGACCCTTGCCTTCCACCTTGTCCACCTTGTTGACAATGGCGGTAGCAATGGCTTCGTTCATCTGCTCCGTGGTGGAATAATCGTCCAGATTGACGCTCACGTCATCCAGCCGGACGACCTCGTCTTCCACCTTGGCGTAGATGTCATAGAAGCCGGTGTCGGCGTTCATCACAAGATAAAGAACATTATCCTGTGCCTCAGCCGCTGTGGGCGCGGCGCTGACCTTCTTGAAGCTGGCATGGCCGGTGGCGGCGATAGCCGTCTGGATCGCCTCGGTGATCGCACTGGCGGTCATCGCGTCCGTGATGCCATAGCCCTCCAGCGTGGTGGCCTTGTCAGCCTTGCCGGTCTGCAGGTTCTGGATGTCCTGCGTGTGGCCGGCCACTGTGTCAGCCAGACCGGAAACGGTGCTGGTGTCCGGGGTGTACCACTCGATGGCGGTACCGGCGGCGTTGATGCGGGGCTGCTGTCCGGCAGTGGCGGAGCCAAAGCCCTTCAGCGTCACCTTGCCGTCCACGATCTCAATGGACTTATCGTCGCCCAAAACAGCAGAGCCAACCGCCTTCAGCGTCTTGTCCGGCTGGATGATGTAAAGGTCTGCCGCGGTGTCTGTCACCACGCAGACATTCTCACCATAAAAATAAACGCCGTCTGAACTGCCCACCTCAACGGCGGCAGCAGCGGCAGTCTGAGCCTCGCTCAGCGTAGAGAAGTAATACCGTGCGTCCAGAGGGAACGCGGTCTGCGGATTGAATGAAACCGCAAAATTCAGTTTTCCGAAATCAGCCATTGTGCGTCACCTCCATGTTAAATTGTGACCTTATAGGTGTTGGCGGTGTCATTGGCGTTCGCCATGTCCATCACATATACCTTGTAGTCGATCGCCTGATAGCCGTTTGCGCCCTCCACAGAGACCACACTCTTGGTGAAAGCGGTCTTGACCTCGGCGTTCATGCCGTTCACGTCCTGCACGGAGTTCACGTCGCGCAGCGTGGCGGGATAGGCGAACATCACGCGGATCGCGTCCACGGGGATCGCCAGGTTAAAGCTGTTGCCGGCGGCCAACGCCTTGCCGCTCTTACCGCTCAGGCCGCGCACCAGGGCTGAGTTGATCTCGCCATCCTTGGCCTCCAGTGTGCCGTAAAAGCTGTTGCGATAGCCGGTGATCTTCGTGGTGGTCTTCGCGCTCGCACTCTTATAAGCTGTCGCGCTCTTGGAACCGGCCGCGATCTTGCCGGCCTCATAGTCGTTGCCCAGGTTCGTCACGGGCACAGCGCCTGCGCCGTGTGTCGCCGTGGCGGTGATGGCGTAGTTGGTGCTGTCGCCAACGGTCAGCGCGTCAAAGCTGCCCTCAGCGGTCGTCTTGGTGGCCGTGCCGTCCGTCACGCTCCACTCGGTAGCGGTAATGCCGGTGGCGGGGCCGTATGTATAGCTGCCCGCGCTCAGTGTAGCGGAATATGCCGGGGTCACAGAGGTGCCCACTTCATATGCGCCAAGCTGCGCGCACACAGCCGTCACAGCAGGCTGCGTAGCGGTAGGATTCTTTTCCTTCGCCAGAATAGAAGCCAGCACGTCCTTCACGTTCTTGCCGGAGGCGGCAATGGTGCCGGAGCCGGAGCTGGGAACTGTCAGCACGCCGATGGCTGCGGTATAAGTCAGGTCGTCGGCAAAGTACACGTTCTCCGCGCTGTAGTTGCCGTCCATGGCGGCCCACACGCTGCCGTCATACACATAGGCGGTGTAGGAATACTTGCCGCCTGCGATCAGCGCCTTCACTACAAAGATGTCGTCCTTCTGCGCTTCCACACCGGCGGCGGTCAGCACGCGGCTGATCACGTCGGTGTCGCTCTCGCCCTCGGCCTTCACGCCTTCGTAGTGGGCGGCCTGTCCGCCGCTGATCTCCTTCAGGTTTTCATAGGTGGTGGTGCCGTCGCCGATCTTCAGCGTGCCAAGCTCCAGGTCAAAGCAAGGCTCGCCAGCAGCAGGCACAACGTCTTTGTTCGCCAGCCAGTTGGCCGTGGTGTCGCGCCGAACCTGGATCTGGGTCTTCATTGTCTTGTTAGGCATAACTTTCCTCCTTCAAATTATTTGCAGAATGGTCTTATTCGGTGCCCTGTGCCGTGCCGCCGTCAATGATCTTGACCTCTTCGATCTTTCCGCCTCCGGAGTCCACAGGGGTCAAAACATTTTCGCCCGTCACGATATAAGGCACCCAGTCAGAGCCGTTATGCACAGAAATAATGTGTCCCGCGCAGTCGTAGGTCTTGACCCATGCCTGCGCCTCGCTAATGGTCTCAAACTGTTTGCGCTCTGAGATGCGCTTCATCTTTCCGGCCGCGTCATAAAAATACAGCTCTGATTCCTCAGCGTCGCTGGTAATGATCAGGCTGTCCTTGGGGATCACGCCCGTGGCGATCGCGTCTGTGATCTCTCCACGTTTGCCGTATGCCACTCTCACACCCATCTCATCTCACCTCCCATTAGCCAAAATAAATGACCGCGTCGGCATCTGCCGGCGGGTCGCTCTCGTCCTCTCCAAAATGAATGGTCTCGTCGTCGTTGACCATCTCGCTCATGTCCACCGCGTCGCCCACAGGCTTTCCGTTGGAAGACATCTGCAGGATCTTCTTTTCCACGTCGTAAACCAGGCTGTCGCCCTTTTTCTCCATCTCTGTGCGCATGGTCTCCATGCTGTCCTCCGCCGTCTCCGTCTGCTTTTGTAGCGCATAAATTGCAGAGAGCTGATGGTCGCAGATGTAATCGTCCATGTTTTTGGACTCCTCCACATACAGCAGGCATTCGCCGCTCTTGGCGATCGTCGGGTTAGATGGCGTGCCGGAAAAGATCTGCAACCATGCGCACACCTCGCCCGGGAACTTACTCAGCCGGCAGGAAACCGGCAGCACATACTGATAAAATGCGTCTTTATAGGTGTCGCCCAGCCGGTCCAGCGCCACAATGTCCGCCACGCCGTCTGCCCGGATATAGCATAAGTACGGGGTCGCTTCCAGCATGTCCACCTCGTCCACCGTCTTCGGCATCAGAAAGGTGATCTTCTGGTTCAGGTTGTCACCCCGGTAGATCTTGCCGTTCACCGTGATGGAAAGCGTCTTGTCGTCATCCAGCTTGATATAGATCATGTGTCTCACCTCCGTTGTTTATAAAGTTATATAGTCAACATCCTCCAGCGTCATCTCGTCATAGTCGGCCAGCACGCTGCTCTGCATGTCGCTCAGTAATCGGTATCGCCGCATGACCTCTGTCACCTGTGCCGCCAGAATAAGTCCCGTGCCCATCTGCTCCATGCGCTTCTCCGCGTTTTCCGCGGCATCGATCCGGATCTCCAGCCCGTTCTCCGTCTGAAACAGCTTCTGTTCGCCAAGACCCTCCAGTGATACCTTAGCGGCAATGCCGCTGTCCATGCCGCCCAGTGAAAATGCCGAGCTTGTCCCCAGCACCTTTGCCGCCGCCGCAATGGCCGTCTTAGCGGATGCCAGCGCACCATAGCACAGGTTGCCCAGCGTGGCCTCTACCACGATGGCGGCTGTCTCCATGCCGCTGTAATTCACTGCCTGCGCGTCGATCACTTCGGCCTTCGGCGCAATGGCGCCCTCGCAGCGCAGTAAGCTGGTCTTTTCGCTGCCTGTCACCTCGCTGCCAATGCCGATGGCAAACCCCGCCCTGGATAGCGACTTCCGCACCTCCGCGTCCAGCAGCGCCGCCGACACAGCGATCCGGTTGATGGCGTAGAATCCCTCGTGGTAGGGAATGTTGGATACCATGAATCGGCCGCCCAGCGCCTGCCTGTCAAAATAGATGCGTGTGTCAACGCCTGATTTCCCGAAATAGATGTTGTTGGAAATTGTCCCGCTTTTGTATATGTCGCACTCTGTCGTATGGCTTTTCAGCAGCACATCATGGCCTGTGCTCCGGCCACCCAAAAGAACATCAAAGGTTTTTGCCATACAACCACCTCGTGTTTACGCCGGGTCCTGCACAGACAGCTTCAGGTATCCTGCCTTGATCGTCATAATCGTGGCCGTCTCCACCACGCGGGCGGTCGACAGCTGGCCATACATCAGCAAATTGCCACTGCCGCGTTCCGCCGCGTCATAGATCACAAAGTGCGTCACCGTGCCCCAGTTTGCCGTGCTCTCATCAAAAGTGATAGCCTGGCTGTTGGTCACCACGCCCGCCGATGGTTCGCTCAGCGCCACCAGTGCCACTCTGGCGTAGCCTGCCGCAGCGTCCGGCTCTGTCACGTTTGTGCCATCAGCCGCCGGCGCCGTGGTGCTCAGTCCGATATAGTAAGTGCCAGGGATCGCCGGTGTCGTCTTCGTCCCGAACAGATTCCCCGCCACGCAGTTCAGAAAATACGCTGTGTTCATCTTTCTTTCCTCCTTCGCGCCCTCGTGTTACGCCTGCAAAAATGCCTTGTCCACATTTTTATGTATCATCAGTATGCCTTGCCGGATGTCCGCGTTATCGTCTGGGTCTTTCACCGTGATCTGGTATACATATTTGCCGAATAGATCAATGGTGTCCTCCGGCTCCAGCAGTATCGTCATGATGTTTTCATACACATTGGCGCTATCCATTTTTATCGTCATCTCTTTCGACACCAGCGGCGCGCCGCTCTTGTCCGCGTAGTATGCAATGGAAAAATTCGCCGTACATCCCGTCAGTCCAAAGGGCTTCGGCTCCGTGCCGTCCCTGTATGCGTGAAAAACCAGCTCTTCCGAAGAGCCTCCCACAAACGCGAGCTCCGGCAAAGTGTAAATCTCATTTACCATGTCACCCTCCAATGTTCACCGGGAATTCACACAGAAATTTCACCGTCGCGTTCCCGGAAATCGTCAGCAGATTATCTCCCCGCACAAGCCGCATGAACTTCATGTTGAAATTCGGGTATAGGTTCAGATCCATGCTGTTGGTGATGATCTGGTTCTGGTTGTCCACATAGATCACCAGCGAGCTGCCGCCCGGCAAACTGCTGAATTGGAACACCCGCCCGTTGTCAGACTGGTTCGTGATCTTGATCGTGTCGCCGCTGTGCATGGCGATCTCCATTTTCGGCCGGTAAAATCCGTGATACCCGCTTCTATTTCGTAAATTCACCTGCTTTTCTCCCGTCGCCGTATAGGTGTAGGTGTCCGGCATCTGGTAGGCGAAGGGCGAGTCGCAGTGTACCGTGCAGGAAAATGCCCATGGCATCATTCCGTCTGTGATCAGCCGCAGCCCCGACACCATGCACCGGTAGCGATATATCTCCATGTCATCCTGCACAATGCTCAGCCATCGATAGGTGCTGTGTCCCGTCAGCCATGCGCTGATCGCGTCGATGTCGTGCCGGTCCAGGCTACTCTGCGCGTCGATGGACGCCATGTTCGCCCCGAACACCAGCGTGAATTCCAGCGCCTGATTCTGGTTGATGCCATATGTCAGCGCGTCATACCGTCCTGCGATCCGGTCTTCCACGATCTCGCCCACCTGAAACTCCACGTCGTCCTGCCCATTGGAGCCAAAGTCGTATACCATCAGCCCGAACTCCGCACAGGAGACGCCGTCAAAAATAAACTCACTGCCCCAAAAGGCCATTCTTTCTCACTCCTTGTCTGCCTTTGCCTCGCTGTCCAGCTCGTCCAGCAGCATCATTAAGTCCTGCTCACATGTGGCAAGCACCACCCGGTTCCGGTATCCCTTCACGGACACCTCACCCAGTGCGTCCACAATGGATCTCAGCTTCATTTTTAAATCTGCGTTTTGCATATGTCCCCCTTGTATTCCGTCGTCGTCACATAGTTGATGCTGGATATCACACTCAGCTTCCTGTAGTCGATCATTGATGTCCCCTTGAACCAGTTGTCATACACCAGCAAAAACTGACCATGTTCATATTCTTCAAATCCTACAATCGTCACGCTGTGGTCTTTATAGTAGCCGCGGCCATCTGTCCATAAATTCAAAATGACTGGCGTTCCGCCTTTGATCAATCGCTTGATCGTGGCGTAGTTCCAGCCAATACCTTTCCCATATGCGCTGCATGGTCTGCCAGGCAGCCTGTGCGCCTTCATGAACACCTGCATGATCCGCTGCACCACCAGCGGGTTGGTACCCCGCTTTTCGCCGTTGTAACCATACCGCCTGGCAATGCGTTCAATTTCGTCGTAGTGTTCCTCGCCCCAGATGCACGCCATGCATGTCAGTGTGCAGTCCAGTCGCTCGCCATAGTCATTCTGCAGCAGTGCCTCCAGCCGTATGATCTTTCTCTCTGTCTGCTTGCCCAGCGCAGGATACTCCCGTGTCAGGCTGCCGTAGTAAAGTCTTCCGCCCATAGTGCCTCCTAGCTTTCGTTGAAATAGGTGATGGCGCGGTTCAGCGCTCCCTTCAGGCTGTTCTCTCCGTTGAAAAGGTGCGCCTTGATGATCGTTACGTTTTTGGTCACCTGAACAGGCGGGTTTGTCGCCCCGGCCTGACTGGCGATCATGTTGCGCACTTCGTTGAATTCCTCCGCCGTAATGGGGTCACCTTTGGCGACCTGCGCGTAGTTGTATGTCCCGCCGTTTGCCTCCACCAGCGCTTTCACATACTCTTTCAGTTTGTTCCACCTTGCGTATGTCAGGTTGCTGATGGGCTGTCCAGCCGTGATCACCAGGTCATCCGTGCTCTCGCTGTCCCAATAAAAAAGCGCCAGCTGCTTTCTGGCGGATAGTGTCACATGCAGATCAATACCCAGCGAATCAAACGATACCGTGTCCGTGGAATACTCCACCGTGCGCGTCGGTATGTCAGATGTAGTGGCTGAATAATAGGCCAGTGTATAAGGCTTTCCGTACCCTTTTTGTACGTTCAGGTTCCTCAGCTCGATCGTCGATGTAATATAGGCCGTCACCGTGTGGTACTCATTGTCCACGATTGCGGCGGCAAGTCCGTTGTCCACATATACGGATGCGCCGCTCAGTCCGGCGCCCAGCCGTATGTCGATCTGATAAGAGATCGGCTCCCATATCGCCCACACATCTTTGATGTATGGACTATCTGATGATGTCCCGCTTGTGGCCATAAACTTGCCGTCAAATACCGTGCTGGAGCTCTGGCTTTCGCTCCAGCCAAGAAACCGGTAGCCCACACGTACCGGCGTTGGCAGTATCGATAGATCAAAGGTGATGCTTGACCCTTCGTTTGACCGCCTCGCCGTCAAATAGGGGTCGTCATAACTGCTGAAAGCGCCGCCGTTGGCATTCGCCCGCACCCGATAGTAATAGGTGGGCAGCCATACGCCGTATAGCTTGATGTATCTGGTGCCATTGCTGGTAACTTCGCTGTCACCCTGCGCAAACGCCGTCCATGATCCACTGAAAGCTGAGTTGGTATACTCAAAGAATTGGAAATTCTTATAGTTGCTGTCAGTGTACTGTAGGTTGCCCAGTGTGGCCTTTGTCCCGGCTCTCACATGCAGCGGCGTCGAGTTGGATTCGCTGGTGATGCGCGAGCTTATCAGTGTTTCGCCGTACTCGTTTTCGTAAGACATGGTGTAATACGAAATACTGGACTCATCTGCCCTGAAGTAGATCGTATTGTAGCTGTATGTCTGCTTTTCCGTGGCATACAGCGTCACCGTTCTTCCGCTGGTCGATCCGGCGTTTACCTTGTGGTCGCTCCATGCCCCGCTGGCGTTGATCACCGTGAAGGTGGAGCTGCCGTCCGTCGCTTTCACAGGGTAGGTATACCGGCTATCGTCGATGTTGACCTGTGTCAGATAGATGTATCCGCCCTGTCCCACGTCATCCTTGTCTACAGAGCTGGATGTATAGGTGCCGCTTCCATCAGCGCCTGTGGTGTTCACGCGGTAGAAGAAGCCGGAGACGCCGGCGCCGCACTGCACCTTCAGCGGGTACGATGAGGAAGAGCCGCCTCCCCATGCTTCAATCGTGCCCGTCCATGCACCTGTCACATTGCTGCTGGGCAGCTGAGATGTGCTATACCGCGTACCTACAGAGTGAGATGTCGCTGTTGTGCCTGTGCAATACAATCGCACACGTCGATCATACTGACTATATGTAGCGCTTGTAGAGCCGTTGTAGGTATACGAAGTGGAAGATGCCGTTTGCGAATAACGACAATACCATCCCGCTGAGCTTCCATCTGTCCCTAAGTCTTCAATAAACAGGTGGTACTTCTGTCCGGTCGTCATCCCGCTTATGGTTACGGTATATGCCGATGCCGATGTATATTGCGCCGTTGATACGGATGCCATCGTTCACACTCCTTTTATCCGAATTTCGGCGTCACGTCTCCTGTGGCGCCCGACAGCACCTGTGCCCATGTGTAGTTTGTGCCGCCAAATGAAATGCCGCTGGAACTGATCGTGGCCACCGTCGTCTCTCCGGAATTCAACTTGATACTGTAGTTCATCGTCAGATAAGAGCTGAAAAGATTCACGAAAGAGCCGTTTGTCGCGTAGATGTCGCTTAAATAGTGGTCCGCGTCCGATATTGCGCCCGACGTTACATAGCCGTAGTTGCCGCCGCCTTTCAGATTACCAGCGTGCAGGTTGTTCACCGATATCGTGTCCGCGTTTATGGTGCCGCTGGTAATGCTGTCCGCGCTCAGCGAGGAAACGGTGATCTGGCTGCAATCCAGCATGCCGCCCTTGATCTGACTGGCGCTGATGTCGCCGATCTCCGCCGAGCTGATCTGCAGTTTCCCGTTTTCAATCAGGCATCCGCCAATGTTACCTGAGGTCGCCGTCACCTCGCCGGAAAAGCTGCCTGTGGCCGCCCGCAGTTCGCCTGAAAAATAGCCATCGTTGGCATTGATCGTGCCTGTAATGGTGGCGCTGTTGGCCGTCAGCGATCCTGTGCCGCCATCCAGCCGGATAAAGTTTCCGCCATGGCTGATGGAGATGCCGTCCACGCCGATGTAGATGCCGTTGTCCTCGCTGTCCAGCGCCGGCTTCCCGTTGTATATCGCTGTGCTGGCAATGCGCCAGCCCCGCTCTCCGTCGCCGATGTAGCCGGAGGTCGCCGTGATCTTTCCGGTCGCCTCGATGTTGTTTGCCAACAGGAATCCGTTCTTATTGGCCCGGATATAATTACTGGCGTCGCCCAGCGAAATGCCGTCCGTGCCGATATAAATGCCCTCGTCCTGGCTGGAGAACGTGGGCTTCCCGTTATAAATGGCATTGCTGATGATCGTCCAGCCCTCCAGCGCGTCGCCAATATAGCCCTCCAGCGCTGTGATCTTTCCGGTGAATTCACCCGCGGACGCATAAATCGTGCCCTTCAGCGTCAGGTTGCCATCGGTGTCCGCGTAGAACAGCTTCTTTGTGTCATCCACCACGCCCTCATTGTCGATCAGCGGATATTTGCCGATCATCATTCCGTGCATGGGGTCCAACAGAATATGGGTGTTGGTGTCTTCATTGGTGATGCTGAAGTTGCTGTTGTGCAGCGTGCAGCCCTCCGCGTCCACTTTGAACACGGCCACGCCGCCGTCCTCTTTCGCGCTCTCTATCACCAGGTTGCTGCCCGCCAGCAGCGTACCCACAATGTTCGGCGCCACGACGCCCCAGCAGTCGCCCAGATTCTCGTCATAAAAATTGCCGATCGCCAGCTCTGCCGTCGACCAGTTGTCGCTTGTCATCAGGATGCTGTTGTTGTTCAGCCACACCTGCTTGGGGTCATATTCTGTCCGCAGGTCGTTTGCCCATTTTCGCAGCCGTATGCCGGAGTCGCCCCAGGAAATGGCCTGCTCCTTGCTGGACATGATTGCGTTTTTAGAAACGTCCAGCGCCGCCGACATGAAGTCTTTCACCTTGGTGGAAGCCCCGCTGTCCATAAATGCGGAGTAGGTGTATTTGCTCAACTCCACATTCTTGCCCATGGACACGCTCTGTTCCAGCAGGTCCGCCAGCAGGAAGGAGCTGTCTCCGGAGATATAAGTGTCGCTGAATTCCAACGTCAGCTCCGTCAGGTCGTCATAGCTGAACTTCACCCCCACGCAAATGGGGGACAGCGTCTCATCTTCGCCGATGCCTACATAGATCTTTTGCCCGTGCTTCAGCTGGTTTTTAAACTTCACAAAGTCATCCAGGCATAAAAAATTCGCGCCGGTTATGCTGAATGTATAGGAAGGCTGTGAGATCTTTTCCAAAATCTCTCTGCCATACTCAAACAGATCCCATGCCACGGCACGTTTTTCGTATTCACTTGTGTTCATCGTGAAGTAGAGGTAGCCCTCCGCAATGGTGATGTTCAGTTCAGTCCCCGTTTTCAGGCCGCCAACTTCTTCGTCCGTTGCCATGTCGCTGCTTACAGCAGACACCGTGCCCGTCAGTGAAATGCACCCCTTCGGGAACGTCCGCTCTCCGGCTGTGCCGGCGCCCAGATAGGCCGTCATCACGAAACTGTCGTTTGGTGATTTTTCAAAGGCCGCGCTGATGATCTCCGCGTCAATGAAGTCCGCTGTGATCCTGCCGCCCTTGATGTCATAGATATCTTTGTCCCGTGTGTTGGTCACAAAGGTGATGCTGGCGCCGCTGACGGCGATGTTCTTTCCGGATATCGCGTTGCCTGTGTCGTCATCCTGATAAGAGTCCGTCGTCTGCGCCACAAAGCTGCTTTCCGATACCGCGTCATCTTTCAGGTACCGGTCGATCTGTAAGTATTCCTCCGCCGTGAAATAAGACTTGAAGTTGGTCGCCTTGTTGATCACGACCAGTTCGCTGTAGATCTCTGCCGCCTGCGCCTCGATCTCCTTGATTTCAGCCGCCTTGGCGTTGATCTCCTCCTGCTTAGCCGCCAATCTGGCGTTCACATCGTCCAGATCACTCTGCGGCTTCAGATCCCGCGCAATGCCCTGAATGATCACAGCCTGCTCATTTTCCAGTACAGTCCGTTCACTTTCCAGCTCCACCAGCGCCGCCTGCTCCGTAGTCTTCCGCATGATCTGCAGCGCATATTCCACCGATAAATTGTAGTAAGGCAGCTGGTAGTTCTCGTAGCTTTCCTTCCATGCATAATACTTGTCGATCAGCGCCTGTGTGAAGTTGTCGGTGTTCATAAAGTAGTCCAGGTTTATGATCTGGTTGCTGCCGCTGGGGTTCACATCGCGGATGTTCACGCCCTCTGCGCCATTCACATCCAGCCGCGTCACAATGTTCTCCGTGTTTTCTTCAACGGAGATCTCTTTTGCCAGGTTTGTATTGGAGATATAAACCGGGTTGGTCGCCACTGTGGAAGATGCGTCCTTTACATTGATGCGTCTATTGTAGGTATCAAAATCAAAAATGCAGTTATAGGAATTCTGCACCGTGCCCTTAATGAAGTTGTAGAGATTCTCGTCCGACACCTCAAAGGTGCGGTATTTGCCCACCAGTGCGCTGTCAATGCTGCCCACATGCCATGATGGCATCATCTCCAGAATGATACCCAGCAGCGTGCTGTCTGGTGTCACAGGGTTCCAGAAATTATAAGTTGCGCTGGAAAGTGAGAGCTTCTTGAATGTGAATTCATATTCCAGCGAATAGCCCTTGCAAACCTTGATCTTCTTGATGCCGTCGCCGGTCTCCTTCGGATTCACCAGAATAAACTGGCCGACATCCTGCAGGTCTACCACCCGCATTCCGATCACCGCGTCATAATGCGGCGTTGGCTTGCCGTCCACCCATGCCGGCAGCTCAAATTCGATCACGGAGGCTTCGTCATATTTGATGTCCGCCGAAATATGCATAGCATAACCCAAAACGCCGATTGGCGTCCCGGTCGTGTTTTTCAGAATAAGAGTCGGCGGCTCCCGCAGATCCAGTTTAGAGAAATCTACCACCATACCGCGCGAAACCTCCTTTCATAAAGTGATAGGGGAGACATGGCGTCCCATGTCTCCCCGTCAAACGGTCATTATGGTTTCAGCCGTGAGCCGCGCGTGCTGCTGATGCCGCGCCGCTCAAACGCGCTGTAAAGTTTGTCAATGGCAACTCCCGCGATCTTTTCGCCGTAGTCCTTTGCGTCGCTGTCTGCCATACTTCCGTTGTGTGTGATGTTTACCTCAATGCGCGGCTCAAATACAAAGCTCTGCGCTCCACCGGATACGATGTCCTGTGTCGCGCTCTGCATCATTGTGCTGATCGGCAGGGAAGGGGAGGCCGGCGCCTGCATCGTGCCGATCGCCACGCCCAGCCGCTTCGAGAGTTCCGCCTGGAAGTCGATGATCCGGTATAGGCTCTCCTGCTTGGCGTCGTTCAGCACCATTTCGCCCTTCTGCAGAATTGCCAGCGCCTCATCCTTGCCAATGTTCGCCTCGTTCACAACGCCGCCGTCGTGATACTTCGGCACATTGCTCACCACTGTACCAACGCCGTCCACGCCACGCACCGATGCGCTGTATTCCCGCACGGCCTCTGCCGCCCGCATCCATGCACCTGCGATCTCCGCGTCGATCGAATCGCCAATGGACACGCTCTGTCCCAGCAGCGTCTGATAAAACGCCGTCCACAGTTCTTCAGAAGCGTTCACCGTGCTGCGGATCACTTCCAGTTCTGCATCCTTGTCCGCTTCGTAGTCGCTGGCCATCTTGTCCAGTGCGTCCGTCTGCTCATCCACGGAGTGGTCGCGCTGCGTGTTGGCAAGCTCCTTCTGCTTTTCCTCCAGCTGCTGTATCAGCCCCAGCCGTTCCGCCTGTGCGCTCCGGCTGTTGTCCAGCGCCAGCTGGTCGATCCGGGTCTGCAAATCGGCGATCTCCTTGACCTTTTCTGCAATGTCTGCCTCATAGTCAAACTCGTCCTTGGCCGACTCGATCATTTCCTTCCGCTTGTCAATGATCTTCTGGTAAGCATCTGTCTGCTTTTTATATACCTCTTCGATATAATCAACGATGTCATTTTTCGTGTCCTGGATCTTATAACCCAGGTCTTCGATCGTACTGGCCGCTTCACGGTTGTCGTCGTTCAGCGCCTCTGTAACGTCGATCAGTTCCTCGGTCTCTTTACGCAGCGCATTTGTAGCCTCCTGCAGCGTATCGTACTCTCCGGCCGAGGAAGCCGTGATCTCGTTCAGATGCTCCAGATTCCGGATGTACAGCTCGTTTGTGTCGCTGTTATAGGAGATTTCAAACCCGAGAGAGCGCAGCGCGCCCACATTGGCATCAATGGTATTTTTCTTCGCGGCCGCCAGCGCCTTCTCCGCGTCGATCTCTTCATGGTAGATGTTGATCAGCTTGCTGGAGAGGTTGATCTTTTCTGCAACGTCATCAGAGTGTTCAATCTGCTTCTCCAGTGATTTGCGTCTGTCCTGTACCTCCTGCAGCTTCTTCAGCGCATTATAATACTCATCGATCGCCGCGATGTACTCTTCCACACTTTTAACGGTTTCTTTTACATCGTCCTTCTCAGAGTCGATTTTGTCAGAATCCTTTTTGGTGGAACCAGAAGACGCACTCTTTGCGGCACCCGCATTTCGTACCGAAGCGAAGTTCTTAAACGGCGTATTTTTCAGCGCCTGCAGCGTTGCGATTTGCCCGTCGATCTGCGAGATCGCCTCGTCATATTTTGAGATATCCAATTCCAGGTCGGCAATAAAGTCGTCTACGTTGAAATCCTTGTACTCATAAGTGTACTTTGAACCCTGGAATGTTCCGTTGTAAGTCGTCAGATTGGAACTGCTATTCAACTTGCCAGAGCCGCCGCCAAAAAGCAATCCGGCAGCACCCATAACGGCGCCCATCGCAATGCCCTGAACAGCAAGTGCGGATTGATGCGCCTGCTTGGCAATGTCTGAAATGGATATTGCGGCATCCCTGGAGTTGTCATAAATAGACCGCGCCATGTTATATGCTGCCTTGGCCGCATTCTCATCCATGTTTTTGAAGCATCCTGCTGCAACGCGGTCGAACTCTTTCTCGTCGTCTGCCATTGCAGCTGCCGCGAGTGAAAATGCGTCAGATTCACTTACGCCCATGCCGATAAGAGCCTCGGTCATAAGATTGCCGCATTCAACGCGGTGACGCATCAGCTCTGTGGATATTTTGCCCTCGCCCTCGCCGACGTTTTTTGCCAGCGCCAGCTGTGCCTCGGCGTAAGCCTTTTGGGCTGTCAGAACTTCTTTTCGCCCTTCGAGTTCTGCGATCTGCGCATCAATTTGAGCATCAAGTTCCGCCTTCTTGCCATCAATAAATGAATTGACGACATCTTCATTCAGTACGATCTGTCCGTCGGCCGTCGCATATGCTCCGTTCAGGATCTCCGGATAAACCGCAGCAAATTCAAGAGCCTTCTCCAGCGACAGGGTAAATCCGTTTGCGACCTCGTTCTGCAGATTTGCCAGATTGGAAAAAGAGGATGACACTGCGTCGATCGTGTCCTTAACATAGGCGAACCCGCTCAACGCCTCAGTATAGGCATCCAGATTATTGGTGATCCCGTTGTACAAAACATTGTACACAGCCAACTTATTCTGGTTTTCTTCAATTTTCTGCGTGTTTTCCTCAATGGCGGCGCTGTTTGCCTCGATCTCTGCGGTGGTATCATCCGTTTTCGGCTGTCCCAGCAGAAGATCGTTTCGCTTGGCAAGCTCTACGTTTTCCTTTTGCAGAGCGTCGATCTCGTCTTCGATCGCAACCATCTCTGCCTGCGCCTTGGCATCAATATTCTTTTCCCAAGCCTCAGTATTCAGCTTGATCACGCCGTTCTCTTCGTAGATATAGTCCAGATAATCGGCGTTGGCTTCAGCCAACGCAGTCACCGTTTCGATGGATAACCCGTCGCCAGTGGCCATTTCTTTCTTGGCTGTCGCCAGTAGGCTGTAAGCGGAGTTCAGCGCGCTGATCGTTTGCGTTAGATTGACCGTGCTGGCCGCTGAACGTGCCGCACTGTCGTCCACCGTCCCCTGTACATATTTAAGGTTGACCAGCACAGCGCAGAGATCTTCCACCGTCATTCCGTAGCTTTCGGCAGCAGTCTTCAGCCTATCATAGCCTTTTACCTGATCTTCGGTCGCTTTGCTCTGGTCAATATCCATATTCAGAATACTGTGGACATCAACCGTACCATCTTCGCCCTCAAATGCTTTCAGCGCGTTTTTGATCTGCTTGCCCAGCGCGTCTTTGTCATCCGCCAGTCTTGTCTTGATCTCGATCTCAAACTCATAGTTTTTTGTCGAATTATGCCACTTGTCAAAGAAGTTTTTGACATACAGATTAACAGCATCGTCGTCCCATCCGGCAGCGAGGAATTCCTTCTCCGCTTCTTTCATCTGGGCAAGCCCGGCTGCGGCAGCCTTATCATCGCCATTTAAAACAGCATCGTTATATTTCTTTTGCGCCGCAAGAATTTTACTCCAAAGTGCTGCATAGGCTTTGTCGGTGTTAAGCACGCCTTCTGCATATGTATTAAATGTCGCTTCATTGTCATTGATTGTTGTCCCAATTTCGCTAATTGTTTGAGATAACCGACCAAGCGCATTATCTATCACGGTGCTGCCACTGCCGAAAAACTCATTGCCGGTATCATGCAGAATATCCCATAGCTGACTATAGATACGTTGCGCATCATAGATGCTTTCAATATCGAGATTGGATGTAAAATCGCCTGTAATGCCGCTGACAGGTATCTCGATACCAATATTTGCGGCCCGGAGTTTTTTTTCTAACGCATCGTAAAAATCTTTGGGCGTAATATCAAGGTCGTACTTTTTTATGCCCCCCCAAAGATCTGCGGTCGATGGAACGTTAATAGTAAAGCCGTTACCAGATGCCCCCCAAAAGTTGGTCTTTGTAAAATCAAAATCTGTAAATAGCTCTTTTACGTCATTTACAGCCTTTGTATTTTCCTTATACCACGCGTCGAATTTAGCCGTCTTCAGATTATTCAATGCCTCGATCTGGTCTTTGATGCTTCCCGTAACCAGATCAATGCTCTCTGCCTCTTTGCCATATTTGCTAACCAGCTCATCCTGGATCGACAGCAGCTCTTTCCGTTTCTCGTATGCTTCTGACTCTGACAGATTGCTCTCATTCAGCGCAGTACGGAGGTTGGTAATTCTCTCCTTATAATCCTCCAGCGACTGGCTGGTTTCCTGATAAGCAGCAGCGGCTTCTTTGGCAGCGGCTCGCTGTTCTTCTAATTTTTGTTTATGCTCTTTGTAGGCATTGATCGCTAGACTGGTCACAGTGGCTACAATTGCAAGCGCGCCAAATGCCGCCTCAGCGGCGTATGCGCTACTGGCTACGCCTTGAATCCCAGCTTTCACGCCAGCAAAACTCGAACGCAAAGTCCCATTAGCTCTTGCCAGCACTGTTCCAGAATTACCTAATTGATTATAAGACGATGCCAGCCCCTTACCTACGTTATATGCTTGCTGAAATGCGGAACCAATTCCCTTGATGGTCGCTCCGACGTTTTTGATACTATCCTTTATGCTTTTGAGCTTAGAGACAATTGATTCAGCCTTAATAACCCCAATTGTGCCGATAACTGTTGATAGTATAGTCTCCAACCCGCCCAATGCATCAATCAGCTTCGCCACAACATTCAGAATATTCAGCAGCCCTGTGCCGATATCTACAGTCTGCTTTACGAAATCCGATCCGATCAGCGTCGCCGCCAGTTCCTCAAACGTTGCCTTAAACGTGGCGATCTTACCATTGATGCTGTCCAGATACTTTTCGTTTTCTGCCAGCGCAGAACCGGCAGAATCCGCGGCAGACTTCATCGCCTCTTCGGCGATATTGAAGTTCTCCAGCAGGGAAGACACCACGTTAGCGTTTCGCTTACCGGCGATCTGCTCCAGAATGTTGGCCCGTGAAATATCTGTCAGGTCATCCCAAACGGCGGCCAGCGCTTTCATGATCTGATAGGTGCTCTTGAAAGTGCTGTCATCGATTTGAATATCCACCCTGTTGTTGGTCAGCGCCAGGATCTCGCTTCGCAGTTCAGACACGCTGTTTGCCATGCCATCCGTGCTTTCTCCGGCGGCTTCGGCCTCAGTCTTTGCCGCCCGCAGATACATGGACAGTGTTTTCATCGTGGTGCCCACGACGTCAGCATCTTGTACCACGCTGTTTGCCGCTGTCACCAGAGCGATACTCTCATCCAGCGTGTTATTACCTGCCGCCAAAGCGGAAGCAGAACGCCGCAGCGCTTCACCAACACCCTCGGACGAAATAGCAAAGTTGTTGCCGACCTCGTTGAACTTGTCCACAATGGACATGGAGTCCTCAGCCGCCACGCCAAACGCCTTCATGGTGGAAATAATGCTTTCTGATGCCTGGCTGATATCTTCAATGCCGTCGCCGACGTTCTTATATACCAGCGCTGCGTCTGCCAGCTGCGCCGACTCGTCTAATGTATAGCCAAGCCGGGCGAAATCGGCAGAAGCATTGACAGTGTCAGCAATTGTGGCACCGAGCTTCTTGGCACGCACAGCGGCATCGTCAAGGAATTTCGTGTATGTGGCGCTGGTCTCATCCGTGACCTTTTTCAGCTCTGTCATGGCTGTATCGATATCGATCACCGCTGTAACCATCTTTTTCATCGAGTTGTACAGCAGCATAATGACCTGAGATACAGTCAGCCAGGATGAGAATTTATCAGCAAGATTTTTAACCCGCTCACCAAGTGTCTTTGTGTTTTCTCCAGCGTCTTTAATGCCGCCAGAAATTTCTTTAAACACCGTTTTTGATTTTGCCAACTCAGCATCGAATTTTTCTTGAGAAACTGTTCCGGAATTAAGCCCCTCCCGGTAGTTTTGCAGCTCCTGACGCAGCTGCTGCATCCGCCTATATTGCTCACTTGAGCGTCCTGTGCTTGCCGCAGACCAGTTTTTCTCCGCCGCTTCCATCTGATTTAATAGAGTTTGTGATGCGCTCAAAGCGGCCTGCTTTTTCTTCTCGGCGGTGATATCGGCACTTTCCGACTTTACCTGGCGAGCCTTCGCCTCTTCTGCTGCCGCAGCCTTGCGCGCTGCCGCAGCCTTTCTGGCTGCCTCTGCATTTTCGCGTATGGTGCGGCTCTCTTCAACGTTCGCCTTAATGCGGGCGGCGGTCTCGGCAGCCTCGTCCTGGCGCGCCTGTCTCTGCTGCTTCAGAAGGGTAATGTCGTTTAGAATTGCCTGCCCCTCTTGCTCAAGCGCGGCGCGGCGTTCTGATGCGCCTGTCACACCAACATTGCGCGCGGTCTCCATGTCGACCTGATATTGCCGATATCGTGTGCTGAGTTCTGCAATTTTAGCCGACTCGCTCTCTGTCGTGTTGCCAGAAAGTCCCTTCATCCCAGACCCGATCTGCTTGCTCTGCTGGGCAAGAGTTTCCATCTGCACCTTGAATGCCGCGGCGCTTCTCGCAGCTTCTTCCGTTTGCTGCTTCAGCTCCTTGACCTCGCCGGTCGCCTTGCCGATCTGCTTGCTGTCAATGGTAATGCTCACACCCTTGTCCAGCGTCAGTGTGTTGATCACAGCGCCCAGCTGTTTCTTAAAGTCCTTGATGGCGTTCGCGCCGATCTTGATCTCAGATACGCTTACAGAGAATTTGCCATTCTTAGTAGCATCCGACATTCCTTTCCTGATCTGAGATCTGAAATTGGTGGTCTTTAGATTAACGTCCACCTTGATCTTCGACATGATCTCATTCAGTTGGGTGCGTATAAGTTGCTCGCTGTCGCCGTCCGGTGCGCCGGTGGCAACACCAATTAGTAATTTGATATCGGCATCTCTCGCCGCCATGTTCTCACCGTCCTTATAAAGAAAAGGCTTGGCGTAAAGCCAAGCCTTTCATGTTGCTATTCATATACCTCTGCCGCAACCGCCGTAATGTCAAAGTCTGCGGCATAGTTGCCGTTGAAATCTGCGATCGTCTGCTGAATAAATCGCAGCGCCTCCCGGTCTTTCTTACTGCGCACCCAAGCAAAATCCTCGCTTCCGGACATCGCCCGTCCAAACGCCTCTCCGGATGGAGCATGACCATCCCACCAACCATATACATAGTCGGATGCGTGGTAGCCGTTGTTGAACAGCGCTACGATATTGTCGATCCCGTCATATTCTGTAACGTCATTCTCCAGCGAATCCCGGTGCAGGTCTCCGCCGAAATAGATCGGCAGCTCAAAACCTTCGCTTGTTTCAATAATCTTTCCGGCGTGCATGTCCTGAATGTGCGCCATAACAGACGCCGGTAGATTGCAGGAAAGGGCATTCCGGTTCAGCAGCTCCATGAATTTTGCCGCCGCCCGTTCAGCCCGATCCTCGCCCATCACGGAAGAACCTGCCGCCGTTGTCTTCACGCCATTTTTGCGGTATTCCTGCAGCTTGTCCTCCATCCGCTTTTTTCCGACGGGGGACTTGCACCATGCGTCAAGCTTGTTGGCCAGACTCATGATCAGCTTCTTTCTTCATCTGCTCGGCATATGCCTTCACCAGCCGTTCCTCGCTGAACTGGCCGTTCGCCATAGCCGAGGCGATCTTCGCCATGTCGTCAGAGTCGATCCCGCCGAACAGATCCGCGATCTTGTCCTGCAGCGCCTCAAAGGCGGACACCGCTTCCGTCATCCGCTTCTCCAGACCGGCGGCATTCGTGTCGCACAGATAATTGAGCTTATCATAGATGGCAGCGTCCAGCATGTTCAGCTGCCGCTCGTCCACATACTGTGTCACAAAGTCATAGGCGTCCGTGCCGTACACCAGCTCGAACTTGTGCTCCACATTTTCCGGCAGCGAGAAGTTGGCATACCGGGTCAGCACATTGCACCGGAACAGGAATTCCTTCAGCTCCGGGTGGAAAGAGCCATCCTCCATAAAGCAGCACTCTGCCACGTTGTCCGCAAATGCGATCATGTCCATCAATCCGATCATGCGCTTGATCGTCACGTCCGTCTCGCACCACTGCGTTACGACGATGTTGTTTTCCTCCTGTGCCTTCAGCACTTTATCCATAAAAGAGATAGAGATCTTCTTGTTCGTGTTTTTAGCCATTGTCGGCAGCCTCCTTTTGCTTCTTCTGGCGCTTTGCGTCTTTTCGCAGCGCGTTCACGGTTTCGTATTCCAGCCACCCGCCCCATTTCTGGGCGTAGGTGATCCATTTGTAGTCGATATCGGGGTACTTGTACCAGAACAGCTTGCGCTTGATCTTCGCCACGCTGTCCGGGCACCCCTTTGTGTCGATCACTTCTGTATGTCCGTCGCGGTATTCGATGTAAAAATCCGCCACATAGTTGATCGGCTGTACGGACTTGCCGTTGTGTATGTACTTTGGTTGCAGTTCATATTTCTTCTGTAACTCATAATGGGTCACGTCGCCGCTCTCCACACCGGGGCAAAGTACGTCGCGGTAATACCGCATTTCCAACTGACTGTCAAATGTGATGCCGTCGCATGTCCGCCTTTCCTTATCCTTGTCCACATTAAATTTCGTCCGTGCCATAATCATCCCTTTATAGAAAGAGGGGAGGGTAGATATCCTACCCTCCCTTGTCTTATTCGTTTTCCACCGGATCGGATGTCTCCACCGGGGCGGCGTCAGGTCCCTTGTGTCTCTTGCGCTTCGCTTTCTCCACGGCAGGCAGTTCCCCGCGGGATTCCATGATCTGCCGCAGATACTCTGCGCCGCACTCCGGAGAGCACGCTACCTCTTGCCAGCGGAACACACCGGCGATCCGGTTCAGGTTGCGGCAGGCTTCATACTCTTTGCCGCATACCCGACACTTCTTCCATGCAAAAGCCATACCTTATCGCCAACTTTCTCAGGCAACGTCTTCGGCGTTTGCACCGAAGATGGTGTAAGTCCACAGAGAAGCGCTGGTGCCGCAAGCGCCGGCCAGAGCCTCGGCCTCAAAGGCGTGAACCGTCTGGTTGTCGCCCATCTCAAAGCTGAACTCGCCGTTGAAGTCAGCCTTGGGGATGTAGAACTGGGTGCGATACACGTTGGCGCACTTGTCCTCAGCCAGCGCGTCGATGTACAGCGTGCACTTGCCGGAATAGTGGTCGCTCTCGTTCTCCAGCACGTCAGCCTGGATCTGCCGCATATAGAACACAACGATCTCGGTACCGTCGGCAATGGCATTCTCGTTAAAGGCCAGCGCCTTGGTGTTGGGAGTATAGGTAAAGGTACCCTCAGCAACAGCAGCGCCCTGGGTCAGCTTCTCGCCCAGTGTGCCGTTGGCGTTCTTCACATACACGGCCTCGATCTCGTTGCCGGTGGTGCCCACGGCGGTATAGCTGGTGGCGGCAGCGTTGCTGTTCACGACCAGATAGTCAGTCCACTTCACAGTGGTCTTCTTGTTGTCAAAGGTGCCGCCGGTCTGCAGCTCCAGCAGGCCGCCGGAAACCAGACCGTTGGTGCCGCTGATGGTAACGGCCTTGTTCTTCTTTAGGGAGTTCAGCTTGCGGCCCTGCTTACCGGTGATATCGGTCTTCTCCTGGGTCTGGGCGATGGTAGCATTCTGCAGCTCGTCCAGCGTAAACAGATAGGCGCCAGTGGTGATATCAAAAGCAGTGATGGTCTCCAGGCTGGTAATTGCCAGATCTCCAATATTCAGCATTAGAAATTCCTCCTTATTTGTGAATCATCCAATTCAAATCTTCTTGGCTCAGATCTTTTGCGTTCACCGTGCCGGCGTATATGCCGTGCATCCGGTTGTCATAATCGATCTTTTTGATAACCTGCCGCACACTCTCGTTGAATTGGTAGATCGAGAGCGGCAGCACCCCTTCAAATCCGTAGTGAAACTGTTCTGTATTGACAAGCGCCACGATCAACTCCTCCAGCTGCGAGGTTGGTTCCTTTCCGCGCCTTCTTTTAAGCTTCTTTCTCGCGCGCTCTATCATGTATTGCCGCGCTTCCTCGTTGCCCGGCTTGCGCCGGTTCTTTTCCAGATGGTGTATCTTCCGCAGCGTCTCTGCAATCTTTCCGTAAATCACCCGGTCGATCACCACCTGGCCGTCAGCGTCAACCAGCGCTAGTGTCCCGTTCTGCTGGTTCACGGCAGTTTGCAGCTGCGCAAAATCCAAATCTCCCAACACCAGCGAGACATCCTTGTGCTTCAGCGACTCCGATAGCAACAGAAACAGGTCGTATTCATCCACCGCGGAGAAGTCGACTCCGATGTCGTCAAGCGCCACCATCATGTCTTGGTCTGCCGGCATCGCCGTCAACATACATACCACATCGTAATACTCAGCCCCATGCTCCAGTATCTCGCCCACAGTGGGGATCTGTATGCGGATCGTCTCATTGATCGGGATCTCCCGTTTGTATAAGATGTTCCGCATGGCCTCAGCCTGTCTTTCTGTTGGATGGCACCGGTTTTCCGGAAGGGGACAGCCGGTTGAAGTCCTCTGCCAAAAATGTCATCATCTTGCCCTGATAGTCTGTCACCGGGGCAAAACGCCTCACCGCGTGCAGATCCAGCTCGCCCAGTCCGTAGTACCGGCTCCCGTTAATGGCCTTTGCGATCTCAGAGCAGATCCTGTCCACCCGTATGCCGCCCTCCGGCAGCCGCATTTTGCTCTTGTGGGTAAACACCCACACATACATCACCGGGATCAGCTTGGTCTTGTTGATAGACTTTTGAACGTCCACATCGCAGCAGATAAAGGTCTGTGCCTTCTGTATCGTTTCCGGCACATATTCATATGGAAAGATCTGTGAATACACCAGCCCGGCCGGGTCGGCAGAGCCGTCTCCGTCTTCCACCAGCAGCTTCACGATCTCTTCGTTGGTCACGATGTCTTCCACAAACCGGTTTTTATAGTCAAAAAATTCTTCTAGCTGCATCAGATCCACACCTTCTTTCCCGTGTCTTCGCCCGGTGTATCCGGCGTGTCGCCGCCGGCATTCTCCCGTGGAAAGTGGTCATAGTAGTTGGCAATGCGCAGCTCCAGATTGTCGGAGTCTTCTGTGTTGCACTCCGTCAGCACATAGGAGATAATGCCTTTGCCGTTGTAGCTGCCGCCCAATTTAAAGGGCTTCGTCAGCCGGTATGCCAGCGGAATGGGAGATTCGCTGTCGTCGATAATAAAGCGGTTTTTGCGGGTAAATCGCGCGGTCTTTTCATCGCGTGCAATGATCATTGTGGCGCGGGCGTCGCCTCTGGTGACAATATAGTCGTTGTCGCCATATTCGCCCGTAAGGTCCGTTGTGTTCAAAGCAATTATGCGTATTTCCAGGCATATCCGCCTGCTGTTTTTCGTTTACCTCCGCAGCACGAAGAAATATGAGAGTGAGAAATCCCCATGGTAATCTCAGCTTGTTTCATTGAGTCGAAGCCGCGAACAATAGAGCCGTCAGAAGAGAGCATAAAAATAGCACGGCTATTTGCCGCGCCGATTTTTGCCTTATGTTCCTCTGTGAATTTTCGCCCTCTTAATCCAGCAGATCTCCTTGCCAATGTTTCAGGGGACAAGTTCTCTTTTCGTCTTGCCCATGACAGCTTCGCTCGCGTTTCTGCTGATGGGTGGTGCCCTGTTGCGCCATCGCCGCCTGTTGTCATGTTGTATCCATGCAACGGATTACATGTATCCCACTCTGCAATGAGCTCACATTCTTTTGCCTTTGCTTCTTGCTCAGTAAGGTTATCGAATAATATAGTGTGGTCAAAGTTATCCCATCCATATTTCTGTATCGCGCCACGGAAATGTGTATTCTCGCCATAGCCGCGACCGCTATTCCACCTGTGTTCCGGCTTTGCTTTTGAAGTTATACCGACATAACGTTTCCCGTTGACCTTGTTGATATGAACGTAAACCTTCCAAATCACGCCGTTTTCCACACCCTCACCTCCTCTCACATATTAAAATAATACGCATAATATGGGTCGCTACACCCGCTTCGGTACATATGTACTCCTTTGCGTTTCTGCAAAGCGCAGACTATATCTTCACCATGCCACATAAATGTGGTTTAGGGTTCCCCATTTCGAGGCGCTTGCCCCTACTCCCGTCACCGGGATAGTCGTTGAACCTTCCTCTGTTCGAGGCTTGGCTGCTGATTGCCCAATCCATACCATTTTTAAACTTTCACACTTGCCCATGTTTCATGGCTATGTTGTAGTTGGTAAAGCTCTAAGGGGTTTCCAGCAATTAAAGGAATCGTTTTTACGCACCGTTTCCAGTGCGCCAAACTATGCAACGCCGTAGCGTATTCTAATTTAGTTCCGTCCTCTACAATGCACCATCGCTCCATGATCTCGCCGCTGTCATCCACCCATTTCAGCAGGTGGTTGCATTGCCGCATTGTGCCGCGAGCATATACCTCGGTGTCCACATCCTTGCCTGTGATCAGCCAGTAATTGTCCATCCAGTACACAAGTCCGCCGTGAGGGAAATCCTCATTCGGCATAGCGCATATGGTCTTGGTGTCCAGGTTATCAGAACTGATCACAGCCATGTTCTGCTCTTTTCCGTTCACCAGCAGCGTCTTGTATGACAGGCTCCGCGGCAGCTTGCGCCGGATATACTCCTGTTCTTTTCTCAGGATCATGTCTCTCTGGTCGGTGCCGCCTGTGCGGGCATGATAAGTTTCCCATACGCCCATTTTCACACCTCCACATACTTGCTCTTTAACTTATTGCAAATAGAAATGGCGCGAAACACTTCACGTTTTACCACGACGACTTCGCACTCCGGTGTGTCGATCAGATACTGCAAAATCGAAAGCAGTGTCAGGAACAATGCGTCATTGTGGATCGCTTCAATAAGCTCCTTGCATCCCAGCAATTCGGCCTGAAGACTTTGCATATAGGTGTCAAGCGACTTCTCTCCGCTTTCCTTGATAGGGAGTATCTTGAAGAAATTGTTGATCATCGCAGAGAGATAGTTGCTCAAGATCGCGGCGTCCATCGGCACGCCCACCCTGGTCTGGATCATCATAAATGCAGATCCGTCAGATCCCCGTGCACATATGAATACTCCCGCTTCATATTTGTGAAATTGTGCTGCGCGTCCTTGCACGCATTGCCGATGCTCTTGAGCAGCTCGGCCGGGGAATAGCCGGAATAATCCTTCGTGTTCAAAAAGGACTCCAGCCCGTCTTGCTTATAAACGTAAGGTTTCATCCACTGAACGAGCATCCCCTCGGACACAATATCCGCGATCTCGTCCAGATCCTCATATGGGATATTCACGTCAAACGCTCTGATCACATCGTCCGCCGTGGTAGACAGGTCGTACTTGCAGATAGACCGGAATGACGCGATCGCCCGCTTCATATATCCGTCCACCAGTTCGTCCCGCTCCGGCTGCCACATCTTGCCGAAGTCGTAATCTGTGATCTTTGACAGGAATGCTCCCACAAACACATCGTATGGAACGCTCATATCCTGCCTCCGTTAATCCCGCTCGACCAGTGATGTGCCAAGGCATTTCTCCAGCGCCGTGATCTTTTTGTTGGAGTCGATGCTGCCGTCTCGGATCTTCTGCCGTGCCCGATAGGCAACAGACCGCTTCTGCCCTTCAGAGAGTCCGGACACGATATCTGCCAGCTCCTCTGCCGGGTGGTCAAAAATGCCGTCAAAATCCTCAACGGATACCGCGAATCTGTAATACTGCGCCATGCCGATATAATCCACGATCCAGGGTTCATCAAACATGAACCAGTTGTTCACGAAAAACGCCTTGTTGGAGTTGCGGGCGTTGCGCAGCTCACCGATCTCCATGTCCTGATCGTCGCCGAAAGACTCCCACACAAAACGCTCGCCCGTCTTGCGGCTCACATACACCAGCGTACCCTGGAACCCGTTCCGCACCGTCACGATCATATGGGGATCAATATCCTTGGGGACAACAGGCTTCGTCTCTGCCTCAGCGGTCATAATGAGCTCTGTTTTAGGAGCAGCAGTCGCCTTGGCCTTCGCCGCCTGCGTTGTCTTGGGGCTCTTGCTGCCTGTGTTTTTGCTTGCCATAATCATAATTCCTTTCATACAGTAAGGCGGGGTGCGTCTGCACCCCGCCATTTATGTGTTGCTGCGCCTGATCAGGCGATCTCGTAGCGGCCGATACCGGCGTTGCCACCAGCCAGGATAATGCCCATGCCGTACTTCTCGCCATACAGGTACTCCTGGGTCAGGTCGCCCTTGTCCATGGGGTTGCCCATCAGGATAATGGGGCTGCCCTCGTACACGCACTTGATAGGCTTGTCCTCGCCAGCCACGATGGTCAGAACATCATCGGGCAGGGTGAACTCAGTGCTGCCGATCTTGTGGCGCTGAGGCGTCACGACCACGGGAGAGCCATAGAACTTGCCATAGTAGCCCAGGTTGTACAGGTCGCTCTTGCTGTCGCTGCCCTGAACGGAGGGGGCCAGGTTGCGAACGGCCTTCTTGGTGCCGAAGATGGTAGCGGTCTTGCCGTTAGCAGCGGCTTCCACATGAGAGATGACCTCCAGCAGAGCATCCTCATCATAGGTACCGGCAGCGGGGAAGTACACCGCGCCGCCGAAATCGGTGGCAGAAGCGCCGTTCCACAGCAGCTGGATCTCGTTCAGCAGGTTGTTGCGGAAAGACTCAGACACCTTGTTGATCATGTCGTTGAAGTCAACGCGGCCAGCCAGAACACGATTCAGCTCCTCATAGATCTTCACGACCTTCAGAGAAGTGGGAATGGAGGTCTGGCTCACGCCGCTCAGGCGCTGGCGGCGGATACCCTGGGTACCATCAGCGGCCTCAGCAACGACAAACAGGTTGCTGTCTTCCACCTCGAACAGGTTCTTGTCACCCTCGGCCACATTGCGGAAATCCACCAGAGCATTGAAGAACTCATCACCCTGCAGACCCTCCACAACAGTGCGGCTCAGGATCGTCTCGATCAGAGAGAACAGACCGGGGCACTGACCATCGCGGATCTTGCGGTAGTCCAGAACGGTGCTGCCGCCATTGGCTTCGATCAGAGCCTGACGCAGAACCTCCTGAGACTGGTCAACAGAATACTGCTGCACCTTGCCATGATAGGCGTCAACTGCCAGCTTCACGATATCTTTCATTTCAGCCATTTCAAAAGTCCTCCTCTCTTAAATTAGTCACCGGTGCCGGGATTGGCTGCGGCAGCAGTCGTCTCGGTCTTGCCGATGGTAATGGTGTAATAGGTATAGCGGCCGGCGATCTCAATGTCGCTGCAATAGCCGAAGTTGGTGCCGGCAGTGTCCAGTTTGCCGCCGGTGCCCACGCCGACCTTGGCAGCCTTTGCGGTGGGGACAGTGCCGCCCACAAAGCCTTCCTTGGTAATGGAGAACTCGTTGCGGCTGCGCAGGATATAACCGCGCACGGCCTTGCCAGCCTCGTTGATATACTCGTCCAGATTCTTCTGGCGCTCGTCATACATGACCTCAACACCGGCCACAACGGCGCACTCGTTCAGATCATCGCTGGCGGTGGCGGCCACAGCCTTCATCACCTCGCGCTGACCATCCTCATAGCCCTGCAGCTTCACGATAGTGCCGTTCTCAACGGCGGCGGGCTTGCCATCGGCGCCATAAAAGCGCAGAGAGACCAGGTCCGCAGGCTGCTCAGTACCGCTCATCTTATCGGTACGAATCACACAATAAGCCATAAATAAGCTCCTCCTTAATTAAGAATGAAAATAGAAAAGCCCGCCTAACACGTCGGGCGGACACAAGAGAATTTTCTCTTTAGTTGTTGATGCCGTACTTTGCAAACACGCCGCCATATGGCTCGTCGTCCATCTTGCGCTCCGCGTTCTTGTCGATCGGCAGCTTGGGGTTCTTGGGTTCAAGTGAGAACTTCTCGTTCACACCATTGCGGCCCAGGATCGCATAGCACTTCTCTTCCAGAGCCTCCACACTGTATGCCGCGTGATCCTTGCACAACGCGTCGAACTCTGCCACACCGGCCAGTTTCGCAAACTTCTCCAGCACGTCCTTGCAGGCGTTCTCCTTCGCCTCGTTCTCGGCGTCGGCCTTATACTGGCGCAGGCTGGTCAGTTCCTCCTGCATGGCGGAATACTTGTTCTCCGCCTCCTGGTACTTCTCGGACCACTGGCTGTCGTTGTCGGCGTACTTCTGAGACATGATCTCATAGACCTCAGCGAACACGGACTTCTGCTCGCCCTCGTCATAATCGACGATGGAGAACTTCTTGCGCCGCTTGGTCTCAAAGTCCACTACAACGTTGTCGCCATTCATGGAGTAGGAAAATCCATACAGATTCCAGTCCTCGCAATCGTAGCAGTACACCTCGGCGGCGTCCTTGTCATAATCGACATACCAATACTTGGCCATCTCGCCCCACTCGGTGCTGACTTTTTCTGCAGAGAGAGCTACCATGATACCCTCGCGGAACTGCTCTTCCAGAGCAAACTCGCTCTTGGCGGTATCCGGCTTGGCAGGTTCGGTCTCTGCGGCCTTCATTGCCTCGAACTTGTCACGCAGCTCATCAACAGAAAACTCGTCAATATTGAAATCGATCATGTCTGCGCTCAGGCCATATTCCGCCATCAGAGCATTCTTCTCTTCCAATACGTTCTCTCCTCCTTCCGAATAATGTGTATTTTCGGCAGCCGCCGCAGCTGCGGCAGGCTGTTCCAAACAAAAAGATTCCTTGAATTCATGCATCATTTCAGCAAGTTCCTGCTTAAAAGCATCATAGGAGAACACCTCCAGCGACGCGGACTCAAAGCATGGCTGCGCCGTGCCCAGCAGGCAAAACGCCGTGAACTCAAAGTCCCGGATCACATACACACCGTCGATCATCTCGCCGTCTTTCACCGATATCTCCATGGATTCATCTGTTACGCCGTTGTCTTTGATCTTGTCGTAGGCTTCCTGCCGCCTCCATATCAGCGCGTCGATGCACAGATACTCGTGCAGCCCGGAATCGTCCTCAATCTCCTCCCAGTAGAACTTTGCGCTCTCCGGGATCACACCCACCGGGTGCGTAGCGTTCACGATCTTCATCCCCTTGCCCGGTGTTGAAACGAGCTCAATATCATGTGAGCCGATCTCATCTTCCTCGCGGTCATACCGGCACACGATCGGGCAGTTATAGATGCTTGGCATACACTTTTCAAAGGTTTCCTTGCTGATGAAGCTGTTGTTGCGATTCTTACCCGTATAGGCAACGCGCAGTATGCCGCTGTCGAACGAGGAGTTTCTCGCAGTCAAATCGTGAATACCGGATGAGAACACGATCCTCATCTGTCGTTCACTCATTTCACTTCACCACCTTTACGCATGAAAAATCCCGCCACACCGGGCGGGGTCAAAACAGTAATGTATTCGTCATAGCGAATTTGATCTCTCCAGTCTTGCTGAACAAGATCGATTCCGGCAGATTATTTAATAGTACATAAACACCCGGCTCCGAGTTGCAGGGTATCAGCTTGCACCCCAGAGCCAGCAGTGTGTCGCGGTCTGCCTCGCTGAACACATAAATAAATTTGCTCATTTAGCTGTCCTCATTTTCCTGACTCTTCTCCCCGGAGTCCGTCAGATCGCCGATCTCCTTTTTCGGGGCGCCGCCCTCATCCGTAGCTCCGTTCGATTCCTGCGAAGCAGAACTCAGCGTAGAGGATGTCTGCAGCGGCCTAAACATATCTGCCAGTCCCAGCACATCATTTTCCAGATAGCTCATGCAGTCCATCTCGCTCTGGGAAAGCCCCTGCGAAGCGGCGTACATCGAGATAAACGGCAGTCCATTCTGACACGCCTTCAGATACATGTCGCCCAGTTCCTTTCGGTTAAACTGGCTGCAGTCCAAAAAGGTAACTTTGAAGTTCTTGCCATAAGACTGTGACTGGATGAACCGGTTGACCATGTCCTCGATGCTCTTCACAATGCCGAATGTAATTGCCTGATCCGCTTTGATCGACAGCAGCAGAGCATTAGAAGATGCCTTATCGTTGTTAAACAGCAGCGAGGATACACCTGCCGCGCTGAACAGGTTTTGCTCCGCATCAGCAGTCGTGTTGGATTCTCCCGTGTTCGTCCGCTCAAAGCTGATCTTGTTGATGTCCATGGGGGACAGCACACTGCCGACCTCTTCCGGAAGCACAGAATCCAGATTGCGCCAAAAATCTTTGGCTTTATCCAGGTCCATCTGCCATTCGCCTGTCTCCGTAATGCCCAGCTTCATCACCAGCATGGCATAGTTCTCCAGCGTGGTCTTCGTCAGCTTCAGCGCTTTATAATCCTCCAGGTCATAGACCTCCCGCAGAATGCCGGCCAGCGGCGGTATCGCGTAGTCCAGGATATCATTGTTGCACTTGATCGCAAACGAAGTAGGGGAGTCCAGCTCCTGCCATCTATTGTTTCGATCCTTCCGGTACAAATTGTACTTGGTCGTAAACTCAGCCGGATAAAACTCCAGATACTGTGACCTGGAGTCAAAGTAGGAAAAGTCAAATGAGGCGTTCAGCACATTCCCCTCGATCGTGGAGATCGCGCAGTAGTCAGACGGCAGCTGCTGTATCGTGATATTGTCGTTCGTGACCCAAAGGGTCTGTTGTGTTTGATATTGGCTAAATAAATATTATGTGGTCATGATTCTTTCAAACGACCATCCTCTATATAAGCGGTTACAAAAACTCTTGTACGGCATCCCGCGCATCCTTGCCCATTCAGCAATGGTGTGCGTCTCGCCGTTGTATGTCTCATAGCGATTATTGCGTTTGTTATTTGCCTGCTCCGTCATCGAAACAAGTCTGCAATTTGACGGCTCATAATTGCCGTCAACATCAATTCTGTCAACGGTAAAGAGCGTATTTCTACTGTCGTCTTCCGGCTCATGATATCCGTTATTTAACAGCCATGTATAGAACACAGAGAAATCATCTCTCCATTCATCGCAAATAGAAATTCCTCTCTCGCCGTAATACTTATACGTCCGACTTGTCGGCAGCAAACACCGATTTTTAATCGACAACCAGATATTATATGCTCGTGTGTTACTCTTTCCGTGTGTCACACATCTTTTTCGTAACGCATCGATTGCTCGCTCTTTTCGTAGACATCCGCATGAACATGTGTGTCCTGACTTTATCTTGGACGCCATAATAGCCACGTCAGATGTACCGCAATCGCAGTCGCATAAGCAATATGTTATCCAACGCCCCTGACTATTCTGCTTATAGTGCGGGAGCATTTCCTTAACGCGCAGTCTTTCAAATTTCTTTCCCGTGATATCTTCCATAGACCCTCCCAGTAGGTATGGTATTAAAACGGGTTAGGCACCTTAACTGGGCGGTGCCAACATCCGTCGATGCTGTCCCCGCTCTAATCGCATTTAGTAATATTCATTTATTTAGCCCGGTCGCTACACCGCATCGGCGCAAATACGCCCTCTACCATTTCAATAGAGCACAGACTATATCTTCACCCGTTCTGGGTGCCCACCGCAGTCCCCGCCAATCGCTTGCGGGGCGCTTAGTCGTTGAACCTTCCTCTGTTCGAGGCTTGGCTGCTGATTGCCCAATCCATACAATTTTCAGAACCGTCACACCTGCCCGTATTTCATGGCTATGCTGTGGTTTGTATGGCTCTAAGGGGTTTCCAGCAATTCAATGGGTTCCTGCATCTGCGATTCCTCGCAGAGCCGGCTAGTATGTCAACCGTAGAATACATCCTCCCGCACGCAAACGGTCAGGATTTTTGGGAACTGTGATTTCACGTTCATCGCCGACATGGCGTTGATCGTCTTTCGATAGTTCCGTGCAACAGATTTCAGATTAGCCGCCTTCGGGTCAATACGATAGGGAGACACCACAAAGGCCAGATCCGTCAGCCCCGCAAAATACTGCACGATGCGCCTAAAATGTGAACTCGCTCCATAGATATAGGTGACGGCTCTTCGCAGCTGCGTCTCATAGCGGTATGGGTCTGCCAGATATGACGAGATATCGTCCTTTGTGTATTTTGAGAAGGTCGGCGTGTTGGTGTTGTTGTTCAGGTCTCGTGTGATCAGCTTGTTCAGCAGCGCAAATCGCTGCGAAATGCTGACCAGCGAACCTAAATCATCTGTTTTTCGCATGGCCTCTGCCACTTTTGTCACCGCCTTTCTTATTTGATTTTGGGCGGTTTAAACATGAAAATGTCACTCGCCTCATAGTTGTCCGAATTCGCGCGTCCCAGCTTGCTCTCAAGCTGCAGCGCCACATAGTAGTTGTAACTAATACTGGAGTATCGGTCCTTCCGCATTCCCGTGCGTTCATACACACGCACTCTACCGCCGGACTCGTCATGCTCCAGCTTCACCAGCTCATCGATCAGCAACGTCGTCTGGATATACGGCATCTGCAGCCGTAGACGGTCTATTTGCGAAAGGCTGTTGTATCCCTTGATATCGCCCAGCATCGACTCGCCGTCATACTCCGTAATAAGCAAACGGATCTTTCCGCTCTTGAACCCCTCGCGCAGTAATACTGCGCAGTCAGAGTTGAACGCGGGCGATGCCTTGATTGACCAGATCACCTTATCTGCCCCGCGCGTTGTGCAGCGTTCTGCCATCTCCTTGTTATTGCAGCAAGAGAGGGCGGGGTAGACTTCGCCAGTATCCGGATCGACAATATCACGCACCAGCGCGTCAAATACGCCAAGACCCAATCCGTTTGCATCCAGCACGATATAATCGCACTGGAACTCTTCATATAGCCGCCGTATCACCAATGCCTGATCTTCCGTATGCAGCCCCTCATAGCTCTCGCCGTATACAATGTTGCTGATGTATCTGGCCGACTTAGTGGGGATCAGCTGGTTGATAAAAACGGCCGAAGCATCGTTGTTATGCTTCGAGCTGCTCATTAGTGCAATATCCGCCGACAGGATGCGTTTCTCGCCGTTTTGCTTCGGCAGGATCTTTACCTTTGGGCTGCTGCCCAAGAGCGCCGCCATAGAGTCTGGCAGTATAGGATAGTTGATCTTTCTATTTTTGGATATGGAATTGAAATCGAAAAAAGCGCCGTCTTCGGCGCCAAAGAACTTCGCTTCCATTTCCATGCCCCACTTTATCTCGTTAAAGTCTGACTCCAGCATATCGCTTTCCACATCCTCGGGGAACAGCAACCCCTCTTGAATAGAAAGCTGATAAGGGAACCCACATACGAAATCGTTCTTCGTGTCGTCCAGCATCATCCGGAACGTATCCAGTGTCTTGCCGAACGACCAATGGTCTTTGAAGTAGGCCGAGGACAGGAAGTACGACTTGTTCGGTTCCTTTGCATACGCAATCTTCTTTTCCGCCGGTGTCAGATCTTTATAAGGCGGCATACGGCGGCTGGTCAGGAACTTTTTCAAAACCGTGTCGATCGTATCCTTCTTTACCATCCGGAACTCATCCACGATCAGGATGTTCGCACGGTTACTTCGCGCGTTGTCCGATGCCGTTACCACCTTAATGTAGCTGGAGTTCTTGAACATGATCTTCGCGTCCTGGCCGGAGAACTTTGATTTCGCCATGTCGATCTCATTTCGTAAATTCGGTGAAATCGGCATCAGCTCCGTCTGTATCTTCTCCAGCACGTTGATACTCTGCCCCCGCGTGCCGGATGTGATCACGACTTTTGTCCCCGGGTATAGGATACATCGCACCACGCAGAATATGGCGATCAAAAATGACTTACCCATACCGCGGGCCGCGATCCACACGAACGTGCGGCATCTGTCCATCATCACAAGCAAATACAGCTGGAACCATTTCAGAAAGTCCAATTGTAAATACTCTTTTACAAATAAATCGATGTTGGCTCTATAATAGCTACCCCATATCGCCATACCCTCGATCACGCGGCTCCATCGGCTCTGTGTCTGCAGCGCACTCATGTGTCTTCACCACCGGTATGTACGCCGGAGAAAATGTCGTTTAAGATCGCGTCGTCATCTTCTTCCGCATATTCCGGCCTCTTCACACGGAATTCCTCCATGGCTTCCTCATATTGCCGGCAATAGCTGTTTTTCAGTCCCACCATTTTGCAGGCATGTCCCAAAAACCATGTCGTAATATTCTTGATGATCCCGGTCTGATCCTGGTTTTCTTTCGCCGTCTCGGGAAGAGGACGGCTGAACTCCCATTTCTGGATACCAACGCCAAGCGGCATATTATCCAGTTCAGCATCCGCCTCCGTCTTCTGCTGTGCCGGTTTCAGGTTCATGCTGCCCAGCAGGTTATTCAGCGCAGCCACATTCTTTTCAATAGGCTTGCCCAACGCGGCGTCCCGCCGTATGATCGTCTCCAGCAAACAGATCGTGCGATACAGTGATCTCTCGCTGGGATTCGCCACATCCTTGCCGCCTGTCCACTCCTGATAACGTTCATCCAGCTCTTTATAGAAATCAAGCGTGTATCCTGCACCCCAGAACTCGACCAGCTCCTGCGGAATATCTTCCGGCGCCGCATCCCCCTGGTATTCGTAGGCAAGACCTGCGGGCTGGTCTACTGCACTCTCCGGTGCTTCATCCAGCGTGTCATCAAATGTTTTGTCAATAAACCGCTGCAAATTGGTTTTGCCGATATAGTTGCGCACCCGTGACTGCACGCCCGCCGTGCGTTCCACCATGTCAAAGATGGCGTCGCTCCAATAGAGATCCATCTTCATGCACAGCCGCTTCATGGCTGCACGATCGTCCCCCAGCTTGCTTCTATACTGGTCATACATCGCCTCAATGCACTCATTGCAGAAGGGGAGATACCCCGACCCGCGATACATGGGACTGTGGCTGACAGGGAAGTACCCCTTCTGCCTGCTGTAGGACATGCCGCACCGGCAGCAATAGAATTTCTGCGCACTGGGTTGAACGGGCGTGTCTTTTTCAAATTTTCTTCTCCGTGGAGCTTCTGCCAATCAGATCAGCCCCCTCTTTGTGTCGTCCTCCCACATTTTCACCACAAGGCGCATCTGCTTTCCAGGATAAAATCTCGGCACCCAATGGGCGGGAACGACTTTGCGCTCTCCGTTCAGGTCGATCAGTGAATGCTCCTTGCGCTCCAGCACGTCAAAGCATCCGAAGTTATGGATCGAAACAGAGTTCCCGTTTCGTAAATTATCAATGACGATGTCACAAAAATCGTCGATCAGCTGGGTGGCGTCCTTTTTGGAGTAACCAAACTTCTCACCCATCTGTTTCACAAGATCATTTCGTTTAATGTTCACCTTTTCTTCCTTCCTTTTTTCAAATGTCAGATAGCGCCTTTGCCTGAGGAATATTGATATCTCCCTCCTTGAAGTACATGCCGATCTGTGCATCCTTCGGGTTGTCGTTGTAGATCTTCAGCATTTCGGAAGAAGACCATCCCACAATGTCGATCACCACACTGTCGGGAATACCGGCGCGTATCAGTGCCGAAACATAATAGTGTCTCAGCGCATGGATATAAAAGTCCCGGCCTGTCATCCGGCTGAAGGTATTCGCCCAGCTGTTCAGCGTTGTCACATCCAACTGCTTTGCGGGGTCAGACCGGTCAATAAACAGCCACTCGCTGTCGATCCCCAGCTCCTCCCGCTGCTTGAGCCACGCATTGAGATAGGGGTCGAACTTTTTCTTCAGCGTATAGCATTCCAGCATCTTCTTCCCCTTCGTCAGTATCGGGCTGGATTTATAAAGCGCGCCATCGCAGACAACATGGCTCTCTGTAAAATCGCTAACACGGAACCGGCACAGTTCCGCCTTGCGCCGTCCGCTGTACATGGCCAGCGCCACAAAGCACGCCTTTTCATAGTCGCCGCGGTCGGTCAGCTTACCAAGCAGCTCTTCCAGCTCGCTGTCTTCCCACACGGTCTTTTCCCGTACCGGCTGCAGCGCCGGATTCTCGATCTTCCGCACGATCGACCGGTATCCTGCAAACTCCGGCTCATCATCCACCAGAATGTTCTCAATATAGTTGGAAAGAGAGCTGATCGCCGACTTGATGCGCCGGATGCGAGCGGGGGAGTTCCCATTGGACACCAACCAATTTTGCAAAGAGATAATGTCTCTCTTTGATAATTTTGCAAAGTCTTTGTTATCCAGGTTCTCCATGATGTAAGTAAACACGATCAACAGGTCGTTGTCGTATCCGGCGATCGTGCCGTCGCTGCGCTGCAGCGATTTCAGATACATCAGAAAATCGTCCTTCAGCCGCATGTTGGCCTTGTTGATCTTCGCGGTCTTCTCCGGGCTGGTAATACTGTTTTGTTTTGTCTTTCTTGGCACGATACCACCTCGTTTCTTGATCTGTTTTTGGTGGCGGAGGAGGGACTCGAACCCTCGACACACGGCTTATGAGGCCGCTGAGCTGCCGCTGCTCTACTCCGCTGTATATGGAATGGGGTTATACCCATATATCGGCTTATACCCACAAATGCGTGGGTATAAAGGGAGGAAAATAGTAGAAAAGGGCCGCCCATTAAGGGCAACCCTTTTTATTATTGCAGTGGGATGTTATACGAACAGCGGATACCATCCTCGTCGCACACACATACCATTTGTTCCGCTTTGCCATAAAGTCGTTTCTGCACGCAGTAATCATCCATACCAAGAAAGCTCCCTGCCATCACGGTCTTGATCCCCTGTGATTCGTCGATCTTGTTGTGGTGCAGATGCCCTGATAACACGGCATACAGTGGCTTTCTGGCCATTGTCTGCAGCGCCTGTATCTTGCCCGGTGCGCCATCATAATCTCCATGCACGCCGGCATATGTCTTGCCGCGCACATCCACCAGATACATGGTGCTGTCCACCTTGGTAACATCTGCGGCCTCCGACCCGATCAGCACGTTGTCAAAGTTCTGAAGTCTCGCGGACAGATACCATTCGATCAGGTCGTCCAGCCGTTCATCAAGCAGCGCATTGTCCTTGTTCGGCGTCAACCTGCTGTGGTTGCCTGCCACGCTTACAAAAATAACTGTGGTAAAGTGTTTACTCAATTCTGCCAGAAACTCTGCAATCAACTCCGACACGCCTTTGATCTGGTTGATCACATTCTCCTTGTTGGTCACAGCAATGGAGTAGTGGATATTGCCGGATATCTCGTCGCCATTCGCCCACACGATGCAGTTCTCGCTATTGTGTACCTCTCCGATCTCGATAATGCGGGATAAATAGCCGCACAGCATCTCGCGGCACACATCCGGGTTATATGTATTCCAATGGTTATTGACGTCAGCGCCATAGTGCATGTCATTCAGCGACACCAGTAAGTCGTTATCTGACAGGCGCACCGGCCGCGGGGTATATTCCAGCTTCGGTAGATCCCCGCTTCGGACTGACTCGATCAGTATTTCGTTCAGTTCCTCCTGGCGTGACCGCTCTCGCAGCAGCTTATTAAAAGCGCTTCTCTGGTCAAAGAACTTCTGCCGCTCGATCTGCAGTTCGATCTTTTTCGCGTCCAGTTCCGCCAGCAGTCCGGCTGGCGCCGCATGTTCCGTCTGCTCGTCCAGCATCTGCAGCGTTTTGCAACTGCCGTACATCATGCGCCGTGCCACATCAGAACTGTACTCCTGGCCATATACGTTTTCCGCCAACTCCGAATAATCAATGTCGGCAAGTGTTTTGTCAATGAGCTTTCCATATACAAGCCGCTTATGGTATTGTATATCGGTCTCGCCCGGTAAACGGTCAAGTCTCATACGCCCTCCTTATCTGCGCTTGCGTGGCTTTTCCCTGCGCTCCTCTTCTGGCGCTCTCATCTTCTGCAAAAGCTGCATCACGCCTCGCGCCTCTTCGCAGTAATAGTGGTGCCTATGAGAATCTGACTTCATCGTGCGTACAATATGCACGTTGGGGAACTTCGCTCTGATCATGTCCTTTTCCATCTTGCTGATTGCTACCATCGTTATATCATCCTTTTCTTCAAATTTTATAAAACGCGATACTATTCCATCCAATATAGCATCCCATCAAGCACCCCGCAAACCCTTTGATACCAACGGTTTGCGGGGGGTATTTTTTTCCAACAACCTGAGTTTTTGCTAACTTTTCGGCAGATATCTGTCTCTCATCACTGAGTCGACAGACTGTCTCGTCTTGATTTTTACCGCACAAGCCTTGCAGTATTTCTGCGGGCGCCCCTTTTCGCCAACGTACTGCGACTTCACAGTAAGCCCGCAGTTGGCGCATTCAAAGTACCCGGTCTTATCGTAGTAGCGCATGTATTGGTACCCAAGGTTCCGAAAATCCTGAATATGCATTGCCTCGGCGCCGCCTTCCATAAACAGCACCTGCACATTCAGGTTGTCCACCTTTCTTGAAAATTTGATCATGCCCTCATCTCTCAAGGTAGAGAACATCAGGCTCTGCCGCTTGATCGATGTGCTGACATTCGCCATCTGCATGATCTCTTTGTCCGGCGTGTTTACCCAGTGGTTATTGTGGGCGGACGCGGCGTCCCAGTATTTCGCTACGCACAGTATGGTGAACGCGAACCGCTGCAGCTGCACGCCGCTCAGCTCCCGGATCTTCTTCATTTCGTTTTTGGACACCGACACGCCGTCCAATTTGATCAAAGGGTATTTCGCCACGTCCTTCGTAATTTTGTCCAGCATGTCTGACCATCTCGGCAATGACACCGTCGGGTCGCACTGCAGCATAAAGGAGTCCATCATGCCGCGGATCTCTCTTTTGGAATACTGGTTTTCATAATAATATTTCGACACACGGCTCAGGGTCTCCATCGGCTTCTTCCCCAAGTCGTGTGTTTGTATCATTTTCTCAGCCCAATCGTACTCATTCAGTACAATGCTCATAGCATCCCTCCCGTACATATTTCTGAAGTGAGAACCGCTCTCCGCAGAACAGAATGTCACCCTCAGGATCGTGTGTCGGATACGACAGCACACCTCCATTTTTGTCCAGCAAATTCTGCACGATCTCATCGCCGCACATCGCCCACGCAAATCGCTTTGTCGAGCTTTTCCGGTAGCAGATGTCCAGCACGATGTTGCACAGCGAGAACCGGTTGGGACATATTTCGGCGCATTCCTTCTCGAATTCTATCCGCATTTCCTCCATGCGCGCCGCCATGTCGCATTCGTCGATCCGCTCATAAGCGGCGAATATCGCGTAGTTCTGCACGCGCCTGTTGTAGGTGTCATACAGCCGGTAGATCGCGTAATACTGTTCCTCGGAATACTTTGCATCACTCTTCATGATCGTGTAGTCAAACTTGTGCGAACTGCTCTGCCTGCCCAGGTATCCGTCAAATTCTCCCTCAAACAACCGGCAAATCCGGTTCATCACGCAGTCATGTATACCCACAGGCATCCGCAGTTCATAGTATTTCAGGAACTCCTTCTGCCGTTCCGTCCTGTTCTTCGGCGCTATTTGCTTGAGGTCTTCCACTGTCATGTGGAATTCCCGCATGGCATTCTTCTGTGTGTTTTTAATATATGTATTATACTGCCGCATCAGCTTGGGGTAGATAAGCCGCATGAAGTATGGCTTCTTGTCTGCCACAATGGCCTGGTAGAATCTCCGCTTCTTGGGATCTTCTATGGCGTTCACGCTGTGCCTGTCGTACCATTCCTTCGGCATGGGCTTGGCAATGATGCCCTTAGCTTTATCGATGGCATTCTGCTGAAAAAGCTGCCCACACCGTATCCGGTACGCTAATTCGTCATATTCCGGGCTTCCTTTTTCAAACTGTGCCTGCACATCGAACATGGACGTGATCCAATTTGTTGTCTTCCCGATGTCGTCGCCGAAGCTATTGACATTCGCACGGATCGCGTCATCCTCTGTCACCACGACCTTCTTGGCCTTCCGCTGCACACACATCAGTGACGGCATCTCCTGCAGCCGCCCTACCAGAACAGGATCGTCCGTCAGCATCACGGCATCACCGTCATAATCAGCGCCGTTAAGGGAATTTGCCGCCATGTCCCAGGAGTTGAAGATCGTGCAGGTCTTCATATAACGGTACCAATGCGCGGCCTCCGGGCTTCCGTTTGGCCGAACCTTCCGGATGTTGTTATGGCATGTCATGGGAGCGCGGAAGCAGGCGAGCTCCTTCGCGCCAAAGTCACTCCAATATTTGTTGTAGATTTCGCCCGCTTTCAGCAGCCCTGTCACTTCCATTCCGAAAACATGCTGGCACAGGGAATAGGGGTCTCCGGAAATAGTGGAGTAATTACCATGCACGTTCAACACGCCCACCTTTGCCTCGTCGATCCGGTTCCGGATCATCTGGTATACGCAGCTTTGTACATAGGGGTCGTCCAGCATCCTCTGATCGATCATGATCGCCTTAGCAAAATCATCATCCAGCCGCTGCACGTTGCCCTCGTTAAGCCCCATCCCCTTCAGAAATAGAACCGTCTTGATCCAGTCTGCGTGCAGGATCTCACGGATCTCCTGCATTGTCGGCCCAGTAAGCTTGGCGATATCGTCATCGCTCAGATCATAGCTTTGGATGAACTGGTAGTTCAGCGTCCGCTGGCTCTCCAGCTCCTTGGGGCACGTTTTCGTCACGCTGAATGTGTAGTGGTTCTCTTCGCAATTCTTCAGATAATCGTCCAGACTCTCATAAGAATCCCATAGTTTCAGCATCGACGTCGTCAAGATCAGTTCCACGTTCCGGATGTCCACCGTGTTTCCCCATGCATCCTGCACCGTATAACGGTGGGCGATGTTCTCGGCAAAGTCCAGAAAATCAAATGTGAACACCATGCCCTTCTCCCACGAGAAGCGTGTGTTCATTCCGCTTGCCATGTAGTCGAGTCCGAGCTCGGCGCTCCACTTGGCCGCCAGAGAGGGAAGCATGAGACCAAACCCATCCGAGGCATCCATCCGGATCTTCTCGCCAAGCCGGTCCTCCATGACCGGCTCACCGTTATTTTCATCGTTCAGGTAGATGATGTCCGCCGTAAATTCCGTCTCGCAATCATCAACCACCAGGATGCCTGCCGGCATCGACACGGGAATGGAGGCGCTGCACGTCAGCGCCTTATAAGCCTCCAGCTTTGCCGGCACCATTTCCTTTGCCATGTCCCGCCCGTTATCAATGCGTCTCTGCAGCTCGTCATGCAGCCGCTCGCTCACGAAAACGATCGTGCTGTTCTTGATCCCGCCGTTGGTTCCTAACAGCCTCCGGTACTTCACCCCGTTGATCGAGAATCCTCTGCAGGCGCGGTAGTAATCTTTCTCGTGGTCAATGATCAGGCACATGTAGTCCGGCTTGAACAGCACCTCATCCAGCTGTGCATACAGTTTCTTGATGTGCCTGCGGTTCACGACGCCATTCGACCCTTTTCGCGCATTGCGGATCTCCATCTTGATCATGCGCGCCGTATTTTCTGCGTCGACTACGTCATTCAGCTCGTCGATCCAGCGCAGTACCTGACTGTCCGCCAGAGAGATGATCTCATCATTCTTCCTGGCCTCGGACAAAGGCAGCGTCAGTTTCCACCGTGCCTTTCGCAGCCGGCTGCTATGTATTTTGTAAATGTACCGTTGGCACGTTGCCTGTTTTGCCAAATCGCATTACACCTCCGGACAAATTATTAGCTTCATATACGGAAGATAAAAAGCGCTCTCGCGCTCATCGTCGATATAAGCGAACCATTCTTTATAAAAATCCATGCGTTCCCGGTCGATATACCCATCTGGATCGGTATTGGGATACCCGTCGGGGCGCCGGCTGTCGTTCATGTCATAAAGGGTCTTACAGCTTATCAACGAATGGTAACTTGAATTCCTGGCCTTACTCACATGCAGTCCCTCCATTGTTCTCCTTGATCCACTCAGTCAGGAGTTCTCTCATGCGGCGGCTCGGTATGTATAAATTGATCGGCTTCCCGTCGCGGATCGCGCTTCGCCAGATCCATTGCAGCATTTCCGATAGGGCGAATTTATCTTTGTCGATCGTAACACCACGGGAAAGAAAGAACTTTGCGATATTGGGGTCAGCAAACCGATTTGCCATATAGGCAATATCTGTGCGATCACGATACTCATTGGTGGCGCGGGCACCTATCTGCAAGAAATTGGACTTATATCGCTTCGTGCGTAAATCCACCAATTTGTCAATATCGTTTTTGTAACAAGTCCAAAGCCGTGTGCCGGAACTGCCGTCAGGATTTGCCACAAAGAAGTTCCGCATTCCGTTGCGCAGAGCGCGGATGTCCTTGCTCTCATACTTGCGCTTTGCGTACCAGTTCTTGGATAATGAGTAGTAGTCGTCTCCAATGCCATTTGGCAGCTTCTTGTCTGCAATATGGATCATGCGGCCAAAGTCTACCGGCGGCGGCAAATCGGGCTTATCAGAAAAGCGGAATCCATTTCCGTCTTCTTCGACACCCACAACCTTATATGAGAATCCGAAGAAGTCCAGATACGCCTTCTGGTACTGGCCTTCGATCATGTATGTCAGCATGAACACTTCCTCAAAGGAGCATAGTACCCCGGGATTCAAAATATTAAATAGAACGCTGTCCAGTTTCAGAAGAGATCCGGTGTCGGCGATCTCCTTGTATCCGGCAAGCTTACCCGTATACTCCGGGTCGCGCCAGTGAACGATGCCGTGCTCATCGACATCTGCAAGATGTGTCGTGATCAGTTCCAGATCTTTGTCCGTAACCATCACACGTTCTACCACCTGGATGCTCTCGTCAACAATAAGGGAGTAGTGCATATCTCTCACGAGCTGCAGCGCCTCCTCGTCCATCAGATAAAACAGGGAGTGTGTGGCCGACACATTGTGTCCTCGCCGTAGGTGGTTCTTCAACTCAGTTGATTTACATAAGTGGTCGCTGTCCGGCTGGTCGAAATCGCATCGCTGGCAGATGCGATCCACTTCATCCAAAAAAGGAGTTATGTAGAGAAATCGCTTATCGTTCCGATGCTCATTCATATAACGTATGGCAGCGGACGATTTTCCACGCCCCATCCGAGCATCTACGATCGTGATGGGAGTTGATCTTGGTTCCAAATGATCAGTCCTTTCGTTTATGGGTATCGTTATTTTAAAGGTAGTCCAGAAGTCAAAAATCTTTGACACATTTTCGGGGGAGGTAAACTGCGTTAGGCTCAATGGTTGTAAAGCGAATTACTTCTATTTTCTTTTATAGAGAGGGGTCTGCAAACCCTTGTAATACCAATGTTTCTCAGACCGTTTTGACACACGCCGTGTCAAACTCGTTTTTTATGCGTATACGATATTCACTTTTCAAGGTGCAATATGAGGTATCCTTGGGGATCAGGCGATCACAATAGACCCCTCCCCGACGCTGCTATCGATCAGGTAGTTGCATGTCGTACTGCCGAGATTCAGCTTCCGATATGCCTCATCGATCTCTTCGCTGGTGATGCCGATGTAGTCCAGAGTCTGAGCGGCAGTGGAGTGGCCGAACATCTTCTGAAGCAGCAGCAGCTTTCTTGGATCGTTGCCGCTCATCACCATCTGATGATAGGCGAAGGTCTTTCTTAAACTATGAGTAGCCATCCGGTTACCAAGACCAAGATCCTTCGCAACACCCTTCAACATCAAATCAACCGCCTGCTTACTGATCGGCTTGTTCTCGTTAGATCCATTATTGGACTGACTGCGGAACAGGTAGTCGCTTAACCGTACATCACGCGTGTTCTCTAAGTAGAGTGTTACCGCTTCTACCGCAGCTGTATTGATCGTGATATACCGGTTCATCTTATGCCTTCTGGTGTTACGGGTCTTCTTCTCCAGAATGGGAAAGCGGTCACGGAAGGTGCAGTCGTCGTTGATCAGATCGGAGAATCGCAGCGTTCGCAGATCGCTTACGCGAAGTCCAAAATTGATACCAATAATAAATAGCATATTGTCTCGGTATCTCTTTTGTCCAATCAGGAATTGAGAGATCCGGATGATATCATCCATACTCTTGATCGGCTCGGCAGCGTGCTCAACAGCAAGATCCTTCGTCGTATCTTCCACTGCCGGAGCGATCAGGCCAGCCTTCAGTTTACGGCTGCTCTGCTGGATCGCAGACAGGTCGATGAACTCAGACGCTGCTCCTCCTTTTGTGAAATCTATATTGATGATCTTAGCCATGTGAACGAACTCCTTTAGCGGACAAATTATTAACTTGATATTATAATTATTTTAACACCATATGCCTTATTTGTCAAGGGATTTTAAGCGATAAATCGGATAAAAGTGAATAAAAATCATAACATTTTTTGAGCAAAAGAAACCCAAGATCGTTATCGAGTTATGTCAAGATCAACATGATGTTTTGAAGATCGCACATAGATCATAAGAAAGTAATGACCGTTTCTTTTCTGGACAAATTGCTCAAAAAGTTATCAAAAATAAAATGAGGTGATGGGGCTGATGAATTTTTGAACGGTGATTGTGTGATGAAGCGACTACATCAGTATGCCATCGTCAGGGGGTGGAGAAAAACGGAAACCACCCCCCTACTTGCCATAGCGCGAAAAGGGCAAGTAGGACAGCGGCCACATACGACCATCGGCCACCCTGACGGCCAGCCGTCAACGGGCAGGGTTGACCCCTTCCGACATAGGATGGAAAAACCGGACGAAAAAACAGCTTGACATAATACGGAAAAAGTGTTACTGTATCCTTGCGGGAACAAAAACGACCGTCTCACACCCCATACTTTCCACGGCCAAGGTGCAAGACGGTCAAGCGTTTCCGACACTCTAGCCGACACGGCACGAAAGGAATGCAGACCATGAAAAAATCCACTTCCAAGACCATCAAGAACGCTACACCCATTGTAGCACACACCACCACCGAAAGCAAGAACGAAAGAACGTTCGACACACTCAAGAGAGAGACCGAAAAGGCGCTTGCCATCGGTGGAGACACAGCCGCCGCCGCTCTGGTACAGTTTGGCCGTGCAATGGCCGGAATCGTCGTTGCAAAGTGTGCAGACCCGCAGCGAAAGACCGCCGCCGAACATGATACCGTTAGTAACAACGGCATGAATCCCGCTCTTGTCTCCCTGCGTCGTGAAATTTTCGCTGACGTGGCCGCTCTGGATAACCTGCAAAGCGCTATGAACGCCGCCCTTGTGGTTAAGTTCAATGAGGATGGGGACGCTATGACCGATATCGTGGACAAGAAGGCATGGGAACGGTCGAACGTCCTTTCCCGTGAACGTCTGGGCGATGGAATGGACCTTGTGCATGACGTTGTTCTTGCTTTACTTGAGGAACAAGCGGCAGGGCATACCACGGCGGCAAACTGGCTGGACACGCCGTACACCATCCGCAAACTTGACAAGCGTGTACTTATCAAGGACACGGACAGCGCCGCATACCACAACGAACAAGTAACCCCGTCACAAGCCGCTTTCCGTATCGTTCGGCAGGCCATTCAGGAAAGCCGTGCAATGCAGGTTGACCCCCGAAACGGCTATACATACATCGAGGAAATGACCGCCGACGGCCTAGATACCGTGTACCGCCGTTTGGGCAAGTATTCCGACCTTGCTGGATACGCTTGCAACGGTCACATTTCCGACATGGACGGTGTTCCGTCCGGATGGGACACGGGGGACGGTTTATGCACCACCGACAGCCAGACAGCGGCGGACATGTCAGCGCTTGTCGCACGTCTTGAGTTGACGGACAGACAGGCGACTGTCCTAAAGTACAGAATGCAGGGGTACGGTATTAAAGCCATTGCAACGCGTTTGGGTGTGTCACATCAGGCCATTGCAAAGACACTTGACGGTATCGGCAAAAAGGCGGACGGAGTCATACCAGAGGGCGCGAAAAAGGCGCGGGAAAAGGTGGCCGCCGAAAAGGCCAGAGAGGCGGCCAGACTGGCGGCGAAAAAGGCCATCAAGGCGAAATAAGGCAGACCGGAAAACGGCGGGGCTTTGCCCCGCCTTTTCTTTTTGGACTTTTCCGCCCTGCCCAGCGGGGCAGGGTTGACCCCTTCCGACCTAGGCTGACAGGGTGGCCGTCAGGCCGTCCCAGCGCCGGAACACACCAGAGCGGAACATCTATAACACCTAATGCAGCCTATGGCGGTCACAAGCCCGCATGAAAAATGCAGAGTGGGTATTGCCTGGGGAATACAGGCGGAGATGTCCGCTACTTCCAAAAGGGCAATCGCGTCCGACTGAGGGACGATAAATCACAGTATAGCTGATATATTCAGCCGTCGCCGGTGCCATGGAGTTAGGCCGTGGTTTTACAGATCGTGAAAATGCCCGGAGGTTTGCGCCTATGACCCTAAGTGCGGCTTGCATAACTGATGGCAGCGCGCCAAAGACCCCTGAAGGCAAGTAGTATCCGTCCGAGTTTCCCACCCTAGGGTGACAGGCTCCGAGGAGCCGGAAGCAAGGGCATATGGATATAAAAGTCGGATTTGGTCGAGTAGCGTGGATAAAACAGAATTTCCCTCGATTTCCGCGCGTACCAGAAACGGTACACCTTCCCAAAGAATACCCGACGGCAGTCCATGGGGCATCGAGCGCCCATGATGCCGAGCGTGGGGCTTGGGACGCATAGAAGTCGAGTTTATCGTTGATAGAGCCGCCGAGGGTTTTCTTCGGCGGCTTTCTTGAGCGATAAACAAATTTCATAAAAAGGAGAAATCACCATGACTAGAGAAGAAAGAGTTGCCAACCTCGCAACCCTGTTGGCGGAATCCAAGACCCTGTGCCAGAGCCTGAACGAGGCACGTCAGGAGAATAAGCCCACCGATGAGGTTTCCAAGATTTTCGCCGAGCTGGGCGACAAGGTCAATGAGTACACCAATGCGGCCCGTACCCTGGCTTTCGAGGATTGCAAGGCCGCCGAGAACCCCATGCTGGCCGCCGTCACCATGCTGGTCTATAAGACCATCGCCGCCAAGGATGACCTGAAGGACGGCGATAAGTTCCCTGTATGCTCCATCAACGAGGACGTGGTTCGTCCTATCGACCTGCTGAAGTTCCACAAGTACTGCGACGGTGTGGGCGCTGATGAGAATTGGCCGCATATCGCCCAAAAGATGAACTTCCTGCTGACCGCCCAGAAGGCTGTCGATCTGGGAATCGACCCCAAAGAGGTCAACGACAGCTATGAGATGAGCGCCATCGCCCGCGGTTTCGACATGGGCAAGAACCCCACCAGTAAGACCAATCTCCTGAAGACGCTCCAGACCGTGGTTTCCGCCATGCTGGGAGACGGCTACAAGGCCAAATCCCATGATGTGAACTTCCTGCTTTCGGTCTATGCCCGAAAGTCCCGCAAGGCGCTGACGGTTTCCTGCGCCAATCAGCGGTATTTCTGCCGCTATCTGGCGGAGATCTGCCACAGAATCGTGACCGACGGTACCTACGCCATGGAGTACGCCAAGAAGAAGGCGTAATCCCGTCCGACTAATCCCACCGAAGCCGCTGAGGGTTTTCCCTTGGCGGCTTTTCTTATGCCCAAAAGCTGCGAGTTTTTCAGAAATTCTCCGAAACCAAAAAATCCAAAGGAGACCACACTATGTCCTATCAAGCTTTTGTCGAGCGCGTAAGCGGGTTTGTGAAAGCCTCTGGTTCCAAGGCAAGATTTTCCCATGAGGACGGGAAGCACATCGCCCGCTGTGCTGACGGCGTTATTATCGTGGGCAACACGATTGCAGATCGTGTTCTGGTACGGTGGGGAAGCGGTCACACCGCCTACGCCACCATCTGAGTTTGCTGTCTCTCTATCCATTACTCTCTTTCTCTTGGCCCGTGCGAAAGCGCGGGCCGCCTAATGCGGCTTGCTGGTTTTCCAGCAAACGGTCACAAGCCCGTGCAAACGCAGAGTGGGAATTTTTCAGCAGGAGGTAACTGTCGTGCATACATACGTAAATCGTTCCCCTACCCGCAATCAGCGCCGTCAGCAGAAGCTGGTTTTTCAGAAGCTGATGGGCGTTGCGCTCCTGGTAATCAGCATCGTCATTTTGGCAATGGCTGGTGGTTCCACGCCTGAGGAATGCGATTGTACCGCGCTCCTGCTGTCTGTCCCGGCCGCGATTTTTCTGCTGGTCACAAAGCACGTCGTGATCTGCTGACCGGGCGCTGGGCTGTCACACATTACAACACCGCCGAACTCCGCACAAAAGTGATTTTTTATAATAGATGATTTGAGTTTCATGCGCGGTCTGAATGTGTGATACCTGCGGGTTTTCGGAAAAAGAAAGGGTGGTGTAATGGAAAACTACATTTGCATCAACGGCAAGAAAACCGAGCTGACCAAGGAGCAGATGGAAGCTCTTGGTATTGAATTGTGCGATTATAAAGCACCGTTCAAAAGAGTGCCGGGTCAAAGGTACTACTTTACTCATGGCGACGGAGTTGTTTACTCCGCAGTTGAAAAAGACAGCGATCTTTCGGACAGCGTGTTTTTCTCTGTGGCGAACTACTGTACAGATAAGAAACTGATGGAACAGCAGGTTTTGCGCGAAACACTTACTCGCCTGCTCTGGCGTTTCAGTGAACAGAACGGCGGCAGGGGAATGTTCGGCATTGCAAATAAAGGAAATGGGAACTTTTGTCCTATGATAGAGAATTATGGGTATCTTGATGTAACATTCAAAACTGTTGATATTGCAAACCGTGCTATCGCCGCTATCATCAAGCCTTTCATGAAAGTTCACCCTGATTTCGTGTGGTAGGAGGTGCCCATGTTAAACCTCGAAGTCACCTATCTGGTGGTCGCGTCCAATACGGTTTTGAAGAAGACGTTTTCTTCGCCGTATCAGTGCCGGCTTTTTATCAATAAGTGTAACCGGTCGAAGAAGATTCGGCTGATTTCCTACCCCATCATTGATTGATGGTATCAAATTTCAAAGATCAAAAGGAGAGTATCACATGACAACTGAAACCATGAATGTCCATAAGGCGCTTTGCGAGTTGAAAACGCTGGATAAGCGCATCACAGATGGTATGAACGCGGTGTCGTTCGTGTTCGCCAACAAGCGCTCCAACACCAAGGTCCTTGGTCAGGACATCAAGGATGTCTGCGAGAATATCAAGGAAGCGTATCAGTCCGTCAACGACCTGATGTGCCGCCGCGATGCCATCAAGCGGGCGGTGGTTTTGTCCAACGCCAAGACCACGGTCAAGGTGGCTGGTGTCGAGTACACGGTTGCCGAAGCCATCGAGCTGAAGAACCACGGCATTGCGCTGAAGCAGAACCTACTCCGCAAGATGACCCGCGACCTGGAGCTGGCCCGCATGGCTGCCGAGCGCAGCAACGGCGACGCCCTGGAGCGCCGTGCCGATGAGAACATCAAGTCCCTCTACGGCGCCACCGACATGAGGGGCGGCGTGTCTGAGGAAGTCCAGAAGGCGCGGGCAGAGTTTATCAAAGCCCAGACCATGGAGCTTGTCGATCCTATTGGCGTCAATGAGGAGTGCAAGCGCCTGACGGCGGAGATCAATGACTTCATGGTGGATGTGGATTCCCAGTTGTCGGTGTCCAACGCCACCACGGCCATCACGGTCTCCTACTAATTCGTAACCAACTCGCTGCAACACGAAAACCACGAACCCATGACCCTCTCTGGTTCGCCGGGTACAGAAAGGTAAAATAATAAACAACCGGCTCCTTATAAAAGAATGGTCTGCTAAACCATAATCTTTACTAAACGATGAACGGGCTGATAACCCGTTTCCAAAATAGCGAAATGGTAACGCGCTGGTCTTAAAAACCGGAATTCTCGGTTCGACTCCGAGTTTTGGAATTATTTCACAAGCAGTGCTTTCGCCGCGATAGATGACGCGGCGTCCGCACCGCACTTTTGCTGTAAAGATCATCGGTCAAAGCATAACGGTCAAAGCGGAACGATCAAAGCTTTTATAAGTCGAAAGTTCAAACCTCACGCGGCTTAAAGAGGGGTGTCCATATAAGTATGGGCATTCCGCAAAGTTTTACAAAATCCAAGAGTGATGGTTTTGCGTGTGTTATGGTGGACGTGTGGAATACCACTTGGCTGTGCTGCAGCGATTTGTGTATATTTCTTGAGCGTTGAAGCGGCTGGCGTGCCGATCGTGTTGGCCGTGGAGTTCTCGGAAGGGTTTTCGCAGCAACCTCAAGTCGGATAGGCTGTCATGGCCGAAGGAAAACTGCGAGTTAGGGGATCGCCGCCCATCCGGGCGGCACCCCTTATAAACCCAGTGTTTGGATTGGAGGTGTGGGTGTCTTGACCAACTTTGCAGCGGGAGACCGCGTAGAGTACACAAATGAAAACTACTATCGCAAAGGCCCGCGTGCCGGGGATGTCGGGACGGTCATTCGCATAATCGATATGGATACTTGCGTCACCGTTCAATTCGATGATCCAATAGTTGGTGGACACTCGGCCGATGGTCGCGGAATGGATGGACATTGCTGGCACTGCGTTAGTGTGAATCTTGAACGCATAAAAGAGGACGAGTCCAGTGAGCTTATCGATGCAGAAATAAGCGCATTCTTATATGAGATATGTGGAAGTGGCGAAATGGCAAAACGCGGGGCGTCTAAAGCCCTGTAGAACAGCGCGCTGTTCTATTTGTTGGTTCGAATCCAACCTTCCACACCATGACCGCCCATTGGGGTTCAGCGGTTGTCGTGGGTTCATGCAGCTTTGCGCCAAGAGCGCATCCGCGTAGAGGATGTTGACAATCGCCCAAGCGCCACGACAATCATATGGCATACCCAACGCCATAATGAACAAGGTCAGACGGCCAAGCTTAAAGTGGGATGAAGCTTGGCAATGAGGCGATACCAAGGCTATAGTTCGCCACGGCAGAGTGACCGAAAAGCCAAATCTCTGCAAATAACATCAAGTGCCGCCGAGGATGAGGATGTGAGGTTAGGGCGAGCGGGCTTCTGGCCAAAGCGTGTAGGCCGTGCTTGATATCCGGGGCTGGTCGTAAGACCCTGGTCCCACTAAATAAGCTGGCGATGGGATATCGCTGGATGAGCGCAGCTCATAGCGCGTGGGCTGCGCTCCCTACCAAATAAGGATTTCTTCTATGTGTCAAGTAAATTTGATTTTTACTTGACAATATGGGCGCGATAGCGAGGTGAGTTTATGCAATTTCAGATCGGCGACCGTTTTCATATCGGCGATCGCGTTGTCTGCACAAACATTCGTGGCACGGGCAATCCAAATATTACACATACAGATATCGGAACCGTATGCGAGATTTTGGGCGCGATTAACTACGGTGTAGATTGGGGACGCGATATAAACGGACACGACTGCGGCGGCCACTGTCCGCGTGATTATGGCTGGCGTGTTAGTGGCAGATATTTGAAACTGGCGGGGCCAGAAGGAACCTTTGATGTCTCACCATCTGACATAGATTCTCTTTTCCTGGAGGTGGTTTGATGGCGGGGCGATTCAACGCTGGAGACACTGTCGTCTGCACGGTAGATCATCCGGCTAACAATGATTTCATCATGGCGGGTGATACCGGCACTGTAGTCGCTTGCGCGAATGGCCTTGCCTACGTTGACTGGGGAAGATATGTCGGCGGGCATAGTTGTGGTGGTCGTTGCCATTATGGTAATGGATGGAATGTAGGGGAGAGTAGAGTTGAATTGCTGGCGCCCGACGCGCCTTTTGATATCCAACCATCCGAAATTGATTCTCTCTTCCAGGAGGTGATAACTTGATCGCATATACCAAGCACACGGTTGACGTCGATGACCTGATCTTCGCCGACGCCGCCGACGCGAAGATCCATAGCACAAAATGATCTGTCAGGCGAAAGCCTGCCTATGGGGACGTAGCTCAATGGTAGAGCAGGGTGGCCGCCGTGGCTGCCGTAGTATGCAGGTTCAAGTCCTGCCGTCCTCACAATGCTCGACGGATTGTCAGATAACCGGATGATCTATAATGCGCCCTGACTGGGGTCTCCGCAGTAGGTAGATAAGGAGATAACAAGAATACAGAGGCGGTCAGCTACCGTCCGCATTAGGCTTGCAGTGCAGATGCTTTAAGCATAGGTGCAAGAGGAAAGCATTATAAGAGCGACCCTGAATAGATAGGAGGGTGATCATGAAACCGATCAAAGTAAATGGCGTACGCGTCAATTGCGCGTCCTGCGTGAACTATAAGCTGTCGCCATCGGATGAGCCGTGCAAAGATTGCTGGAAAGTGATTTTTCACTCTGACGATATGAGTGAGCCCTGCTTGGAAGACATCGCTTTCTATCCTGCGGATAAAGAACACTTCCTCACCCTTGAAAATTTGGTCAAGAAATATAGAGAGCAGTTCTCGGCAATGAAAGCGGACGCAAAAGCGCATGGCGTGTCTCTTAGAGAACTCTGTAAGCAGTTTGCAAACCACATCGAGATAGAGGTGTGGATAGACGGTATTCGATAAACAATGGAGGTGTCCCGTGGTTAATGATAGAAAACTGACCCGCGCAGATTTTACCAGTGACGATGCCTATGCGGCGTTTCAATGGCGCATGGAGTGTATCCTCAACATCATCGAGCGCAACCGCAAGGTCTCCTTCGCCTGGAAGGTGGCCCGCACGCTGATGCTTGCCGCTGCCTACGCGGGTCTTGCCTACAATTCTGTTCCCTGGTACATGTATCTGGGCGTCACCTGCGTGGCACTATCCTGGGGTTTTTCAGAATCCTTTGCCGACTACGAATGATGAAACACGACTTTGATAGAGAGGAGGCGGCCTATGACAACGGATGAACTGCGTGATCTTTTGTTACAGGGCGGGAATCATTGCTCAGTATATCTTGGCGAGAATTTTGAAGACGCGAAAGCTGTCACGGAACAGCTTCTGGCATTGGGTTTTCCCCACGGCGAATCCAATTATTCGCGCAAGGTATGCGATTCCTATCATAAGCCTGACTACGGCATGGACGGATCTTTTAGATGGCACTACGCACATATCTCTTCCATTGGAATACATAGCGCAGCGGGATCGAATACAACAACTATTTAAAAATTGAAACGATCCTGACTCTCGATGACCTGCGCCCCACATCCTCCGCCCCTGATCCCACGCCGGAAGAGATCGAAGCCTTCTATCTGGAAGCCATCGGGGTGATGCCATGAGAACAATCGAGGAAATGCGGGAATTCTTCAAAGACGAAGCGGTGATCCTGTGCAGAGGATATGCGCCTCGTGGCACAAGTTTTGCAGGATAATCGCTGTGAACTTGGTGGTGGAGGCACCGTTAGAATGGTTCTTGATGGATACTTAGACGAATGGGAGAAGTCTTTTTATCAGAGTGTCTATGTGTATGGATATGCGTCAAGAGAGTACCGCGTATGTGGTCACACCGGCAATTTGTGGTCATTTAATGGGCCGGTTTTCTCCGTCAGCGACGTAGTCGATTTCTTCTCAGAACCCACCGTCCCCTTCACAGAACAGGAATTTGATGCGGCCTTCGCCGATCTATTACGATAGGAGTTGATGCCCCATGACGAGAGCACAAGCCCATGCTGAATTCGGTAAAGATTTCTATGTGGATATCCGCTCCAAAGAAATGGCGGCAAACATCATGCGTCTCTTGTTGGACGAATCAAGCTTTTTTACCAGCTTTTCCAATGCATTTGCGATGTTCAAAAAGGGCAAGAATCTCTGGCCGGATAATGGCAGCTATCTCCGGATAAGTAACGGCAACTGTTCCTTTCGCATAGGAGCGAGCCGCTTCCATCTGCTGATCCCCGACTACGAATTTCTGGCTTTCCTGCAGGGCAAAACGCTGTACGAACCTGGCACAGATTTTGACCTTGCCTTCCAAAAACTGATAACGGAATGAGGTGATCCCATGCAGCTTTGTCAAACGCCGCCTCCGGAACTTTACGACTTGTTTTCGTATAATATTCGCGTACAGATCGAAAACAAAGAGCAGGCGGAGAACGCTGTCCGTCTTTGCGAAAAGTATGGCCTTACGAAACGGCACGAGTCTCAGACAGTCGATTCCATTCTGGACGGAAGCTCTGTGTGGCCGAAGTATGGAGAGCTTATGCTTCTGCACCTCCCATATGTTGGTTTTTGCCACAACTATGAGAGCGAGCACGCCCCGATCATCAGCTACGAAGAGTTCCTCGCTGCCGCAACCGGCCAGGAGCTTTCACCTGCGTTTCAATTTGCCGGAGACTTTGGCGACCTGTTCGCCGTGGTCTCTTAGTTTTTATAGGAGGTATCACGATGGGCATTCAGATCTATGTCCCGGGTAAAAAAATCTGGGAGTTTTTCAAAGATAATTTGGATCGTCTCAGGCATGAGAAAGTCGTCGTGGCGGAAAATACCGACACCGGCTACGCCATCCTGCTGACAGAGATCGACGGCGAATCCGCCAACCTGATCGTGGAGCGCAATGAAACGCCCATCGCCAGCAGCTACGAGCGGGGTGAAGAGGGCTGCGCCAAGTCCTATGCCTGCCTGTTCTATAAGTATCTGCTGCCCCTCTATGTGGAGGAGCCGGACGCTGTCGAGACCCAGCGTTCCTTTTCCGACTATGACATCCCTGACGATCTCCCCCCTGATGTGGTTTTTGAAAATGAGGAAGAGGATATCCCGCCGGAAGAGGAAGCAGAGGAACCTGTCGACGAGGACATCGACGATGTGATCTACCAGCGGGAGGACGCCCTGCGGTTTGCCATGGCGGACTGCCTGTCCGTTATGATGGACGAGGGAGAGGGTGACGGTGCAGAAATCCTCAATATGTATGGCGAGGATTTCGTGGACGAAGTGACTGATCATATGCTCTCCTACCTCGCCGGCGATCAGGGCATCGCTGTCTACCGCCCGACGATCATCACCGACGACAACGGTAACGACGAATTGGTCGAGTATCCCTATAACTGAATATCTGCGGAGTTGGCAGAGTGGTCGATCGCACCGGTCTTGAAAACCGGCGGCGGGTCAAGCCGTCCAGGGGTTCAAATCCCTTACTCCGCGCCAATCAATGCCCGGTCAAAAACCGGGCATTTTTTATGCTCACAACGGCCCTGCCTCCCCGTGGCGTGAGCGGATAAGCCGCAAGGCAAACCAAACGGGTACAAAATTTTTGTATTAAAAGGAGAACATTACTATGGCAAACATCAAGATCGCCGGCGACGCTGTCGTCATCCAGTCCGCCCTGAAGTCCGACGACATCCAGCTGGTCAAGAAGTACCGCCCCAACGAGCTGATCCTGAAGGGCGGCGAGGATGGCAAGGAGCCCATCTTCTCCATCGACGTGACCACCGGCAAGGGCGGCATCAACGAGTACGGTGTGTCCTTCGGCGGCGCCACCCGCGATGAGGAGAAGAAGGCGTGCCTGACCATGCTGATCCCCAAGGATGGCAGCATCGCCAGCGTCGAGGACTGGTTCGTGGACACCTATGGCGGCGCCATTATCAACCTGAACAAGCTGGAGGAGCGCCTGCCCACCGTCATCGCTGAGATCGCCGATGAGAAGGCCACCGTCCGCGAGAACATTTCCGTCGTGCAGTAACGGCTGGATTCCAAACCGTGAAATTCAAGCAGGCGCCCTGCGCCTCCCGTGAAAGCCGGGACACCACACAACAAAATTTTTTGAATAAAAGGAGAAATACATATGATCATCAAGGTAACCGTCGGTAACAACATCAACCGTGACATCGTCCACATCGATGCCGATACCACTCTGCGTGCCTGCCTGGAAGCCCAGGGTGTTGACTACTCCCGCGGCGCTATGACCCTGGATGGCTGCAACCTGAAGCCCGGCGATCTGGACAAGACCTTCGCCGAAATGAGCTATGACGGCACGCCTGGCCACACCGCCTGCTACCTGCTGAGCATGGTCAAGACGGACAACGCTGCCTGATCGGATCGTCAGCTTCATACAGTCTCCCAGCCCCCGCGAAAGCGGGGGTTTTATGCGGGGTTGGCGGAATTGGCAGACGCACCGGATTTAAGCTCCGTTGCTGACAACAGCGTGAGGGTTCAAGCCCCTCACCCCGCACCAGTTATCTAAAGAAATAGAATTGAGGTGTTCAGATGTTCAGAACCTGTGTCTCACAAACGCCCTTTACCTCTGAAGCAGCCAACGACATGTTTCAGAATATCCAGGGGCAGGATTACCGGTCTGACCGGTCATTCCTTTCCACTCTCCGCGCTATGCTGTTCCATCGTATGAAGCCGGAGGACCGGCTGAATTTGTATTTTTTCGAGGATAGCCGTTATACCGCTGATTATGTCCGCAACAAAGGCAATCTGCAATTCTGCCGCGGCATCGCCAGTAACTGGTGGACGAGCAATGAGAATACCAAAAATTATGTGATCGTCCATTCCATCGCCGGCTCTGCGGAGAATACTGAAGCTTGCTTCAATGCCCTGTCCAATAAGTTCTCCGAAGTGTGCGAGAACTACCAGCGCATCGACAAGGTCACCGCCTTCTATAAGCCCAATTTCAAGGTGCTCTGCTTCATCAATCCCGACACCCGCGTGGTGGTTTTCTATGTGGAAAATCTCGATATGAAGAAGATGCACTTCCTTCAGGTGGTCGTTCCTGTGGTTTTTCCCTGGTACATCAATAAGGAAGCACCCCTCACGCCGGAGGAAGTGGCGCTGTCCAAATCCTTTGCCTCCGGTTCTCCGGATGACTACCGCGGGTTTCTTGCCAAAATGGCCGAGAAGTACGATTTCCGCACTGCCCGTATCAAAAAGTACCTTACCGGTTATGAAAAGCGCATTGTCGATCGGCAGATCCGCGCCGAGCAGGAGCGTATCTCGAATATCGACCGGAATATCCGAGACTTGACCGCCCGGATCTCTTCCAACCTGTGTGATCGTGACAATGCTAACATCCGCCTTCTCGGCCTGCAGGCCAATCAGCACGGCGAGAAATCCGAGCTGATGGATTACTTCCTGTGCAACAAGGCGGTGGATATCCGCTCTCTCAGCGGCGACACCATCACCTTCGTGGTCAAGAGCTATCTGGATTACTTCGATCGTGACTGCGCCGAGCGTATGATCGGCCGGGGCGATAATTACATCTCCCGCCATGCGCCCTCTGATGAGGCATATGAGAATATGAAAAAGCTTCTCACGGAGATCTTCGTCAATCCCGAGCCCCGGCTGCGTATCCGCATCTGCGCCGCTTACTATCTGAACATCCCGGGTAACGCCTGCAGCTACATGGAGAACTATGATTTCTCCGAGAGCGATGGCGACCTGACCTACATGCCCAACCCCCATATTCAGGAATACGGCTGCCTTGGCAACTACCGGCAGGAGATCAACGATGCTCTGATCCGCGGCGATTATATCACGGCAGTGGAACAGTGCGTCTCGTCCTGCGGCAGTCTGAACTGGGCGGACGGCGCGGTGATGGGCGCGTTTGTCCAGAATATGTACAATTCCCGAAACGCATTCATCGAGCTGCCGGATGGCAGTATTGCCACCGTGGCAAAGGCCATCGAGTGGCTCAAGCAGCAGGAGGAGGTACCCAATGAGCAGAAGGAGGAGGCGCAGGAAAATGAGTAAACCCATTATGATGACCGAGGCATTCAAGCAGGAGTGCCGTGCCGATTTTGAAAAGGCGCTGGCGCTCACCAAGTGTGCCGATGGCAGGCTGAATTTTACCAAGGTTTTTGCCGATCTGAATCGCAAAGCCACCATCTTTTTCACACCCATTGCCTGGACAAAGATGACCAAGCTGCTCCAGGAGTTTGATAACGAGGTTGCCTGGTACGGCGTTACCGAGCGCGGTGCCGACCCGGATAAGGACGAGTATATCATCCGTGACATTCTGGTCTATCCTCAGCGTGTCACCGGCGCCACCGTGGACATGGACCCTGTGGAGTGTTCCAAGTGGGTGCAGGAACATATGGAGCAGGGCGACGAGCGGTTTAATAGCTTCTGTATGCAAGGTCATTCCCATGTTAAGATGGCCACCTCTCCCTCCGGCACCGACATCCATCATCAGGAGGAGATCCTCCGCGATGTGCGTAAGAACGGGTTCTATATCTTCATGATCTGGAACAAGTATCTCGTCAGCACCAACAAGATCTACGACCTACAAAAGAATGTCCTCTTTGAAAATACGGATATCACCGTTGACGTCCTGTGCGACGGCGAGACGGTCTCTGATTTCATCGCCGAGGCAAAGTCCCAGGTCAAAGAGACCACTTACTACTACAACGGCTATAAAAGCTACGACAGTAAAACGCCCGCCAGCGGCAGCAAAACGCCCGCTACGACCACGCCGGTCTGTCAGTCGTGGGACAAGCCCGCTGTGGTGGTCCATCCAAAAGAGCAGGAACAGCCTGTTGCCAAGCCGGAGGAAAAGAAACGCGTCCGCATTGATGCCGGCTGGCGCAAACAAAATGGACTCTATGTACCGGAAGATGATGGCGCTGATGACCCGTATGGTTACGGCGATTATGGCGACTATACCGGCGCGTATATGGGAGGTAAGTAATGGATCTTTCTAAAAGCTATGAATATTTTCAGCCCGATACCGTCCGCGAGCCTCTCAACATCGTGGGCTGCGGTTCGGTGGGCGCTACCGTGGCGGAGCATCTTGTCCGCCTCGGTCTCACCAACATCACTCTCTGGGACATGGATGTGGTAGACCCGCATAACCTGACCAATCAGATCTTCCGCCACAAGGACATCGGCCATCCCAAGGTGGAAGCTCTGGCGGATATCCTCACCGATATCAACCCAGATATCAAAGATAAGCTGAAGCTCTACCCCAAGGGCTGGAGCGGTCAGCAGCTCTCCGGTTATGTCTTCCTCTGTGTGGATAATATCGAGCTGCGCCGCCAGATCGTGGAAAAGCACATGAACAATCCCTACATCAAGGCCATGTTCGATTTCCGTACCCGCCTGGAGGATGCCCAGCACTACGCCGCCGACTGGCGCGATCGTGATATGAAGAAGAATCTTCTCTCCTCCATGGAGTTTTCTCATGAGGAGGCCATGGAGGAAACGCCCGTCTCCGCCTGCGGTGTCACGCTTGGCGTGGTCACCACGGTTCGCGCCATTTGCGCCCTGGGCGTCATCAACTTCATTTCCTTCGTCCGTGGTCACGGCATCAGAAAGCTCATTAACTTTGACGCACCCCACTATCTGTTGGATGCGTTCTGATCAGCGGCGGCTTCGCCGCTGATCTTCTCGCTGTAACGCATACTTTCCTTCCGGAAAGGCTTCTCGCCAAAGGCAGAAGTACCACCTTGATCAGAAGCAGGATACGGCAGCCCTGGAAGGCGTCCGGCCGGCCCGCGCGCAGCAGCTCCACTCCGCAGAGCTACTCCCGAAGCGGGTCATCACCCACCATCAACGCAGCATCAGGCCGTGGTTTTTCAGTATCTTTCACCCAATCGCACGTTTTCCCGCTGCTCCAAATCATATTTTAACCTGCTTCTCATCTCATCAGAGCTCTTCAGGGATCTGCTATCTCACTGTAGGTTACAGCTATCAATTCAGGAAAGGAGACCCTCTCCCATGACATATATCACCGTTAAGCAATCGCCTATGTATCATCAGATCACCATTGATGAGTTGCTTTTTGGCGATTTCAAAGCGCCAGCCCTCATCAGCGCCAACACGTCCAACACCAAGACCTACGCTGTGGAGCGCGTCAGTGATAAATTCCTATCCAAAGTGGATGTCACCCAGCTGGTCAAAAAGCTGGATGCGTTCAATGCCGCCACTATTTATCTGCGTGAAGCGGACCGCAAGACCCTGTATGATTTCTTCTCTATCCCCAAGCGCCATGGCGGTTTCCGCAAGATCAGCGCCCCTAAGCCGGAACTGATGAACGCCCTGCGCCTGCTGAAAACCATCTTCGAGCAGGATTTCGGCGCCCTCTATCATACCTCTGCCTTCGCCTATGTCCATGGCCGCTCCACGCTGGACGCCGTCAAGCGTCATCAGGCCAATGAGAGCCGCTGGTTCGGCAAGTTCGATCTCCATGATTTCTTCGGCAGCACCACCCTGGATTTCGTCATGAAAATGTTCTCCCAGGTTTTTCCCTTCGGCGAAGTGGTCAAGTATCCTGCCGGTAAGGCAGCGCTGGAAACGGCGCTGGATCTTGCCTTTCTGGATGGCGGTCTCCCTCAGGGCACCCCCATCTCGCCCCTTATCACCAACGTCATGATGATCCCTGTGGACTACAAGCTCTCCAACGCCCTGCGGAATTTCCATGATAACAAGCTGGTCTACACCCGCTATGCCGATGATTTTCTGGTGTCCTCCCGCACCACCTTCAGCGTGGCGGAGGTGCAGCGTCTCATCATGGACACCCTTCATGAGTTCGGTGCTACCTTTACCCTGAATACCGCCAAAACCCGCTACGGCTCCTCTTCCGGCAGCAACTGGAACCTCGGCGTCATGCTGAACAAGGATAACCAGATCACTGTCGGCTACAAGCGCAAGCGCCAGTTCCAAAGTATGCTCTATAACTACATCACCGATGGCCGCAACGGCCGCCCCTGGAGCCAGGAGGACATCCGCTCTCTGGACGGTCTCCGCTCTTACTATCGCATGGTGGAGAAGGACAACATCGACGCCATTATCGACCATATCAATGAAAAGTTACACACTGATGTGGTGGCAAGTATCAGAAACGACCTCAGCTAATCCCTCAAGCGATTCACGACGCATTACTATCCCCGGATAGTGCTTCTCGCCAAAGGTGGAAGTAACAACTGGATCGGAGAAACACTGCACGCAGGCGGGCTGCGATCGGATGCCGCGGAGGCGCATCGCACCTTCTCCTCAGCCAACCGCACGAAAACCGGTCGAGAACCTCCCATTTCGACCATCATACGGATGAAATTCCCTGTCGTCCCATGGGTTGGAACGAAAACTCTGCAGACTCTCCAAGTACCGTGCGAATTCTCCAGATCGTAACATAATCAATATCAGGTCGTGAATCAAAAGAACGATGTACAAGAAGCGTCATCCCATTGGAGGTGTTATTGAATGAAAATGGACTCTAGGCGTGAGATCGGTAATGCTGGGCTTGCAATGGCAATAGGGTATTTTGGTGCAAATGGGATGACGGTATCTATACCCCTAAATGACACACAGAACTATGACCTAGTAGTTGATTATAAGGGGTCTCTGAAAAAGGTACAGGTAAAAGCGACAAATAGCATATCTAATAGTGGTGCATACGTCGTTCAATTAAAAACAGTAAGCGGGACGACAAGAAAAGTCTACAAAACTGTTAAAGATACGGATGTGGATATGCTATTTTGCTTATGTGGAGATGGTACGATGTATTTGATACCAGTTAATGAAATAAAAAATGTAGGCGCAATCAATCTCGGAAAAGGGAAGAGTAAGTATACGAATAAATCCTTACCCGATTGGTCTAAGTATATCGTTCATTTGTAATTTGCAATTTAGTTCCGCAGCGCTAGTGTTCAACGGTCAGCACACCGGTCTTCCAAACCGGTAGTGCCGGTTCAAATCCGGTGCGCTGCTCCAGCGCCGTCAGTCCCGGCGCGTGGCAAGATACACCCCCTTTATTTGCCCATGCGGGTTTTTTGGATTTTTCCCGCATGGGCCCCATGCTCCATTAGCTCAATTGGCAGAGCGCGCGGCTCATAACCGCGTGGTTCCGGGTTCAAATCCCCGATGGGGCACCACCGGCCTCACTTTGCCGGTGTAATCACCTCCTATTTTCTTTATTGGACAATAAACTTGGTTTTTCCCAAAAGCCGCGGTCAGTTTTGCAGCAGGCAGCAAGCGCAAGTTGCTGCCGCTGGTTTTCACCCGCGGCGCTATGCTGGAATAGCTCAGTTTGGCAGAGCGGCGCCTTCGTACAGCGCAGGCCCCCGGTTCGATTCCGGGTTCCAGCTCCAGTCTCCAAAGCCGACAGCGTACAGGGGCGATGAGCGGTCATGCCGTCCCGTCAGCAGGACGCATACCGGGTGCGTGAAAACCGGAGGGGTTAGCTTCGACCTGTCAAGGAAATGGCTTTAAACAAACGCGGTGTCCATACCGTGGTGCCTGTGAGCGTATCCGCTGGTGTAGCTCAGTTGGCAGAGCATCGGTTTTGTACTCCGAGTGTCGCGGGTTCGATCCCTGTCACCAGCTCCATCGGGGAGACGACCCCGATACCCACCCCTGTGGTTTTTCTCCTTAGTTCGATCTGTCCCTTCTCTCCAGTGCGTGGTGGCTAAGCATTGACTAGTGATTGTGATGCCTTGGGCGAACTCGGTGCGACTCCGGGAGCGATCCGCACGATAGAAAGAGTGAAGGGGAGCCTTCCTCTACTATTTCTGGGTGTAGCGCAGCAGGCAGCGCGCGTGACTTGGGCTCACGAGGCCGGGAGTTCGATCCTCCCCACTCAGACCATTTCAAGAAAGGTGGTAGTTTTTATGACGCGTCGGGAGTTCTTGAATGATGTAACTACTGTTGATGACCTGATATCCTTTCTGAGCGATGAAGACAATCTTTTCCTCGCCACCGAGCGAAATGACTGGCTTGACACAGATAGCTTTGATGAGTGCGTGCTGGAGGACATCAGAGATTTTTATACGGACGAAACATGGCATAGTATCGGCGAGCGCTTGTGCAGCACCCCCGATTGGAATAGTGACGCATGGTATGTCCGTAATGGATGCTTTGATTATGATATGGTCGAGGATGGCGATGACCATTATCAGGAACTTTACGATGACACCTTGGAATACTTCGACGACAACGGTCTTTGGGATGACGATCCCGACGAAGAAGATGACGAAGAGGAAGAGGTCGAAGCTGCGCTTGTCGAAGCGCAGGAATCCTCAGTGGATATCAGCCTTTTGAATACGCTGCTGTCCGACGTGGCGGTTTTTGCCTCATAGTGACCAATCATATCAATAAAATCATCGTTTCATAAGACGCCTTGTATATCCGGTATTTTTACATAGTAGATTACCGCCTTCTCGCCCAAGGTGGAAGGAACACTTAGCCCCGTCTTTTCCCTGCACGAGCCATCAGACGACTTCAGCGAGTGACGCGGCTCGACTAAGTCGCTATCGCGCGACTATGTCGAGCCAGCGACACCGCTGAAGTCGTTCTTGAGGCTCAGCAGGGAGGGATGACAGCATAATGATTTCCACAACTCACGTGTGAATCATTACGGAAGGCGCCTTCGTTCAGGTCGCGGCCGTTTGCGTGACCCGCGATCGGGGCAGCCCCTGCGGGGGCTGCCTTCTATATTTCAAAAGGAGGGAAACCATGACTCCGATATCAATAGCGGCAATAGAAGAAGAGGGATATCCCACATATCAGGTTGGGGATACTGTTCGGGTCGTCAGTACACCATATTCAAAATGTCCGTTTTCATGGATATACGAAATGAACGAATGGTGTGGACGCACGGTTACGATCTCCCATGTGGAGTATTCCCCCGGATATAAACAATACCGGTACAGAATTAAAGAGTGGAAAAGTATCGCCTGGTGCGTTAATTGCTTTGAGCCTATCTATGAATGTCCAGAAGTAGACCCGTCTGAATTTGCTGCGCGTTTTGCAGCATTGCTTACATGAAAAGGAGGCAGCCTATGAAAGTTCTCGTTGTGGTGGACATGCAGAATGACTTTATCTCCGGCTCTCTCGGCACGCCGGAAGCCCAGTCCATCGTCCCCAAGGTAGTGGAGAAGATCGACCAGTTTACTGGCGACATGATTTGCGTCACCCTTGACACCCATTATGGCAATTATCTGGTGGGTACCCAGGAGGGTAAGCTCCTGCCTGTCCCTCACTGTCAGCACCAGTCCGATGGCTGGCAGCTTCACGAGGATGTCCGCGCCGCCATCGAGCGCTACACAGCCCGCAACGAAGCCAACGACTGCCAGTCCTTTCCGAAGGAGACCTTCGGCTCTGTGGATATGGGCATCTGGATCAAGAAGATCGAGCATTTCGGCAAGATCGACGAGATCACGCTGGTCGGCCTGTGTACCGACATCTGCGTCATCTCCAATGCTATGCTGTTAAAAGCCTTCCTGCCGGAAACCAAAATCGTGGTGGATGCTTCCTGCTGCGCCGGTGTCACGCCGGAGAGCCACCGTACCGCCCTGGCCGCTATGAAAGCCTGCCAGATTTTCGTAGAAAATGAGGAGGCGTGCGTATGATCCGTGTCAGAGTTGGCCGCACCGGCTATATCCCCATCGAGTTTTCCAAATTCCCCGACGGGACATCTTCCTTCCGGTTCCCCATAGAGGAAGTGGGCGGATCGGAAGAAAACACACCTATCACCGTCGAGTGGAAATATGACGGCGATCACGAGTGTATACTTCTCTGGTATCTGGTCAAACATATCCAGTATCTGTACGACCAGCCTATTCGGCTTTACCTGCCCTATATCCCCAATGCCCGTATGGATCGTGTCAAAAGCCCAGACGAGGTTTTCACCCTGAAATGGTTCTCCCAGTTTGTCAACGCCCTTGGTTTTTCCGAGGTTGTTGTCTGTGACCCCCATTCTGATGTCTCCACGGCGCTGATCGACAATGTCATTGTGAGACAGCAGGCTCATGCCGATGTGGAGGTTTTGACACGCCGGCTGTCCGAAGAAAACCTGCTCTTCTGCTATCCTGACGAGGGTGCCGCCAAGCGCTACTCCGGAGTTTTCCAGCGGGAGTATGTTTTCTGCATCAAGCACCGCGACTGGCGCACCGGTAAGATCCAGCGTCTGGAGCTGACGGAGCCGGACAAGGTCAAGGGCCGCAATATCCTCATCGTGGACGACATCTGCTCCCGCGGCGGCACATTTACCCACACGGCCAAGGCGCTGAAAGACGCAGGCGCCCAGCATATTTACCTCTATGTGACCCACTGTGAGAATACCATCTTTGACGGCGCCATCCTCACCGACGGCCTCATCGACAAGGTCTTCACCACCAACAGTATCTTCCGCGGAGAGCACGAAAAGATCGAGGTTTTCCGCTGTTAAGGAGGCAATTATGGAACTGACACGCACCGGCATTATCCGCCATCTGGACGATCTTGGCCGCATCGTTGTCCCCAAGGAGCTGCGCCGCACCCTCGGCATCCGCGAGGGCGACCCTATGGAAATTTACCTCACGCCCGATGGCCGCGGTGTGGTTTTCCGGAAACCGGAACTCACTCCGGCAGAGGAGCTGTTCACCGCCCTGGAAAACACGCTGGAAATGCTGGGTGAGCACGAAGCCGCGCTGCAAGTCCATTCCCTCGCCACCGCCTATCGGGAATCTATCCATGAAAAAGAGGAGGATACGCCGTGAAAATTATCGCCATCATACTTTTGACAGCACTTGCCAGCGGCGCGATCTACTATTTCATCGCCGTGGGTTTTATGGATTGGTATACACCGAAGCGATATAACGATCCCAGCATCCTGTTCCCTACGGCAATGGCGACGCTTTTCTGGCCAGTCATATTGCCCTGTCTGGCAGTGATTTTTGCCGTAAACCGTATCCTGAAAAAGAGGGAGGATCATACATGATTACTTATAACCCCTTACTTTGCTGTGACTTTTATAAAACCGCCCATGCCGACCAGTATCCCGCCTGCCTGACCCGCATGGTGTCCTACTACACGCCCCGCACCACCCGCCTTGCCGACACGCAAAAGGTCACGCTCTTCGGCCTCCAGGCATTCGTCCAGGAATACCTGATCGACGCATTCCATACCTGGTTTTTCGCCCGCCTTTACGAGGAGGTGCGCGATGAATACCTGCGCCTTCTGGGTGCCACCATCCATACACAGGGCGTTGGAGAACACAGGCTCAAGGCGCTTCACGATCTGGGCTATCTGCCCCTTGCCATCCGTGCCGTACCGGAGGGTATCCGCACCGATATCCACGTTCCCCAGATCGAGATTTCCAATACCCATCCCGCTTTTGCATGGCTGGTCAACTCCATCGAGACCATGCTCTCCTGCAGCATGTGGCACACCCAGGTCTCTGCCGAGGTGGGCTACCGCTACCGTCAGATCGTCGATCATTACGCGGCCCTTACCTGTGACGATGATGTCCAGCCAGCCCGCCTGATCGGCGATTTTTCCATGCGCGGCCAGGAAAGTGTGGAGAGCGCCACCAAGAGTTCCGCCGCTTTCTGCCTCAGCTTCCTGAACACCGCCACCGTCCCTGCCATTCTTTGGCTGGAGAAATATTATGACGCTGACTGCACCAAGGAGCCTGTGGCCTTCGGCGCGCTCTCCACCGAGCATAGTGTCATGTGTTCCAACTTCGCCGTAGACGGCGACGAGATCACCCATATTCGCCGCCTTCTGACGGAGGTCTATCCTCACCAGAGTTTCTCCATGGTGTCCGATAGCTACGACTACTGGCATCTGGTGGATGAGCTCCTGCCCCAGCTCAAGGAGGAAATTTTGGCGCATGACGGCTTCCTCTCCATCCGCGGCGACAGCGGCGACCCCGTCCAGGTGCTGACGGATACCGTCTCCCATCTGTGGGATATCTTCGGCGGCACCGTCAATTCCAAGGGCTACAAAGTCCTCGATCCCCATATCAAAGCTATCTATGGTGACAGCATCACGCCACAGCGCTGCCAGCAGATCTATGAGATCCTGATGGAGCGCGGTTTTGCCATCAACAATGTGTCCCTCGGCGTCGGCTCCTTCTCCATGGAGTGCTTGGAAACTATCGGCGAGAATGGCGAAAAGCAGTACGCCCCCTATACCCGTGACACCTTCGGCATTGCTGTCAAGGCGACGTATGCCGAAGACGCCGACGGCAACCCCATCATGATCTATAAGAATCCCAAAACCGACACCGGCCACTTTAAGAAGTCCCAGCGTGGCTGCTGTCGGGTTTTTCAGAATCCGGACGGCGTCTATGCCTACGAGGACGGTCTCACATGGCAGCAGTCCCAGCAGGATAATGCCCTGACGCTGGTTTTTAAGGATGGCAAGTTTATAAAGCGCTACACCCTGCCGGAAGTCCGCACCAATCTGCACGGAGGTAGTTTTTGATGTCCATTCAGATCATCGACGGCAATATCACGCAAACCACAGCGCCATATATCTGCCATCAGGTCAACTGTCAGGGCAGAATGAATAGCGGCGTTGCCAAGGCGATCCGTGAGCGTTTTCCGGATGCCTATCATGACTACATCGAAACGTGCCGTGATACCGATAGCGGAGACGGTACCGGCCTTCTAGGCACACTGCGTGTCACAGCGATCCCTGACGGGCCGAAGATTTGCCATATGTTCGCCCAGAATCGGTACGGCTATGACGGTCAGAAATACACTAACTATGGTGCCTTTCGCTTCTGCCTTGACCTGCTGACAAAATACATCCCCCGCGGCAGCACCATCGCCATGCCTTACGGCATCGGCTGCGGTCTTGGCGGCGGCGATTGGAATGTGATCTATTCTATGATCAAGTCTGCGCTCGGTCAGGATTATACCGTGGAATTATGGAGGTTGCCAAAAATGACAGAACTTGACCCCAAACAGACAAAAGACGCCATCATCCAGTGGATCAGAGATTATTTCGCCGAAAACGGCCCGGATTGCTCCGCCGTCGTCGGCATCTCCGGCGGCAAAGATAGCAGCATCGTTGCCGCCCTCTGCGTCGAAGCGCTGGGGAAAGACAGGGTTTTCGGCGTTCTCATGCCGGACGGTGAACAGGCTGACATCATGGATGCCTTTGCGTTCTGCGACGCACTGGACATCCGAAAGGCCGTTATCAATATCGGTAACGCAAAGCAAGCGTTGTTGGATTCCATGCCGTGCCCCTACCAGTGGAGTCAGCAGGCCATGATCAATATGCCGCCCCGCCTGCGCATGGCAGCCCTCTACGCCATGGCACAGTCTTTACCCAATGGCGGCCGCGTGGCCAATACCTGCAATCTCAGTGAGGACTATGTGGGCTATTCCACCAAGTTTGGCGACAGCGCCGGAGATTTCAGCCCTCTTGGTAAGTTGACGGTCACTCAGGTACGTCAGATCGGCCACCTGCTGCCCATTCCCGCCCATCTGGTGGACAAGACTCCGTCAGACGGTCTGTGCGGCAAATCGGACGAGGATAATCTTGGCTTTACTTACGAGCAGTTGGATCGGCGTATCGCACAGGGTTCCTGCGGCGACAGAGCCGTGGATTGCAAAATCATGCAGATGCACGTCAAAAATCTCCACAAGCTGCTGCCCATGCCCACCTTTAACCCCAGAGAGTGGGGTTTGTAAGCCATGGCAAACCGACCCGTCAAGCCCCAGTTTTCTCAGTCCGTCAGCCAGTTCTGCCGCATGATGGACGACGCGAAGAAGGATTACGCGTGGAACTACGCCGCCGTCAACCGGGCCGACCGGCTCACTCAGGACTACCTTCATAAGCTGGAGCTGGACGGCCTTGATTACCGCCAGCGTGCCAAGGTGGCCACGCAGCTTGCCCGTTGCCGTCAGATGCGGCGTGAGTGCAAGGATACCGTGGAGGTTTTGGAGCCGCTGGTGGATTTTCTGGAAAGTGAGAAGGGTAAACACCTTTTGAACTTAATGCGCGAGGTGCTCGGCCGAACCCGCAAGGTAGAAGAGCGGATGGGGACTCGCGTCTATGTCCCACGAGTTTTAGAACAGGAGGTAGATACATGAATATCGTGTTCTGGCTCATCGTTGTCGTGACGCTGATCTTGCTCTGGTTTTGTCTGAGCTTTGCCTTCAAAGGCATCGGCGAATTCGGCTGGAAGATCTTCCACGACGCGAAAAAAGAGATCTCCGATGAAGAATCGGAGACAGAATCTGAAGAAAAGGAAGATGTCATATGAAAGAAGGAAAGATCGGCGCTATCCTGCTGGCGCTTGTTATGATCGTCGTGCTGGTGTGCTGCATCATTTGCATGAAGCGCATCCCCGCAGGCTATGTGGGCGTGGTCTACAACATGAACGGCGGTGTCGATGGCGAGGTGCTGACCCAGGGCGTCCATCTGGTTTCGCCCACCAAGAAGGTCACCACTTACTCCATCGGCATCGAGCAGTCTTACCTGACCAGCGAGGATAAGGGCGACTCCCCCAAGGACGAGAGCTTCAACATTCCCACGTCCGACGGCAAGACCGTCCGCGTCAACCTGGAGTTTTCCTACCGGTTTGACGAGACCCGTGTAGCTGAAGTTTTTGTCAAGTTCAAGGGTAAGTCCGGCGAGACCATCAAGGATACGTTCATCAAGCCCAAGATCGTCGCCTGGACACAGGAGGTCTCTGCTAACTATCCCGTCACAGATATTTTCGGCGACAAGCGTACCGCCATCAATGCCGAGCTGGATACATACCTGCGCGACAAGTTCGATAAGTACGGCATCATCATCGACACCGTGAATTTTACCGATATCTCCGTGGACGATGAGACCGCCGCCGCCATCCAGAAGAAGGTCACCGCCCAGCAGGAGCTGGAGCTGGCCAACATCGAGGCTGAGACCGCCAAGATTCAGGCGGAAAAGGATTTGGAAGTAGCCCGCATTTCTGCCGAGGCCATGCAGGTGGCCGCTGAAGCAGAAGCCAAGGCCAACCGCGAGATTGCCTCGTCTCTGACCCCTGAGTTGATCGAAAAGATGAAGTACGAAGCCTGGAACGGCGAACTGCCCACCGTCACCGGCGGCAGCTCCATCATCAGCATCACGCCCTGATGGAAAAGAAATCGCTTTACGAACGCATTGAGAATTGGTATGAGGGCGCCGCAGAATGGCAGCGTTTTCTCATTATCGCCGGTATCGTTGCGTTCTTACTTCTCTTATTGGTCTTTACCATAGTCATGCCGATTATTTTGGCGATTCGCTGCCATAACGCCGCGTGGCTTCTTGTGTGGATCGTCCCTATTAGTTTCCATACGGCATTCCGCATTATGAATGATGGAGATATAGACCTTTAATCATATATCCCGGGCGGCCCCATCCGCCCGGGTTTTTCAAAAACTGTAACGCATACTTTCCTTGCGAAAGGCTTCTCGCCAAAGGCAGAAGTACCACCTTGACGACGGAAAACACCGAGGAAGACGCGACTGAAGGCGCCTTTACTCTCCAGGTAAATCCCGGAACAGAACCATCCCCCGTAATCAGCCCGCCAAACCCACCCCTCGAATGACATCAGCACACACTTTTCAGCGATCCGAAGATGTCATCTCAGTCGTCAAATTAACTTAAATATCTGGTTTAAGTGCTTAACTTGATCCTAATGATCTCGTCTCTGTATTCAGGTTACAGTAAAGCTGCTGTGCTTTTAATAAAATTTTTTTGAAATTTTTAATAATACGCTTGCCATGATGGTTGTTTTTATGCTATGATAATAACTGATGTACACAAATAAAAAAAACCTATGGCGGGGTGGAGCCCGCCATAGGCGAATAGGATGCAGCGCACGTATATCTACCCGGTCATCATGGAAAGTATGGAGAGCACGGCGTGTGCCGTGCACGCGATGAAGTAAGCAATTTCAAGCACGAAACGGATGGTGTCAACCCAACTGTATTTGTTCATTGTTTGCTCCTTTCGTTTTCATACGTTTAATAATAGGGGATGCGTGCGCTGCATCGCTATTTTTGAACGAATAAATAAAGAAGCAACCTCAAGGCCATTACAATCATAGCAGAGGGTTTCAATATGTGCAAGTAAAATTTTTCAGAAATTTTACTATTATTTTTGTCAGGATATGAGAAATTCGCATCGTACTCATAATATAGATTGCTTTTCTTAATATACGATGCTATGATATCACTTGCGCGTTTAAGTGAGCCAAAGGATTTCCTTTGGCTCACTTTTTTTTCTTTTACGAAAGGAGGCTCCATATGACTACTAATACCCTTTATACTATTACCGCCATCCAAAACAAGCGGGAGAAGATCAATCCCGTCCATGAAAAGGTGCTCCACCGTCCCGCCTACATTCGGGATGTTATTCCTGGCGAAAGCGCAGAGATATTATATCTCTGCTGTGACGATCATCGCTACCACACCCTCTGGACATCTTCCGTCCTTTCCGTCACCCCCTGGGAGAATGGCGAAGACACCGTGATCATCGAAACCAAAAACACTATCTATACATTGGAAAAGGCGCAGTGTTAATTATTTCGTACAAACTGACGGCTTTTGTCAATAAATTAAAACATTATGGAGGCGCTGCCTATGGAGAAGATCGGTCTCAATAACGCATGGCATATCACAAAGGGAGCGTCTTTCCTTTGGCGCGTTAAAAATCTCTTCTGGGGACTGCGCTATGCCTGGCAGCGTGCCTGGCGTGGTTATGATGATGTGGAGATTTTCGACCCGGGTTTTTCATTTTTTCAGCGGATGCATGTGCTGCTCCGCCAGTTCAAAGAATGCAATATCTCCCTCTTTTATGACGACGAACACAACCGCGATATGACGGAAGAAGAGACCAACGCTGTCATCGATAAAATGATTTGGTATTTTGATAATTGCGATGAGGAGACGGTTGTGGACCGCCTCTATCCGGACATTGCCGCTGCAATGGAAGATGACGACCTTAGTTCACTGGATCAAAGTATCAAACGTCTTACATGGGATGACCATAAGGCCATTGCCGACGAGGTGCACCGCTGCCGCGCTGAAGCCCTCCGCCTTTTCTCTCGATACTGTTGCCAACTTTGGTATTGAGATTTCTATAATAGTAGTTCACATCCCGTGAGTTTTCTCACGGGTTTTTCATTTTTCCGTCGACAAAACACCAGTTTTATATCCAAAGGAGGTATCCCATGAGAACACTTTTGCTTCTGCGAGGCAGTCCCGGCTGCGGCAAGTCCACATGGATCGAACGCAATGGTCTGAAGCCATTCACCCTCTCCGCTGATGATATCAGAATGATGTGCGCCAGTCCCTCATTAAACGCTCTCGGCCAGTATGAGATCAGTCAGGCAAATGATACCGTGGTTTGGAGCACCCTATTTAAGCTGTTGGAAATCCGTATGCAAAACGGCGAGTTCACCGTGATCGACGCCACCAACTCCAAGACCTCCGAGATGAACCGGTATAAGGAGCTGTGCGGCGCGTACAAATACCGCATCTTCTGCGTAGACTTCACCGATATTCCTATCGAAACAGCAAAGGAACGCAATCACCAGCGCGAGATGCTCGAGCGTGTTCCCGATGAGGTCATCGACAAGATGTGCGCCCGCTTTCAGACCCAGAAGATTCCCTCCGGTATCACAGTCATCAAGCCGGACGAGCTGGATAAGGTCTGGATGAGGCAGTTCGATATGTCCGCCTACCAGCGTATCCACGTCATCGGGGATATTCATGGCTGCAAAACCGTGCTGCAGGAATATCTGGGCGGCGATCTGAAGGATGACGAGTTTTACATCTTCCTGGGCGATTACATTGACCGTGGCATTGAGAATGTGGAAGTCGTGCAGTTCCTGCTGTCCATTTATGAAAAGCCCAACGTCCTGCTGCTGGAGGGCAATCATGAGCGCTGGCTGTGGGCATGGGCGAATGGCTGCGTCAGTAAGTCCAAAGAGTTTGAATTGGTCACCGCCACACAGTTGGATGCAGCCGGTCTGGATAAGCGGCGTGTCCGCCAGCTTTATCGCCGCATGGGCCAGTGTGCCTACTTTAATTATGGTGGCAATGTGTACCTTGTTACCCACGCCGGTCTGAGCAGAGTCCCGAAAAATTTAACTACCGTTGCGACTTCGCAGATGATCAAGGGCTGTGGCGCTTATAAGGACTCTGAGATCGTCGACAATTCTTTCGCAGGTAATACGCCGGACAACTTCTACCAGATCCATGGCCACAGAAACACAAAAGACCTGCCGATTTACTCGGGTACACGGTGCTACAATCTGGAGGGCAAGGTGGAATACGGCGGCTCCCTTCGCTGTGTTGATCTGCTGCCGGATGGCACACAGGAGGGTTTTGAGATCAAGAACACTGTGTTCAAAGAGCCTGAGGAGTTCACGCAGAGCGTCGCTGCCTCCATGCAGACGGTTGGCGACGCCATCATGAGCCTTCGTCAGAATCGCTATGTGCAGGAGAAGAAGTACGGCGATATCTCCTCCTTCAATTTCACTAAAACGGCATTTTACGACAAGATTTGGGATGAGCAGACCACCAAAGCCCGCGGACTTTTCATCAATGTCTCCAAGCAGAAGGTGGTCGCCCGCGCTTACGATAAGTTCTTCAATATTAACGAGCGGCCTGAGACCAAGTTCGATATGCTCCATCTCAAACTGGCGTTTCCTGTTACAGCATATGTCAAAGAGAATGGATTCCTTGGCATCGTCTCCTATGATGAGGCGACGGACGGCCTGTTCATCACCACCAAGTCCGCACCGGATGGCGATTTCGCCTGCTGGCTCAAGGATATGATCTACGAGAAGATTTCTGACGAAGCCAGAGAGGCTATGCGGCTTTTTGCCAAAGAAAACGCTGTCTCCTTTGTGTTTGAATGCGTGGATATGAAACACGATCCTCATATCATTCAGTATCCAGAGAGTCAGCTTTTCCTTCTGGACATGGTCTATAACGATATGCAGTATCGCAAAGCGCCCTTTGAACTACTCTGCACATTCGCAGACCGGTTCGGCATCCAACATAAGGAGCGGGCATTTGTGCTGGAAACCTGGCAGGATTTCTTTGATTGGTACTATGCCGTCATGGACGAGAATTACCTCTGTGATGGCCGCCATATCGAGGGATTTGTGCTGGAGGATGCCAACGGTTATATGGTCAAGCTGAAGCTTGCCTATTATAACTTCTGGAAATTCATGCGTAGTATCGCCCATGAGGCGATCCGCAAGGGGTATATTGACCGCAAACGCACTTCCGCCCTGACCACGCCTCTGGCCAATCAGTTCTATGGCTGGGTCAAAACACTTCACGATGAGCCAGACCTTAGCGCTGTCCCCAAAGATATCATTACGCTGCGGCAGTTGTTCTTCCAAACAGAATCCGGCAAACAGTTTGCTGATGCGTAAGGAGACCATTATGAAATATTCATCTGATGAGATCAGTAATCTCGTGGATGCGCTGCGGTGCTGCGCTGAGGGCGAATGTCATGGCTGCGCCTGGTATCCTGATAAACAGCACTGCCAGGAACGCATTCTTCTTGCCGCCGCAAATATCATCGAAGGATTCCAGAAGGAGGTCGCAAATGAATGCAGTTAAGTTTGTCGAAGAAGTCAGGCGTATGAGGTCTGCGGATAGAAATTATAAGATATTTAATTATAATGATAGGCCAGAAGATGTCGTTAAAGAGGTCGAGGAGTGGTCTGCCGCACATCCCCGCAAGACACGGCAGAGTGTGTTTCTGGAACAGTGGCCGGAAGCACAACTTGACAGCGACAAGGTTATAAGTGTTTGCCCTAAAATGCTTTATGGTTGCTGTGTATGTCCCAACTTAGACACAAATAGAAATAAAGACATCCCGTGCTATGAATGCCGCCGCGAGTTCTGGAGCCAGGAGGTAGAGTGATGGGCGACGACTGGGCTGATATCTGCTACGAATGCGGTGGATACGGTGACGATTACTCCATCGACGAGGACGGTGAGCTGGTGTGCAACTGTGATACCTGCTGGGTCAGAAGAGCGGAGTTTGAAGAGGACGACTGGTAATGCGCCTGGAGAATGAGCGCGGCGAAGCAGTCTATTATAACTGTGTAAGGTACTGGCACTGCATGTGCCGCACGAGACGTTGGAAACTTACGGCGCCGTTTCTGAACAGACTGCTGCCTTCATGGCCGAGGGCGCTGTTGCCTTAACAGGCTCTGACATGGCGGTCTCCGTCACCGGCCTTGCCGGACCGGACGGTGACGATCGCGGCAACCCCGTCGGCACCGTCTTCATCTCCATCGCCCATAAGGGACACTATACAAGAATTTACCGGCTCCCCAAACTGGATGGCAGCCGCGACGCAATTCGCCGTCAAGTGGTAGACAAAGCGCTTTCCCTTATCCATCGATATCTGGAGGAGCTACTATGACATGTATCAATTGTGATAAAACAGACGGCCAGTGCTACACCTCTCTGCCTCCAAAGGTTAGATGCACTGTCACCGGCAAGTTTCATCTCTATGACGACCCTGCGATGTGCAATTTGAACCCGTCATCGAAGCGGAGTGGATCATCCATGGCGAGAATCGTGATGTCTTCGAGTGTTCTCATTGCCATTCAGAAACCTGGGATGAGATGACACCCCGCTGTCCCTATTGCGGCGCACATATGAAGAATGGCGGTGTGTAAATGCTTGGCAAGTTCAACTCCGTTGTTAGCACCGATGCGATATCAGCCGAACAACTCACTTGCGGCGATCTCATTTACTGTATGGATATAGATACCCTCTATCTCTTTGATGGCAACCAGCGCATCGCGGTAGGCGCGGCGCCGCTGCCTGATGAGCCGCTGGTCGCCGCTGAGCCGCCCCGGCATTATTCCAACGCAGTTTCCCGCTGCCCCCAATGCGGCGCCCCGCATAACGAGCAGGATCAGCAATGCCCTTATTGCGGCAGCTATTTTTGTCGCCGCCTCTGCGGTATCTCCGTCCCCTTTTGGCAATTTACATCCGGCAGAAATCCCCACCAGACTTCATACTGTTTGACGCAAAAAATAACCGCCCTGCCTCCCCGGCAGAGCGGTTTTCTTATATCACGGCGTTTATGCCCATATGATCCGTCAGTGTGCGCAGACTGATGTCGTATTGTTCCTGCGATATCACCCGCCGTTCCAGAAAGGCGTCCAGCACACTTTTCTGCTTATCAAAAAGATGTTGCTGCTGCTCCTGTTTGCTGAGCCCCTGCCACTCGTTGGACATCGCCGTAAGATTCAGTTCCATGCCGCATCCCTCCTGTAGTGTTCACACAGCCCATACTATACCACAGGTGGTAGCAAAAGGGAATTGGCAAATCGACAAAATATACACCGTAATTTTCTATCAACCAAGGAGGGAGTCGCTTGCAGCCACAAGTTTACTGTATCTGTTGTGATAAGATCACGCCTTATGAAGAGTCTTTTTGTTTTGCTCGCCAGACCATTCATGATATCGCGTTCGGTTATGTAGAGCGCCGGGCTTTCTGCAAAGAATGTGGGAAAGAAGTGTATGTTTCCGAGATCAATGATGCAAATGCCGCCGCTAGAGAAGCTGCCTATGAAAAGGCCAGGCAGTCGCAGCGGCGCGACGCATTCCTTGCCCAAATCGAAAAAGAGGCTCCTATGCGGATGGAAGGTACAGACATTGTCTCCACAATACCTGACGTAGATCTCAGCCAAATCATCCAGACAGTTAAGCCAAATCCAACAGAAGCCATTGTGCTGACGTTTGACGCCAGAGAAGTGACACTGAAGAATGCCGCGGAGTACGTACAGTATGTAAAGTCCGCCTTTCCGGACAACGTGGTTTTGGCGCTTCCGGATTATATCAGTCTGCACTCCTGCAGCAAGGATGTGCTGGAGAATTATATCAGCCTGATCGCAAGCGTCATTGACGAAGAGTTATAAGGAGGACACCCATGGTTCTTTGCAACAACGACTGTACCCCGTGCTGTGATTTTTGTATCTATGCCAAGCAAAGTAAGATCGTCATCGACGGGAAGGAATGCACCGGCGGCCCCATAGGCTGCAACCTTCATAAAGATCAAGAGCATCAGGACATCGCCTATGGCTGCGGTTTTTGCGATGATTTTCACTGCTTCCGGGCAGATGAGGAGAGCTGATTGTATGAAGTGCGGAGCGTGTAAAATTTCCGTCAGAGCGGGATGTTCCTATGATGTAACAAATCTGCGATGCCCGATCACCATGACGGTCAATGGCTTTTATGACGAGTGTGATGTTACGGCAAGGCAGAAGCTCATCCGGTTATTAGAGGAAAAGAGTCTTGTCACACCAGCCGATGTCGCCCACGTTGCCGACTATCTGTTATCCAATGGGATTTCCGTACAATAGAGGAGAGGAGGTTATGTTATGAGCGCTATCGGAGAGGCGGTGATGATCTCCTGGGTAGGATTTGGCGTGATCGTCGAGCACGAAAAAGAAACCGAAGACAGATTAGAGATCTCTATCAGTGTTCCGGAACATAGCTACGCCTATAGTAATGATGGCAGAGAGATGGCCGGCGACGCTTTAGCAGTGAGATTCAAAACAATCATGTCTGAAATGGGCATAAAGCGCCTCATTGTCAAATACCGCATCCGCAGCGGCGAAAATTGGACAGAAGGTATGAGAAAACAAGCCGAGCAAAATATGCGCAAAACGTTGTTCCGAAGTCAGTATTAACAGGGAGGCATACCGCATGTATGAGATTTATGACAACAACAGGCATATAGTTTCGCCGTTGGACGACGACTACGAATACTGGAAGTCGGAGCAGGATGCGCTGATAAATCCGCTTTCAGACGATTACCGCAAATATGACAATGAGTGAGGAGTGGTATGAGCAAGATGACACTTGACCAGGTAATAAACGAGTACCAGAAGGTCGTTGCGATGATCGCAGCGGATCTGGCGTCTGGGCTTCTTGAAGGTCACGCAAAAGAGAAGCGTGAGCGCGAGTACGAGCTTTTTAAGGCAGGCCGCGACGCTCTTATTGAGAAGCAAGTGCGCCTGAAAGAGCAGATGAAAGGATACTTTTATGACGATTGAACAAATTGAACTGCGCAAGCTCCTATCTCAGATGCTTGCAGATAACGGTATAAACCGCGAGACGATTGTCCCTATGGTTAGGGATGTGATCCAAGAGAAAATGGATAAAACTGCGAAGCAGATCGCTGAGGAAACCAACCTTGACGATATGGTGCGGCATATTATCGAACGCGAAATTGCTGATGCAGTACGTAGCGAAGTTCGGGCAAATGTCGAGAATTGTTTTTCTTCCATCAGCGTTTCCATTGAAATGCAGAGCAGAGGTTGACCCATGACGAGAGAACAGAGGTGCATTGCAGAGTTATATACTTTGTTGTTCAGTATTGAAAGTGGTGCTCGTAACCATGATTTGTCCTTGCTTCGCGTACCTCGTGGTGCATCTGGATGTGATATGTACCAAGGTCTGCCACCAATCTGTAGGCTTACCGATGACATTCTGAGCCGGTACGATGATATCATCAATACAGCTATCAATGCACAGTTAGCAGATATGAAAGGCTGATTTTATGAAGCAAGACAACAGTTATTTAATACCAGTGTTCGCAATGGTAATTGCAACGTTACTGATGTTTATTTGCATCTTTAATCCTATGGGGTGGTGATTCAATATGGCACTATACAAGTTTGGAATTACAGAAGCGGGAGACGCAGGCGTTGATTTGTCTTGGGTCGAGAAATTAGACAAAGTTGATGCTGCTGTTCTAATTACGAAGTGTGTGTCGCCGGATTTCTTCGATGCCGCTCTTGAACACAAAGACAGACTCATTGTCCATGCAACAATCACTGGATACGGGCACTCTGCTTTGGAACCTAATGTACCAACTCCATACGAGGAGTTTGCCGCAATTATGGAGTTGGTTAAAGCTGGGTTCCCGATGGAGAAAATCGTCATTCGCATCGACCCCATCATCCCCACAGAGAAAGGACTTTCAGTTGCATACCGCACAATGATTTCTTTTATGGAAATGGGGTTTCAGCGTTACAGAGTGAGCGTTATTGATATGTATCCACACGCAAGAAGCCGGTTCAAAAAGGCTGGATTGCCGCTTCCCTATGGCGATAGCGGTTTCGCTCCATCTCAAGCACAGCTTTCAAAAGTGGACGATATGCTGCGGCAAGCAAAGCAGTTCTGGGAAGGGCTGGATAACGGCAAAGTTCTCCGAATTGAGTCCTGTGCAGAACCCGGTCTTACGGAGCCGATTGTCTGTGGCTGCATTTCGGACTACGACCTCAATCTGCTCGGATTTTCTGAGGATGCAGAATCAAACGGGGCTGGCTATCAACGAAATGGCTGTATGTGTTATGCAGGGAAAACTGAACTGCTGAAACATAAGACGAGATGCCCCCACGGGTGTCTCTACTGCTACTGGAAAGATATAAGAGGCTGATTTTATGAAATATTTACTTATTGAAGTAATCGAGAGAGATATCAACACGCCGGAAATTTTTGAGACACACGATGATGCACATGACAGAATGTGCGAATATGTGGCAGAAGTTCTTGATGTTTCAAAGGAAGATATTAAGGAATCGTATTTTGAAGGAGGGGACTTTAACGAGAACACCTGTGTTATTGAGAATGCTGCATGGACTGAAAGGCGCGGAAACAATTTCGATTGGAAAATCTTTACCATCAATGATGCGGGTCAAATCGTATGAAAGGTTAATTTGGTGACAACATGAAGATTATTAAGCCTGGAAACTATGAAGCATCTGTCAAACCAAAGTATTTTTGCTGCGAACGATGCGGATGCGAGTTTGAAGCGAGTTTCTCTGAATATAAAACGGCCTCTCAGATTGCATATATGCACGATGGAATTGTTGCGGAATGCAAATGCCCTTCGTGTGGTATAACAGCATATGCGTATGAATGAAAATAATTTGATGGCCGTAGATAAGAATGTTGAGTGCCGTTTCTCAGAGTGCGATTACTGTTTGCTTGACGGAACCGATGCTTTATGCTGTATGGCGTCCAGATTGGGATTAGCGTGTCATCGATTTGCGCAGTCAATACCTATAATCAATCTGCTTACTTCTTCAAAACAATGTGAGTGGTTTACAAAAGTATGAGGTGGACTTATGAATCAAGATGTTTCAATAAATTTCTGTGGGAATGGAACAGTAATTATTACCGAAAACACCGACGGGGAAATTTACATGATAACCGCCAATTACATCCAAGAGATTCTGGATGACTGGAAGGGCGAATGCAATTTTGTCCCGGCGAATGATGCTCGTGTATTCTTTGCAGCATGGAATGGCCAACCATTGAATCCGTATGGCTATTCTAATTTTGAATCGCTGCTTCGCTTACTGCAAAAAATTCAGAAATAAAAGAATATTTGATAGGTGGTGGACTCATGACACGAAAACGCTTTAAGAAACTGCTTATGGGCAGGTATGGATACAGCAGAACTCAAGCAGCTGACGCGGTAGCTCTTGTCGTATTCCGAAGCAGAGCGATAGCCGGAGGCTACATATTTCTACACACTCCAAACAGTAGTTATGCCGATATGTTTGATCAGTTCACTATATGGCATTTAAGCTGAGTCTATTTTTCTATATATAGGAGGGCATATGCATAAATGTGATTTTTGCCAGAAAGATAGCCAGTGCTCCGGTATTCAGCGTAGCGAGTGCCTTGTGCGAGATTGCCTTTATTTCAAACCGGAGCGGACAAGTTCGGACGACGTGGGTGAGATCGCACACCTGATCCTACAATATGGAAGATACGACGATCCAAGAAAGCTGGCTGAATTTCTAGTTCGCAATGGAATAGGACGAAGATAGGAGGGAGCGTTGTGAGCAATAGCAATGGTCGTGTGTTTCTTACTGGTGATACACATGGCAGTTTTTCAAGAGTTATATCGTTTTGCAAGGAGCATCATCTAACGGCAGATGATGCTCTTATTATTTTAGGCGATGTCGGCCTGAACTACTACGGTGATCCGAGAGACGACCACGGTAAAACAAAGCTGGCAGCGCTGCCTTGTACCTTCTTCTGCATCCACGGTAATCACGAGGCCCGTCCAACACCTGAGATGGGCTATCGCCAGACAACTTACCGTGGCGGTAAGGTTTGGGTGCAGGATATGTACCCTAATATCTTGTTTGCCATCGACGGTGAGGTTTTCAACTTCGCCGGTAAGGAGTGTATCGTCATCGGAGGTGCCTACAGCGTTGACAAATACTATCGTTTGGCAAGAGGGTGGCACTGGTTTGAAGATGAGCAGCCGTCCCCGGAGATCCGCCGGAAAGTAGAGGGGGTACTCGACAAGAGCGGGTGGAAGGTTGATGTGGTGCTGTCACATACCTGCCCAGCTCAATACGAGCCTATTGAGGTTTTTCTTCCCATGATTGACCAACGCAAGGTAGATAAGTCCACGGAGGAGTGGCTCGGCAAGATCGAGGAGCGCTTAACGTATGACAAGTGGTTCTGCGGGCACTATCACACATCCAAATCCATCGATAAACTGCGCTTCATGTTCGAGGACTTTTTGGAGTTGGGATAGGGGGTGAAGTGAGATGGCTGAATACCATGTTGGCTGCGGAGCGTTTGCGATTTATGCTGGCACTCTCAACAGCAAGAATAAATCTTTGTGGCAGAACAAAACAGAGTGTACGGACGAGGCATTATGTGCCGTTAGAGATTATATGGTGCAGGAACTTTTGGGCGGCCTCAGATGTACAAAAGGCACGACCGGCGGGTACGACTGGACTCTAAAAGACGGACGCACAGTCGAATTCAGAGTCACAATAAAAGAATGAGCGTGGAGGCTGAACAATGGCAAATTATTGTTGTACGATCAGAACGAATTACTTTCATGTAAAAGACGAAGATTCCTTCCGTAATTTGATGAGTAGGGTCTACGGATGTGAAGATAGTGTTGAGCTGTGGGAAGAAAAAGACAAGGACGGCAAAACAGTGTTTGGGTTTGGTGTATATGGAGGTATCTCCGGGCTCAGAGACACAGATACAGACGATATCGACGATGATTCCTCTTATGACGATTTTATCGACAGACTTCAGGAATCCGTTGCAGAAGACGATGCAATCATCATCTTGGAGGCTGGTAGCGAAAAGATGCGTTATATCGTCGGTTCGGCGACTATCATTACCAGTTCGGGGTTTAAATACATGAACATTACAGATCTTGCGGTCGCTCAGGCAGCGGAAATGATCGGTAACTCTATGTGGGAAACGAAATGCGTATATTGATAAAAGATTAGTTTTATAGTGAAAGGACAATGTGGTTTATGAAGATTATCAACACGCATACAGGAAAGATCTATGTAGACGAAGAACGTCAATTAGAGTTTTTGACAGTTGGTGATTATGGGAAAGAGAACAATATCAAAGCAGATTTTCTTGGCTTACATAAGGAAATTAACGGAGTAGCAAACACAGAGGTTAACCTTGCAGATAAGTGGGTAGCTACAGTCAGCACTCAAAAGGGTTGTCCTATGAAATGTAAGTTTTGCGATTGCCCTCGGTTTGGCTTCCACGGAAATGCTACTGTAGAAGATTTAATTTACGAAATACAGACAATCCTTCAGGGCGAGACCGTAGACCACACGGATAGATTTAATGTTCACTTTGCAAGAATGGGAGAACCAACACTTAACTTCAACGTGCTTGAATTTACAAGCAAGAAGTTAAAACCTCTTGTAAGTTCTTATATCAAAGCAAAAACCATTCATCCAGTGGTTTCCACTATGTTGCCAAAGTCAAACAAACGACTTGAAGAATTTATTTTGAAGTGGTGCGACATTAAGAACGAGGAATATAATGGAGAAGCTGGATTGCAGTTCAGCATCAATAGTACGGACGATGCACAGAGAAATAGTCAATTCAATGGTATGAGTTTGAATCTTGACGAGATTTCCGCACTTGCGACAAAGTTGCCTATGCCAAAAGGCAGAAAGTACACTTTGAATTTTGCCGTTACTGCTGATACAATCCTCAATGCAAAACGCCTTTCCGAATTATTTGACAAGAATAAGTTTATCGTAAAGATTACGCCTATTCATGAGACAGATTCCGCTGTAACTAATAGCTTTGATGTGACTACCTCTTATACAGATTATGATGTTTACAGAAAATTTGAGCAACCGTTAGTCGCGGAAGGCTGGGATGTCATTGTTTTTGTTCCGAGTAAAGAAGAGGATAGTGACAGAATTACCTGTGGAAATGCACTAATCTCAGAAGACGTGAATAAAAGTTAAGTTTCATATACAAAACCGGAGGTGATCCCTATGGATAACATCCAATTAGAGCAACATATCGATGACATTCAGAACGATCTGTTGAGTAAGATCTGCATGAACGAGATAAGGGTGAATGAATCCCGGCTTGCCGTGGAGCGGCAAATTAGCGATGTCGCTGCGACCTGCGTAAGAACCGTCGATATCAGAGACTGGATGCATCGTTTTGAAGAGTGTATGGGCAACAGCCTGCGCCATTTTTCCATGGCGGTCATGGAACAGATCGAGCAGAAGATGGGCGTTCCGTTTTTCAACGCCGAAGAACTGTCCGAAGATATCGAGTCGCTGTTTCTGGAACAGATGAAGTAAGTCTTATGAATACAGGAAACAAAGCCTGTCACTGTGCAGCACATTGCCTGCGCTTACATATCGATCACGGCCTCAAAATCTTCTGCCAATGCTATCAGTGTGGAAATTCATGGGAAGAAGTATTGGTAAAACCCAACCCGATGAAAGCCGTTCATACTGCTCCTATTCTGATAAAATGGGAGGTGTGGTAGTGGAAGATTTCGAAATGATGTGGTCGTCTGACGCAATAGAGAAAGCTCTCGCCCGCGCCCGCCGCAACATCCCCAACTTCGATTCTCAAACTGTCAAACGTAATACAAAGGAGGAACCGCCTATGAAAGTACAAAAGAAAACCTGGATCATTCTCGGCGTCGTCGCCGCTGCGATCCTGCTGCTCGTCTGCCTCTTCGCTGGAGCCAACAACCGGGCCATCTCGCTGGAGGAACAACTGAATACCGCCACAGCTGAGATCAACGTGGCTGAAAAGCGCCGCGCCGACCTGGTGTATAACCTGGCCGACGCGGTTTTGTCATATCAGGACTACGAACGCGGGACTTATGAGCTGATCGCCGCCGCCCGCGCTTCCGCCCAGTCCGGCCATGTGGACGACGCGGAGATGGTGCTGTCCGCTGTGGCGGAGCAGTATCCGGAGTTGAAGGCCAACGAGAATTATCAGCAGCTCATGACTGAGCTGGCCATCACCGAGAATTCCATCGCCCAGTACCGGAATAACTATAATGAACAGGCGCGCGCTTACCATAATTTTGTCCGCAAGTTCCCCAATAATGTCTTGCTGAACATCATGGGTTATACCGCCGTAGACAGTGATTACACGGCCTATAATGCCCCGCAGGACGCGCCGCAAAACCTCTTTGACCGATGACCCGCCTCGAAATAAAGCCCCGTGAGGTGCTTGTAGCGGCCGGCATTGTGGCTATTATGCTGGCGCTTGGTATCATGATCCATCACTCCATTGCCGCCGGTTCTCAGCGCCGTCTGGAGCAGTATACCACCGCCGTCCAGATCACGGATGCCCAGCAGTTCCGCTACGGCATGGACACCAACTTCGGCAACGCGCTGGTATACGGTACCATCTCCGCTGTTGATCCGGTTTTCTATCCGGAGGTAGAAGGAGAGTATCTCTACATCCAGAAAACCGAGGAGCATTATAACATGCACACCCGCACAATCACCACCACAGATTCTCAAGGCCACACTCACACACGCACAGAGATCTACTATTCCTGGGACTATGCGGGAAGTGAGGAAAGGACTTGTACCAAGGTGCAATTTTTGTCCGAAGTTTTTGACCGGGACAAGTTTTACTATCATGCGCAGCCCGTCTATCTGGACGGCAGCCGCTATCTGACCGAAGGCCGCACCCGCTGGTATTATGATGCCGTGCCTGCTTCCTTCGACGTCACCATACATACAGACCTTCGGGATGGCACCATTCCGGACAAGCCGGAGATGTTCCTCTCCCAAACGCCGGAAGAGGTGGTTTCTTACAAGATCAAATACCAGAACGTCCCGCCTATCATCTTCTGGATATTCTGGCTTATGGCCACCGGCGGTGCTGCCGCCGGTTTTGTATATGCCGAAAACAACTGGCTGGACGATTAAGGAGGTTATGATGAACCGCAATTTAGATGGGTGCTATTTCCGCATTCAACGGAATGGAAAGTGGCAGAGCATCTGCTTTTCCGATTTAACGCCACAGGAGCGCGACCGGATCACAGCGGATAAGGACGCTGTCTGGCTGCGCTCCTTGTGCTATCATCTGGCGGATTGCCTGTCGGATATTGGAGAACAACTTGATTTGGTAAAGGAGATTTGATATGGGCTACTATACGAGTTTTGAGCTTTATATTGACAGCGCGAACGGACTGGATGACCCCATCATCAAGAAGATCGAAAACACGATCAAGAAAATGGATATCTTTGAGCCAGGCGGTAATGCAGAGTATGGCTGGTCTGCCTATACAAAATGGTATGACTATGAGGAAGACATGCGGCTTCTATCTTACCGTTTTCCTGATGTGGTTTTTGAGCTTCGTGGAGACGGCGAGGAGTCGGAGGATGTGTGGGCGCACTATTATAAAGGCGGCCGCGCCCAGACTGACGGCATTGAGGTCACCTATACTTATCATAATTTTGACGAATCCAAGCTGGAGCCGCTGACCTCAGAGCAGCTTAATGCTTTGGAGAAAGAACTGAAAGAATTGGAGGAAGATGTATGAGCCATTATTCTGTTGCAGTTTTTACTAGTTCCAAAGGTGCCACGGTAGAGGAACTGCTGGCTCCTTACGATGAAAACATCCGTGTCCCCCGCTATTTATATAAGACCAAGACGCAGATCATCGCGGACGAGCGTCAGGATAACCGCAACGCCGATAAAACGGACGAGGAGATCTATCAGCACGAGCTTCAGTATTATGATGAAGATATGATTGATCCGGATACAGGCGATGTGTATTCCACTTATAATCCCGATTCCAAGTGGGACTGGTGGTCTGTAGGCGGCCGTTTCAGCGCGCGGCTTCTCAGCAAGAGTGACCATTGCCTCTATGATTACCTACCGGTTTCTGACATCGACTTTGACACCATGCGCCAGAACGACCTGGACGATCTGACGCCCTATCAGGAGTTTATTGGCGGCGATCACTTCTTCAAAAAGGAGTATCTGCTTGCACTTTATCCAAATGAAGAGACTTACACCAAAAAGATGACCGAGTTTTCCACCTTCGCTGTTCTGACGCCGGACGGCGAGTGGCATGAAGAGGGCAAGATGGGCTGGTTCGGCTGCAGCAGCGAAACGCCGGAGGAGGACACCGCATGGCGCTATAGCTACTATGAAACCTTTATCGAGCCTGCTCTCGCCAACGGCTGGGAACTGACCATTGTGGACTGCCATATCTGATATGAAGAGATTTTACATCGCGGATATGCACTTCGGCCACGCCAACTGTCTGGCGTTTGATAACCGCCCCTTTACCTCCGTGGAGGAAATGGACGCCGAACTGATCCGGCGCTGGAACAGTGTGGTGTCGCCCGGTGATATCGTCTATGTGCTGGGCGATATGTTCTGGTGTAAGTCCAGCGTCGCCGTTCCCATCCTGCAACAGCTCAACGGGCAGAAATTCCTCATCAAGGGCAACCATGACCGCTGCGGCGATGGTACTTTTGCCAAGCAGTTTGTCAAGATCACCGATTATCTTGAGGTGGAAGATGAGGGCCGCCATGTGGTGCTCTGCCACTATCCGATCCCCTGCTTCAAGAACCATTTCTACGGCTGGTATCACCTCTACGGGCATGTCCATAACTCCTTCGAGTACAATATGATGGAGTATCATAAGCGCCTCATGACCGAGCTTTATGATAAGCCCTGCCACATGTATAACGTGGGCGTCATGATGCCATGGATGTATTACGCACCCCGCACATTGAATGAGATCCTTCCAGCAGATATACTCCTCGGTTAGATTGTTGCCACGCCTGATTTTTCAGGCTGTTGGAAAAAAATACCCCCTTCCAGCCCTTTGCTACCAACGGTTTGAAGGCTGCTTGATGGGATGTTATAGTGCATACTATTATAGAGAAAGCGAGTTGAGCGCATATGATCTACCTCGATAACGCGGCAACCACCCGCATTCATCCGGCCGTGCTGGATGCCATGATGCCGTACCTTGAATATGAATACGGGAACCCCGGCAGTCTTTATTCCCTTGGCCGCCGCGCCCATACAGCGGTCAGCAAGGCACGGGAACAGGTGGCAAAATTTCTGAACGCCTCTCCGGAACAGGTCATCTTTACCTCCGGCGGCAGCGAAGCCAATAATCTGGTTTTTCAGGGGCTAAAAGAAACGCTCAAAAGCGTCGGCAAAACCCATGTCATGGTCTCCGCCATCGAGCATGATTCCGCTTTAAAGGCGGCAAATTCGTTAATAAAAGACGGGTTTGATGTCGAGCTGATCCCGCCCCGTCAGGGGATTGCTTCCATCGATCCGGAAACCGTCCGCCACATGCTCCGCCCCGAAACCGGTCTTGTCTCCGTGATGTACGTCAATAACGAGACCGGCGATGTCTCCGATATCCCCGCCATCGCCGCGCTGTGTCATGAACATGCGACGTTATTTCACACCGACTGCGTGCAGGCCGCCGGTTATCTCACGCTGGATACCCAGGGTCTCGGCTGCGACTTTCTCTCTATTTCTTCTCATAAGATCCACGGCCCCAAAGGCATGGGCGCTTTCTACGCCCGCAATCCCTCTCTTTTAACGCCGCTGATCTTTGGGGGCAGCGCTCAGGAGTTCGGCCTTCGTGGCGGCACCGAGAACGTGGCTGACATCGTGGGGTTTGGCGCGGCCTGTGAGTTTATCCATAAGGTTTTGTCCAGTCCCTACACGTTGCGGTGTTGTCCGGGAGATTATCTGGCGGAAGAGCTGATGCAGAAACTGCGGGGCTGTCATATCAACGGCTCTCCGGATGTTCACAAGCAGAAGATCTTAAACATGCGCTTTGACGGTGTGGATGCACAGACCCTTCTTCTCATGCTGGATAGTTACGAGGTCTGCGCCTCTGCCGGCAGCGCCTGCTGCAGCATGGAGAATACCCCCAGCCATGTACTGAAGGCCATCGGCCTTTCTGATGAAGAAGCCCGCGCTTCCGTGCGGTTTTCCTTCTCCCGTTTGAATTTCATCAAAGAGTTGGACGATGCCGTCGATATCATCGCCGATTGCGTCACGCAGCTGCGGGGTGATTACTATGGCTGAGATCAAGTGCCCCAAGGGTGAGCGCCTCTGGATGCGCTACTATGATAAGAAAAACGCCCTGCGGTTTTTCATCACCAGTAAGGAGACAAGCCGTGACTTCTATTTTCTCTATGAAGTCGCCGGCGCTTCCGTCAAAAAGCTGGGCAAGGCGCGATCTCCCAAAGACCTTGAAGAAAAATATAAAGTCAATGAAAGGGTGGCCAGTCCATGACGGATTTTGATTATGACGTGCTGCAAAAGAAGCGTGTGGCGCAGAATGCCCGCCGCCGCAAGTGCGGCAGCAAGAGCCGCGTCTGCAGCCTCCCCTCAGATCGGCTCACGCAAAAACAGTGGAAAGAAAGGAATGGCCGGTGTATGACCATGAATCTGAATCAACCCATGACATGGGAGTCTTTCTCCCAGCTGTCTGACTCCATGCAAAAGGAGTATCTCCAGCATATCATCGATACATATCATGTGGGCTGCCCCGCCATGAGCAAAATGTTCGGCTGCAGCCCCAGCAACATTTTCCGCCGCGCTTCTCAACTAGGTGTCACTTTGACCAAGCACAATGGCCGCCAGCCAAGATCTGTGCAGGAAAACTGGCAGCAGTTTCTGGGTAACACTTTGCCGGAAGCTGCTCCTGACCACACGCCGGAAGCGCCGCAGCCGCTGGAGGGAATTATCATTCAGCGGCCTGAGCCTTCCATGCAGCTCAATGTTTTCTCCATGCGGTTTTCGGGAAAAATTGACGCCTCCATGGTGGCCAATTCTCTGCTCTGTATGATCGGCGGCGATACAGAAGGGGATCTCACCGTTACCTTTTCCGCCAAATCGCTTGCCAATTCCTGATATTATGGTACAATTGAATATAGCAACGAACGAAAGGAAGATCCAATGATCGATTTTGATGAACAGTTCCAGTCGGATGAAGAGCTGGAGGAAGCGCTGGATGGCCTGTTAGAAGACATCAGTGACGAGCTGGAAGAGGAGGAGGCAAAGCCCTCTATCCTGAACCCTCATCGGATGGAGCAAATGCAGTTTGCTTACGCTGCCCTCAAGTATATCACCCGCAATACCGATGCCAAGATCTCCTACAAGCTGCAGCAGCCCTTCAAAACCATGGGCAGCATCTCCGTGGAGGGCAAGCTCCTGGAGTTTGACAAGCCGGAGTGGTTTGCCCGCGTAGCAGAGTTCGCCAGCAATACAGAGATCTATCCTCTCAGCAAAAACGCCGTGCGTCTCACCTTCACGTTCCATGGCCTCACCACATTGATGGAAGGGGGTGCCGCCCAATGAGAGAAGAACTGCGCGATATGGCGGCTCAGATGATCCATGATATCACAAAGCAGCTGGGCAAAAAGTTTGCCGTCACCAGCGGCGCCGATGCCCGCATGTATGATATCTGCGACATGGTGGGCGATCTTATGGAAAAGATAGAGGCCACCAACTGCTTTGTAGAAGCCGATCCCAACGCCCGTGTGCTGACACTCGGCGTCGTCTGCGATGATATGATCCTTCAGCATGGCCGCATCGATCCCTTCTTCGAGCTTATCAAGCATGTGGGGTCGTTCAGCTTCTCCAAAGAGGGCGAGTCTCTCGCCATCCGCTTCAATATCTACAATATCTGGAGATATGTCTGATGGATAAAAAGCGTCGTGAAGATCTGCGCAGCGCCATCGCGCTGCTCTCCAGCGCCTCCCACATCGTCCAGCGTGTCTGCGATAAAGAAGAGAACTGCGTGGATAACTATCCGGAGAACCTTCAGGGCACCGAACGGTATGAGACCATGGAATATACCGTCGACTGTCTCAATGACGCGCTGGATCTCTTCGGCGATCTCCGGGATAAGCTCAACCTGGCGATCCATGGCGCGGTTTGATATTGTATAAAGGAGTGATTCCGTGGAACTGATCCTGGCCTTGATCCTTGGCGCGATCCTTTTTGGGCGCATCCGCTCCGATAAAGCGGCCACAAAAAGTGCGGCCATTGATTTTGAAGAGAGTGAAGCCGCGTTTCAGGAGCAGCTGAAAGCGTGGCTTGCCAAGGTCGCAGATGTTGATCTGGAGCGCGAGCTGGAAACGTATATTTGCGAACCCCGCAATCGTAAAGCGGTCATTGATGCCGTCAACAAGGCGTATCATGAGATGGGTCATGATCAAGATGCGGACGCCATGATTTTTCTTGCGCAGAAGACAAAGGATGAGGCGTATGCCTCACGCTGCCGGAAAACGGCGCTTCGCATCATGATGGCGCGCCGCGGAAAGCTTCTCTATTGGGACGCGCATGACGGCATCGATGTCACGATCGGTGACGCTCCCACTTATAACATGCGAAAGGCCAAATACCAGCAAAAAGTCAGGCTGGTTTTCTGGATCAACGATCAGTTGAAGAAGCATGGCATCAACGAACCTCTTGGTTGGCATGACTACGCAAAAGACGAGTGCTATTACCCGATCGGTGAAATGAGAGCCGCTTCCATTTATCTGTGGCGGCCTGCCATGCGTCAGGAGATGCAGAGGTTCCCCGGCAGCACCACATTATCAGAGCCATGGGCAAAATAAAAAAAAGGAGCAGGGAAGTACCCCTGCTTCTTTCAGTTTTCTGATAGATACTCCGGCAGCGGGATCTTCCGCCCCAGCAGAACTTTTCCACACACGGCCACGGTCTGGCCGCTGTCCGGTGATATGACGATGTTGGATTCCTTCAATGCCTCGTTTGCCGAAACCAGCATCAGTGTGCCATCCGGTTTTTTATCATACTGTTTACAATACATAGCGCCATCCACGCTGAAGATGCCCACGTCACCAATGGCAAGCTCCTCCTGCCGGTGTACGAATACCATCTGTCCGTCGTGGATATACGGCATCATACTGTTACCCTGAATATAGATGGCGAAATCCGCGCTCCCCGGCACAGAATCGTCCACTTCGATCATCTCATAGGGCATGTCGTCCAGCGGCGTGGCATAACCGGCGGCCGACGGCAGCGCGAAATAGGGGATCTTTCTGGTGTGCGCCGTAAAGGACACGATTTTGCCGGCAGTTTTCCGGCTGTTTTTCGCGTTCATTCGCTCCAGCTCAATGCTGCATATGCTCTCCACCGCGCGTTTCCCGAATTCGTCCAAACTGCGGTATCCGGTGATCAGCGTCCACTCCGGCGATGATAATCCGGCGTTTTCTGTCTGCATTCCGGTCTCCAGCAGTTCATCGATCGACACCTGCAGCACGCGGCTGAGACCGATCAGCGCCTCCATTCCCGGCCGTTTTCTGTCTCCTTCCCATGACTGCACCGCAACCACGGAAACGTCCATTAACTCGCTCAACTCTTGTTGTGTCAACCTATTTTCTGCGCGCAGTTGACGTAGTTTTTGGCCAAAACTCACAACAAAACACCTCCTAAAATTTTCCATTCCCTAAAGATTTCCAGTTGACACAGCATTTCCCATGTGGTAGCATAGTATTACAAAAGTTTCTGTCAAGCATAGTAGCACAAACTAAAGTTTCTGTCAAGAAGTAAATAAGAGCGGCCCGCAAAGGGGCCGCTCTGATCCACTGCGGCGGAATGGAAGAAAGGCCACAGTGCATACCGGCCTGTGGTTGTACAGACCTTGTCGGGGCAGAGAGTGCAGGTTCTGCCCGCAACCTTCTGTAGTATACCATAGCCAAAAAATAATTGCAAATGGAGGATGCTACTACAGAAATGAAAAAGAAAATTACCCTGACGGAGTTTTCGGACTTCTGTCAATCGCGCCATCTCAAAGACGTGTCTTTTTATACCGAAGATCAGAAGTGGTTTTCGCCCTTTGGCTCCATGATCTGCGCGCTTACTTTCCCGACCATCCTGATCTCCACCAGCGCGCACGCCGTGGTGCTGAAATCTGAATGGGGCACGATCTACTTTGATTATGTGGAGTTCGTGATGATCGAGAAGAGACAACCGGAACGGGGCGACGTGGCGCACCTTGTGTGTCAGCACAAAGGGGGACGGCGTACATACCGTCTTCTTCTCAATCAATTGTAAACAATTTGTTACGGACAAATTATCAGCTTGACATGGCGCGCAATTCATGATATACTCCCACCATAAACTGTATTGGAGGAGTATCAATTGAAATATAGTAACACCAACCACAAGCGCCCGATCCGTATCGGCGACGTATACACGATGCAGTTTGGCGGCAGCGGCAGTGAGCAGGGCGGATGGCGTCCCGGCGTCGTCTTTCAGAACAACGTGGGAAATGTCCACAGTCCCAACATCATTGCCCTTCCCATGACCAGCGTGCTGAAAAAGACCAACCAGCCTACTCATGCGCTGGTCCGCGCCAAGGACAGCGGCCTGAAGGCCGACAGCATGGTGCTGTGCGAGAATCCCGAGCGCATGTCCAAGGAGCGCATCGGCAACTATATCACCACTCTGTCCGATCACTATATGCAGAAGATCACCGAGGCGAATCTCCTGGCCACTTCCGCCATCGCCTTTCTGGATGTTGATACGCTTTTGGCAGTCTGGGAGCGCGCCTCCCGGCTGAACGCCGCCTTGTAAGGGGGTGCCGGGTCATGTATCGCGCGCCGATCAAGGATCAATTTCTCCGCGAGTGCTATCAAACAGAAGAGTCCAGGGTGGATGCCCGCTATACTTTGGAGCGTGTCGCGCCCTACGAGAAGCGTCTGGAAACGGATATCTCCGCCATTGGCGGCGATGCGCTGCAGGATATCGTTTCTCGCATCAGCAGCGCCCGGGGTGTCAATTTCGCCATGGATCTGTGCGTTCTCCAAAGCTATGTGCGGTGGTGTCTCGTCAAGCGATTCCCCGGCACATGTGATGATATATTAGATATTCAGTTCTCCGGCGCAGAAAAATACAAAAGGAAAGCTGTTGCCAATCCGGTACAGCTTCAGGCGTATCTGGATCGGGTTTTCAGCCCGGAGTCAGATGAGACTATCGATGTCATCTACCGCAGTTATTTCTGGCTTGCCTTTTCCGGCATTGACGAAGAGGATGCCGTTAAAATCCGCGCAGATCAGCTGAATCTGGATCGTATGCAGATCATGCTGGATAACGGTCGGGTGTTCCCGATCTATGTCGAGGCGCTTTCTGCATTTCACAAAGCCATCTCTCTCAACGATTTTGCCTATCGGAATCCCAATTATAAAAACGGCAAAGTGGTGCGTAAGGATCGTGTTGACAGCAATCTGCTTCTTCGCGGCATCAAAAAGAAGGACAATAAAGAGATTCCCAACGTTAAGAGTTATCGCTCTGTGATTATAAAAAAGACGAAACTTGCCGAAGATGCGGGAAAAACGACCCAGTGCCTTAGTTACAGCCGTGTGTATTTATGCGGCATTTTCTTCCGCGCTTATTGTGACGAGGTGAACGGTCTGAAAGTCAGGTTTTATCGTCAGGCAGCAATCGACTGCAGATCAACCAATGAAGAATCCGCTCTGAGACTGGCCAGACGTTACGACGAAGAATATCGGCTCTGGAAGCTTGCCTTCCGGGTATAAAAGGAGGTGCTCCTCGTGGGCGTCTTGACTTATTCACCATCCAAACGTAAATGGTAATTTAATATCCTGATAAGAACGGACCTGCTTTCGCGGGTTCGTTTTTATATACCCAAAATGAACGAAATAACGAACGAAAGGAATGATGTTTATGAAAATTGGAAAGAAACAGGCGGCGGTCTCCACCATGGATCTGCTGCAGGAGAAAGAGGCGCAGTTGGCGCTGCAGACCAAGCGGTCTGAGCTTGCGGTGCAGTCGGTCAAGAAGTCCATCGACGATCTGGAGCAGGTCAATGGCGATATCCAGAAGACGATGGAGGAGATCGATACATATCTTCTGCGGCTTGCTGACACGCGCAAGGGTCTGGCCGCCACCCGCAATAAGAACGAGCGGGTCATGCAGAATTTCTCCAAGCTGCTGTGCCTGGATGAAGAGGTAGCAGAATGAGTGAAGCCAAAGAGCGGTTTCTCGATCTCTATCATAAGTATGTGACAAGAGATGGCGCGGATGACCTCCTGAAATGGCTGGAGTCCTCTGATTTTTTTACAGCGCCAGCATCTACGAAGTTTCATGGCTGCTATGAAGGCGGGCTTCTTCAGCACTCTCTCAATGTGTATGACTGTCTTGTAAAATGTATTGATGCTGCTGGACTGACGAATGATATCCCGGCTGATTCTGTAGCACTTACTGCGCTTTTGCACGATGTCTGCAAGGTCAATTTTTACAAGAAGGGCTTTCGCAATGTGAAGAACGAGGAAACCGGCCAGTGGGAACGAAAAGAGATCTACCAGATCGAAGAGAAGTTCCCTTGTGGTCATGGTGAAAAGTCCGTAATTATCCTGCAGAATTTTCTCCGCCTGACAACAGATGAGATCTATGCCATCCGCGCCCATATGGGTGGCTTTGATACCTCGGTCAAAGGCGGGGATTATTTTATCGGCAAGATCTTTGAGAAGAGCAAGCTGGCTTTCTTACTGCATCTTGCCGATATGTCTGCAACTTATTTGATGGAGGGGGCATGATATGGCAGAAACTTTGAATCTGTACCAGAAGCTTGCCAAGATTCGTAAGCAAGTGGAGGTCATCCAGAAGAACAAGAGTGGTTACGGTTACAAGTATGTCACTGAAGACGAGATCCTGGCCAAGATCACGGTCTTCATGGATAAGTACCATATTTCTCTTATCCCCAATGTGGTTCACGCGTCCGCTCAGGTGTCTCCTTATACCTATAAGAAGACCAAAACCACAAAAACAGGCCAGATCTATGAGGAGATCAATAATGAGATCCTGGTCAGCGCCGATATGACCTGGTTCTGGGTCAATAACGACGATCCTGATGAGCGCATCTGTGTTCCCTGGGTTCTGGTGGGTCAGCAGGGCGACGCCTCTCAGGCGTTCGGCTCCGGTCTTACCTATGCCGCCCGCTATTTCCTGCTGAAATACTTCAACATTGCCACGCCGGATGATGACCCGGATAATTTCCGCGGCAAGCAGAAAGAGGCGGAGAAGGAGGCTGATCGCATGGTGGCCAAGCAGATCATCGAGCGGCTGGATGGCTATATCCGCGGCTATCTGGAGGGTAATCCCGGCCAGAAGGAAGCGGTCAAAGCGCTGGTCACCAAGTACGTCAAGTCTGGTGACTACACAAAAATCATGGAGTCCGCTCTGGCAGCCAAGCTGCTGGACGATTTCAAATCAACATTTCATATTGAGGAGTGTGATACATAATGGGTTTCAGAACCGGTGCGTATTGTAAGGTGTGGAAGGTGGACCCCGTCAGCGATACTGCCACCAAGCTGCGGGTCTCCATCAGCCGCAAGAATAAGAAGACGGATGCCTACGAACAGGAATTTTCCGGCTTCATCAGCGTCGTGGGCAGCGCCGCCGCCGCAAAAGCGGCCAAGCTGAAGGATGGCGACCGCATCAAACTGGGCGATGTGGATGTTACCACGTTCTACAGCAAGGAAAAAGAGCGTGAATATACCACCTTCAAGGTTTTCTCCTTTGAAACGGCGGATGGCAAGGGTGACCCCGTCCCTCAGAAGAAGGCTGTCGATGACGGCGAGATCGAGCCGGACGAAGACAGCGACCTGCCCTTCTAAGACTGCCTGAATGGGTGATATCTGCTATGCGCCGCTGATCGACGACATGACGTGGAGTTATTCCCGCGTCAAATCCTTCGAGGATTGCCCTTATAAGTGGTTTTTGCGCTATATTCTCGGCCTTCCCGGCAAGCAGATGTTCTTCGCCAGCTATGGAACGTTCCTTCATAAGCTGTTGGCCTCGTTCCATAGTGGTGAAGCCTCTGCCCCGCAGTTGGTTGACCAGTATCTTCACGATTTCTGTCAGGAAGTGCAGGGACATGCCCCAAATGCCAGGGTTTTTGCCAATTATTTTCACTCCGGCCTTGCCTATCTCCAGCAGCTGAAACCTTTTCCGCTGCACACGCTGGGCGTAGAGCAGGAAGTGCGGTTTTCTGTGGGCAATTACCCCTTTGTGGGCTATATCGACTATCTGGGCGAGGATCATGGTCAGATCATGCTGGTGGATCACAAGTCCAGAATCTTAAAGCCACGCAGCACCCGTCAAAAAGCGACACTTTCCGACAAAGAACTGGATGATTACCTCCGTCAGCTCTATGTCTACTCCATCGCGATGGAAACAACTTACGGGAGGCTGCCAGAGAGCCTCTGCTTCAACTGTTTCCGCAGTCAAACATTTATCAAGGAGCCATTTCAGCGTCAGGCATTCACCGGCGCTCAGGAGTGGCTCCTTTCCCGTATCCAAATCATTCGCAGCGCGTCAGATTTCCCGCCATCCATGGAGTTCTTCAAATGCAATTACCTCTGTGAAATGCAGGATCACTGCGAATATTACGCCATGACAAGGAGGTGATTTTTATGCGAGCCAGCGAAGATATCTCCTGCGTGGACAGCGAGTCCGGCATCGTTGCCACGCTTGTCCATCATCCGGATTTTTCCTTCCACTCCGAGCAGCTCCTTCCCAACCATTTCACCAACCATGAAAACCGTCTGCTCTATCAGGCGTTGTGTGTTCTGGCGCAGCAGAATGTCAGCCCTAAGGATATCGACTCCTATCTCATCCGGCAAACGCTCCAGTCTCAGCCCGGCACCCAGCGCTATGCCGACGATATCAGTATCGAGCAGTTGGGCGCCTTTATTGAACAAAGCGATATCCTCTGCCGTGACAGTGTTGAAGCCTACACGATTCTGGTCAAAAACGTCATGGACGCCGCGTTTCGGCGCGATACCCTCCAGCAGTTAAAGGAGTGTCAGCGCCTGTGTCTCCAGCGGAGCGAGAAGGACATCGTGCCCCGTATCTATCAGGCGCTGGACGAGGTTATGATGGATTTTTCCGCCACCAATGAGGTGCCGCCCTATAAGGATGTGGTGGACAAGTATTGGAACGAGATCCAGTCCCGCCAAAGCGCCGGTTACTCCGGCATTCCCTTCAAATTTCCGGCGCTGAATGACTATGCCACCATTGAACGGGGTGAGCTATTCATTTTCGGCGCCGAACAGAAGCAGGGCAAGAGCATGATGCTGCTGAACTGCGCTGTGGATCTTTTGAAAAATGACTACGCCGTTCTCTATCTGGACAGCGAGCTGAATACCCGCCTGTTTACAGCACGTCTTTTGGCGCATCTGTCCGGTGTCGCCTATAAAAACCTGACATCGGGAAGATATAGCGAGGAGGAAGCGCGCCGCATCGATGAAGCCCGCTTGTGGCTACATACAAGGAAGTTTACCCACATCTATATCCCTACGTTCGATGTCCAAAGCATCTATACCACGGTTAATAAGGTGCGCCATACACAAGGTGTCGACGTGCTGATCGTTGATTATTTCAAGGGAAGCGGCGAAGGCGACGCTTTCAACAGCTATCAGGAGCTTGGTCGCTTCGTAGATATGGTCAAAAACCAGATTTGCGGCGATATGAATATCGCCGGCATCGGCGCGGCGCAGGCAACAGCCACAGGCCGACTTGCCGACAGCGCCAAGATCGCCCGTAATGCGTCCACCATCGCCATGATCACAGATAAGACACCGGAGGAGATCGAAGCCGATGGTGCTGAGTGCGGCAATAAGAAGCTGCGCGTTGTGGTCAACCGCAACGGCGCTCAAATGACGCAAGACGAGTACATAGATTTATTTTTTGACGGCAACCACATCCTGTATGAACAGGCAAAGCAGCATATACCGCAAGCGCCGTTTTAATGGAGGGTAAAATGCGTAGAACAGAAGAAGATATGCTCAATGAGATCGAGCAGTATGTTAACCAGCCGACAACAGCCACAACATGAAGATGTTTTCCACCAACAGCTCTGGTCACACAGGTGTATATGGGACGAAAAGCGGTAAATATGGGGCGTCAATCATTTCCAATTATAACACTATTCGTCTCGGCGTCTTTGATGATTATGAGGGCGCCTGTAACGCCTATGATGAGGCTAAAAAGAAGTATCACAGGATAGAAGGGGGTGCGTATAACGATGAGTTCTCACGAGCTAATTGAGTCGATTGATATTGTTGAATTCATTTCACAATTCGTTGATCTTGAAGAAAAGAATGGGGAATTCTGGGGTTAGGCTTATCCCCATTTAAGGAGGAACGCACGCCGTCATTTTCGGTTCGTAGAGAAACAAAGTCATTTTACTGCTTTGCATCCGGTATAGGGGGCAATGTTTTAACATTTGTCCGGTATTACTACAAATGCGGATATGCCGAAGCGATCAACAAGCTCAAAGAGTACGCCGGGGTAACAGGAAATGTGGTCATAAAGAGAAATTTGGCCGCCTGCGAGACGGCAAGGCGGTTTTCTCCCTCAAAAACCACCCGCAAAGAGTCAAAAACCACCATCCTGCCGGATGATTACATGGATCGCTACGAGAAAAACGAGGAAAAGCTGGCGGTCTGGGAGGCCGAGGGCATTTCCAGAGCCTCCCTCGACCGTTTTCAAGTCTACTACGACGGTTTTTCCGACCGTCTCGTCTATCCCATCCGTGATCCGCAGGGCAAAATCGTCAATATCGGCGGCAGAACCCTTGATCCCCAGTGGAAAGAGAAAAAACTCCGGAAATACACCTATTTTCAGAGCTGGGGGCGCATGTCCACCATCTATGGTTTCGCCGAAAACATGGATTTCATCAAGGAAAAGCATGAGATCATTCTTTTCGAGGGCTGCAAGTCGGTTTTGCTGGCCGATACCTGGGGCATCCGCAATACCGGTGCCATTCTGACCTCTCATCTGAACGTAGATCAGATGAAACTGCTGGCAAAGCTGGGCTGTCATGTGGTTTTTGCGCTGGATAAGGATGTCCGCATCCGTGATGACCGTCACATTGCCATACTCAAACAGTATGTCAACGTGGAATATCTCTGGGACAGGGACGATCTTCTGGAGGAAAAGGATAGTCCCGTGGATCAGGGGTATCGTGTCTTTCAAACGCTCTATGAAAGGAGGTTAAAATGGCAATAAACACCTATACGCTCTACCATTTACATAGCGATTATAGTCTCTTGGATTCCTGCACCGACTTTCAGGAGTATGCAGATCTCGTCAAAGCGTCCGGTGGCACCGCCATCGCGTCCACAGAGCATGGTCTGCCCCGTGGGTGGGTGTCCAAGAAACTCTACTGCGATAAGTTAGGGCTCAAGTTTCTCCATGGTGTCGAAATCTACCTGACAGAAGACCCGGAAGCAAAAGTTCGTGATAATTACCACACCGTGCTCATCGCCAAAAATGAAGCCGGAGTTTTCGAGCTGAACCATCTGGTCTCCCAATCCACAGATCGGGAGCATATGTACTATAAAAACCGGCTCTCCTTTGCCGAGTTTCTGAATATCTCCGATAACATCATCAAAACAAGTGCCTGCCTTGCCAGCCCTCTTAATAAGCTGGATGAGTCCAATCCCTGGTTTTTCAAGCTCTTGCAGCACTATGATTATCTGGAAGTCCAGCCCCATGACCATCCCGACCAAATTGCTTTTAACAAGCGTCTGGCGCAGTATTCTAAAAAATACGGCATCCCTCTCATCGCCGGAACCGATACTCACAGTGCCTCCGCCTACAAAGCAGAGTGCCGTGATATCCTGCTTTCCTTCAAGGATCAGCACTATGGCGACGAGGATCAATTTGATCTGACCTATAAGACCTATGACCAGCTGGTGGAGATGTTCCGCCGTCAGGGCGCTCTTTCGGAAGAGGAGTATATGTCCGCCATCCGCAACACCAATATCATGGCGGATTCCTGCGAGAATTTTACGCTGGACAAGTCCATCAAGTATCCCGTCCTCAACGGTTCCCCCAGTAAGGATGAGGAGATTTTCTCTCAGCGCTGCTGGGAATCTCTGGAGGACAAGCTCAAACATGGCATCATCCCGCCGGAGCAGGAAGAGAACTTCCGCAGCGCCATCACTGAGGAACTGCGGGTTTTTCAGAAATTGAAGATGAGCGGTTTCATGCTCTCCATGTCAGATCTCGTCCGCTGGTGTAAGTCCCAGGGCATGGCCATCGGCACAGCCCGCGGCAGCGTCGGCGGATCAAGAGCCGCCTATGTCACCGATATCATCGACCTGAATCCTGAGACATGGCACACGGTGTTCTCCCGATTTTGTAATGAGGACCGTGTGGAAATTGGCGACATCGACGTGGACGTGGTCTATGATGACCGTCCGCAAATCTTCCAATACATCATCAGCAGGTTCGGCATACAGAAAACGGCGCGGGTGGCGTCCTATGGCACACTGGCCAACAAGGCCATCGTTGATGGTGTCTGCCGCGCCCTATATAAGAAAACAAAGGACGAGAAGTACTCCGTTCCCGGCGCCAAAAAGATCAAAAAAGAGATGGAAGCCAATCCGGATAAAGCCCGTAAGACTTATCCGGAGGTTTTTCGTTACTATGATGGTCTCGCCAAAACCAAGGTCTCGCAGTCCGTTCATCCTGCCGGCATGGTCATCAGTCCCATCACGTTGGATGATCATTACGGCGTCTTCCTGAAGGATGGCGAGATGTGCCTCATGCTGGACATGGACGAAGCCCATGAAGTGGGTCTTGCCAAGTACGATTTCCTTGCCCTGAAAACCGTCAAGGTCATTCGTGACATCTGCCGCTATATTGGCAAGAGTTATCCCAAAACCAACGAGATCGACTGGAACGACTCTGCGGTCTGGGACGATTTGGATCGGAACCAGATGACCGTCTTCCAGTTTGAAAGTCCTTTCGCGGCGGATTGCCTGCGAAAGTTCGCGCCCCGCAGCATCTTCGATATGTCGCTGGTCACGGCGTGCATCCGCCCTTCCGGCACATCCTACCGGGATGACTTGCTGGCGCGCAAGCCGCACCATAATCCCTCTAAATTGATCGACGATCTGTTGGCGAACAATGTGGGCTACCTGGTTTACCAGGAAGACGTTATCGCCTTCTTGCAGCAGATCTGCGGCCTGACAGGAAGCGAGGCTGACAATATTCGCCGCGCCATCGGCCGCAAGCAGAAGGATCGTCTGGATGCGGCACTCCCCAGTATTCTGGCGGGGTACTGCGCCAAGTCACCGCAGCCACCGGAGCAGGCGGAGCAGGAAGCCAAGGAGTTTTTACAGATCATAGACGACGCCTCGTCTTATATGTTCGGCTACAATCACTCCATTGCCTACTGCCTGCTTGGTTATCTCTGCGCCTACTACCGGCATTATTATCCAATCGAGTATGTCACGGCGTTCCTCAATAACGCCGCCAACGATGCCGATATTCAAAACGGCACTGAGCTTGCCAAGCGCCTTGGCATCACCGTCTCCCTTCCCAAGTGGGGACTTTCTCATAGCGACTACTACTTTACGAAAGAAAAGAACGTCGTCGCCAAGGGCTTGAACTCCATCAAATATATGAGCGCCAAGCTGGCCGACGAGCTGAGTCCTCTCTACCAAAAGCACTACGATCACTTCATGGACTTGCTCTCCGATCTGGAAAATGAGACCAGCATGGATACCCGCCAGCTTGACATTCTCATCAAGCTGGATTTCTTTTCGAAATTTGGCAATCAGCGGGAGCTCCTGCGAATTACGGAGTTCTTCTATGGCATGTTCAAGTGCGGCAACGCCAAGCAGCTGAAAAAGTCGGTCATCGACGGTACCAAGCTTGAGTGCATCGTCCGTCAGTACGCCGTGGGCACCACAAAATCCGGCGGCGAGGCCAAGAGCTATACGCTGGTGGATGTCTGGTCGATCATGCACTGTGTTGAGGACATCGTCAAAGGCTCCGGCATGAGCGATCTCAGCGACATCGTCAAGGTGCAGAACTTCAAGGACATCATGGGCTACATCGGCTATGTCTCCGGTAAACCTGAGGACAGGCGCAAGCTCTTTGTCACGGATGTCAAGCCCTTGACCCGCAAAAGCGATGGTAAGCAGTTTGGATACAGTGTTTTCACCAAATCTATCGGCTCAGGAAAGGATGCGCGCTTCACCGTGGTCAACTCTGTGTTCAAACGCGACCCCATATACAAAGACAGTATCATCTATTGCAAGGACTACGAACGTCAAGGAGCATATTTCCGGCTCCTGGACTACGAAAAAGTGGTGTAATTTGATGATAAAACAGCGATTTCATTCATACATAGGAGGCCATATTTTTGCAAGATAAGCAGTTTTGTAATGGCTGCGGCCGGGAGCTTGACTTCTGGGATAAGCAGCAGGATTTCACCATACATAAAAAGATCCACTATGGCAGCGTACACGATGGAGCCACCGTTGATCTGCATCTGTGCTGCCTCTGCTTTGATACTCTCCTGCAGGCGTGCGCCGTCTCGCCCGTCGTAGAGGAGGGAGAGTATGCCTGATTTCACAGGATATACATATACGACCACGACCGGCACAGCCTGGAATAACCCTTTCAGCAACCTGTATGCTTCCGGCGGCGGTGGCAGCGAATGGACAACGACTGTGGATACCTTTATTGACCCCATCTTCACCATTGATGCAGGCGATTTGATGGCATCCCATTACTGTGGGGCTTACTCGGATAGCAATTTCTATGACAGAATTATCGAAGACTGCGTACAGAAAGCCAGAGATCTGGCGGCGCGTGTCGGCGAAAATTATGTCCATTTCGTCATGGGCACGGATATTTTTGCCAGCCTGCGCGATACCGGCATTGTGCCGAATAACGTTATGGAGAAATATGGTGTCGTCGGCTATATACGCGGGTTCCCCATTAACATTTCGCCGGATGATAGTTTCAGAATGACTATGCTGGCCGCGATCTACGAGCCAAATTCCGCAGAGCCGGAACAGTATCGGAAAGGCGATTATGTGCTGAACGGGGATATTGTCTGGCAGGTTTCCAACGTAGATGAAGATGGTACGATCAATCTCGACGATACCGGCTATCATGTGCTAACAGGTGAGCAGTTGGCGCATCCCAGCCGCGGCAAATCCGGCACCGTCGGCACCCTGCCCTCCATCAAACGCTCTCCACCTCCGCCACCTACGCAGGAAGAGTTCCGCGATCTCTTCGGGGATGTGTTGCCGGAAGAAACGTGAGTATTAACGGCGTGGTGAGGTCACCCCGCCCTACGAAACGACTATCGGTAGAAGGTCGTAGGGCGCGATGCCCACATCGCGCCGCAAAAGCAAGGGAGGCTTTAAATGTAATGAGCCCATTACGGGCTCTTTTTTCATACCCAAAAAGCGAGGTCAATTCTATGCGAAGTTATCAACCAACCATTACCGCGCTGTTGCTGGGCGCGCTGCTGTTTGCAAGTGTCCAGCCGGTCAGCGCAGAACCGCGGGAGCTGAATACCGGCCAGATCTCCGCAGCCGTTCCCACTCATTACGTCGCCCCCATCCACCAGTTCTGCAAGGATTTCGAGCGCCGTACCGGCGTCTCTCTCCAAACGGACTATCTCGCCATGATGCAGCAAGCCTGCCTCACCGGCGATGTGGAGGCCGGACGCGAAGCGGAGCGGCTGCGTAATGAAAAGCTCCAGTATCTCGGCCTTCCCGACAGCGCCATCTCCTTTGACGATCTCTTTGAACTCTCCAAGATCATCACCCATGAGATCGGAGCCGATTGGCACCCCATCGAGTGGAAGATGATGGTGGGCGAGGTGGTGCTCAACCGTGTCGCCTCTCCGGAGTATCCCGACACCATCTACGACGTGATCCATCAGCCGGGACAGTATCAGAGCGTCGACACCCGCTATTATGAAGCGCTTCTCCCCCTGGAGGATTGTGTGGAAGCGGCTGCCAGACTTCTGAGCGGCGAACGGCTTATCAATGACATCCGTGTCGTCGCCCAGAGCGGCACTGAGCGGGGAAGCGGCACATTTGTCCAGCTTTATGATGAGAAAACCGGCGTCACCGTCTATCTCTGCTATACCAACTATCCAGAATTATATGAAATGTGAGGTAACCTATGGGAACTGTCACCATTCAATCTTATACATATCCAAAGCCCATCACCATGATCGGCGCGGAGTCCGGCGTCTGCTGCGGCGCTGACGTCACCGATGCAGAAAAGAATTATCGCCGCGGCATCGACTGTCTGGAAAGTGAACATGGCCGCACCCTGGAGTTTCCCGATGTCTACATGATCCTTAAAGGCTACTCCGCCCGCGTCATCCGCGAATGGTATACCCATATCGGCGGCTCTCCCACACGCTTGCAGGCCAGCACCCGCTACATCGACTATGAGCACGGCTTTGACTACTACATCCCTGAGAGCATCCGAGATCACGAAAAAGCCCGCCCTGTCTATGAACACATGATGCGCTCCATCCGTAATGACCTTCAGTTCCTGGATGAGCTGGGAGTCCCCCGTGAGGATTCCGCCAACGGTCTGCCTCTCGGCATGGAAACGGTGGTAGTCTGCAAGCACAATCTCCGCAATCTGGTGGATATGTCTCATCAGCGCATGTGCAATCGTGCCTATCATGAGTTCCGCGACCTGTTTTCCGATGTCTGTCAGGCACTGCGGGAGTATTCTCCAGAGTGGGCGTATCTTGTGGATCATTACTTTATGCCCAAGTGCCAGTATCGCGGCTTCTGCACCGAGCGGAAGTCCTGCGGCGCCATGCCCCAAAAGGAGGCCGCCCAATGAAAGTGATCTGTATCTCCGGCAAAGCACAGCACGGCAAGGATACCACCGCCTCTTTCCTAAAAGAGCGCCTGGAGGATCAGGGCTACGATGTTCTCGTTGCTCACTATGGCGATCTTGTGAAGTATATCTGCAAAACCTTTTTCGGCTGGAACGGCCAGAAGGATGAATACGGGCGCGGCCTTCTCCAGTTCGTGGGCACTGATGTTATTCGTGAACAGGAGCCGGATTTCTGGGTGAATTTCCTCGCCAAGATGCTGCATTTCTTCCGTGAAGAATGGGATTATGTTCTCATCCCTGACAGCCGCTTCCCCAATGAGATCGACTATCTCCGCGACGCTGGTCTTGATGTTACACACCTCCGCGTCATTCGTGAGCATTTTCAAAGTCCGCTCACAGAGGAACAGCAGCGCCACCCCTCTGAAACGGCGCTGGATCATGTTACCCCCGATTTCTACATTCACAACAATGGCACTCTGGACGATCTGAAAGCAATCATTCGTGATTGGCTCTCCGAGTTCCAGGAGCATTACCAGATATCCTTTGACGATATTACTCAGCAAACCATCAAGGTCTAACACAGGAGGAACATATGGATAAAAAATTAACCGCCGGATATTACGATGTAGACTATGAATTTGAGGAAGTCATGGTCAAAAATGGATTTCTGGAAGAGGTCTTTTATCTGCGCGATCTCAAGCAGCGCAAGCTCTTTATTTCCGTCAACATCTGTCAGGATGCTGTTGATGATGCCGTCCGTCATATCATGCAGTTCAACCATGAAGATGCCGATATCCCAGTCGAGGAGCGCAAGCCTATTCTTCTCTATGTCGCCTCCAACGGCGGCGATGTGGACGCCGGTTTTACCCTCATCGATGCGATCCTTTGCAGCGAAACGCCCGTCTATGTGATCAATCAGGGTTATCAGTATTCTATGGGTTTCCTTATCGGCCTTGCCGGTCACAAGCGCTTCGCCATGCCTCACGCCAAGTTCCTGATGCACGACGGTTCTCAGTTCATCTATAACTCCGGCGCCAAAGCGCAGGATCAGATGGAGTTCAATAAGAAGTGGGAGGAACGCATCAAGCAGTATGTCCTCTCCCGCACCAAGATCACGTCCACCATGTACGATGCCCAGATGCGTAAAGAGTGGTACATGTTCGCTGACGAGGCCAAGGCGCTGGGCGTGGTGGACTATATCATCGGGCAGGATTGCTCCATCCGTGAAATTGTCTAAGGAGGCGCGCCATGGCATCCAAAAAGAAAGCTGCGCCTGTGCAGTTTGCGGAAAAGGCGCCTCAGTCCATTGGCCGCGCGTTCTATAATCTCCAGCTGGATGATGAGCAGCTCGTCTTTGCCAACGCCATCTGGAACCCGGATATTGACATCGTGTTTGCCGATGCCAAGGCCGGCACCGGCAAGACCACCATTGCCGCCGGCGTCGCCAACCTTCTGGTTCATTACGGCCTGTTTAATGAGATCATCTACATCATGTCGCCTTATGGCGAGCGGAAGCAGGGCTGGCTCCCCGGCACCATTACGGAGAAGTCTTCTGTCTATTTTGAGGCGCTCTATCAGGCGCTGGTGGAGTGTGATGTCAATATCAACACCGCCATCAATACTGAGAGCATGACCAATCAGAAAAACGGCACCGGTTTTGTCACCTGCATCACCGATACCTTCCTGCGTGGCTCCAATCTGAATAATGCCGTCATTATTATTGACGAGGCGCAGAATTTCACCGTTCCACAGCTTCAGAAAGTCCTGACCCGTGTGGGTAAAAATGCCAAGGTCGTGGTCATCGGCCATGAACTCCAGTGCGATCTGGACGATCCCGCCAAGAGCGGCTTCACAACGTATATCAAGCACTTTGCAGAACACGACCGCGTCGCCATCTGCAAGCTGACACAAAATTACCGCAGTTGGATCAGCCAATGGGCGGATGAAGTAAATCATTCAGGAGGTGTGCAATGAACGACATTGTTCTCTATTCTACCAAATGCCCCAAATGTCTTGTGCTGGAGCGAAAAATGCGACAACAGGGTATTTCATTCGTCGAAAATAACTCTGTGCAGGATATGCTGGCACTTGGCTTTAAACAGGCGCCCATTCTCAGTGTTGACGGCGAGCTGATGGGGTTTAAAGAGGCCAATGATTGGATCAATGGTTTTGCCGCGAAAGAAGGTGATGCAGAATGAACATCCCGATCAAGATGAATAAGGACTTTGAAAAGTCCATGGCTCTTATGAGCGACCGTTACGGCGAAGATTTTGAGTTTCTTAATGGATTTCATGAGACACAACTGAATTTTTCGGACTTTATCGATGGTTTCATCGATAAAAATGTAGCTGATGTGACCATTGATGCCAATGCAAACGCCTCCAATAAGGATATCCGTAGTCTGTTGAATGAAAAGGGCAAGTCTCTGGATAAGATGTTCGCCTTCAACAAAATTTTCTACGAGATGAAGAAAAAGTATGGTCTGAAAACAGCCCGTGAGTGGCTGGACGCGGAGTATAGTGGCGCTTTTTACCTGCATGACGCCCCCACTTCTACTTTTATTCCGTATTGCTATGCCTACGATCTGTCCAGACTGGCGACAGAGGGGCTTTTCTTCCTGAAAAATTACAATAATCAGGGGCCGAAGCACCTCACTACATTCCTGGATGACGTGATCGAGTATATCAGCTATATGTCCAACAGAAGTTCCGGCGCCGTCGGCATCCCTAATATCCTGATATGGACATATTACTTCTGGAAACGGGATTGTGCTTCCGGCCATGTCATCAAAGATCCGGAATACTACATCCGGCAGTGTTTCCAGAAGTTCATTTACCGTCTGAACCAGCCGTTCATACGCATCGATCAGACAGCGTTTGTCAATGTGTCCATCTTTGACCGCAATTATATCGAGGCTCTGTTCGGCGGTGTCCAATATCCTGACGGTACCTATGTTATCGACTGTGTGGAGGAGCTGATCGAGCATCAGAAGCTCTTTATGGAGGTCGTTTCGCAGATCAGAAGCGAAAATATGTTCACCTTCCCGGTGCTGACTTACAGTCTTCTGTACCGTGACGGCAAATTCATTGATGAAGATTTTGCCCGCTGGTGCAGCGACCACAACACCACATGGAATGACAGTAATTTCTTCATTAGCGGCGATGTGAATACCCTCTCTAACTGCTGCCGACTCCTGTCTGATACTTCAAAGCTGAATGCTTTTATCAACTCCATCGGCGGCACAGCATTGTCCATCGGTTCTGTTAAGGTCAACACCATCAATCTGATGCGCATCGCTCTGGAGACAAACTGCGATGAAAAGAAGTATCTGACGCTTCTCAAAAAACGTACCACACTGTGCTGCAAAACGCTGGATGCCGTGCGCCATATTATTGCCCGTAATGTGGAAAAGGGGCTCCTCCCTAATTATCAGGACGGCGCTGTGGAAATGGACAAGCAGTATTGCACCGTTGGCATTCTCGGCCTCTATGAGGTAATCGAGGCGTTTGGCTACACCACGACAGATGAATTTGGCTATGTCAGTTATACCGACGAAGGTATCGCCTTTGCCAGTAAGATCTTTGATGTGCTGAATGAGGTTAAGGATGGTTTCACGGAGGAGTATTCCTTCAATATCGAAAGCGTACCGGCCGAACGTGCGGCGGTCATCCTGTGTCAAAAGGACAATATGCTCTATGGCCTGAACGATAAGTTCATTTACTCCAATCAGTGGGTACCGTTGTCTGTAAAATGCACCATCCAGGAGAAGCTGCGTCTTAGTTCTATTCTGGACGCCAAATGTTCCGGCGGTAGTATCGCCCACATCAATCTGGAGTCCAATTTCCCTAATACAGATATGGCGTGGGATATGCTCAACAAGATCGCGCAGTCAGGCGTCATCTACTTCGCCTTTAATACCCGCATCAATGAGTGCAAGAATCATCATGGCTTTGTCGGCACCGACCGCTGTCCGGTATGCGGAGAAGGCATATATGATACTTATGCCAGAATTGTGGGCTACTTAGTCCCGACAAGAGCCTATTCAAAGGAACGATTCGCAGAATTTAGCGCTCGGCGTTGGTATGAATATGCCGAGTGTTGCAATGAGTAAAGTTTTGGATTTAAAGGGAATGACGTTCGGTAGATTAACGGTGCTTGAAAAAGCACCGTCTACCGGCGGTCAAGCAGAATGGATATGCAAATGCGTATGTGGAAATATAACTAAAGTCAAAGGGCAACATCTACGAAGTGGTGCAATTAAATCTTGTGGCTGCTATATGAGAGAGCGCGTTTCTCAAACAAAAACCGTAGACCTCCAAGGACAGCGGTTTGGTAGGCTTGCAGTTATATCATATGCGGGCTCAAAGAATGGCAGAGCTGTTTGGCGTTGTAAATGCGACTGCGGTAACGAAGTGGATGTATTTTCTTCTTATCTAAGAACTGGCGACACACAATCATGCGGATGCTTAATATCCAAACAGGAAGAATTTATCTCGGGCATTTTGAATGCGATGGGTGTTGATTACGCAAGGCAATATACTTTCCCGGATTTAAGAGGGAAGAAGTACCCACTAAGATTTGACTTCGCTATCTTTGATAAAAATCGGAAAATTAAATTTCTGCTTGAGTATCAAGGTGCGGCTCATTTTTCAAATGTATTCGATATTCCGGATAGCGATTATGAGTTCGCTATGGGACGCGATGCTATGAAAAGAGAATATTGCCGAATACATAATATTCCGCTATATGAATTTGACAGAAACACAAACATTGAGGAGGAGTTAATGAGGTTACTATGCGTATAAAAACAATCGTCGATGAAGACTTCACCAATTATAAAAAACCTTCCATGTTCATCGGCACGATCTCATGTGGCGGCAAATGTTGTACCGAAGCGGGCATCCCGCTTTCGGTTTGTCAAAATGATGGGTGGCGCTCCAGCGCCCCCATCACGATCGACGACAATGATTTATGCCAACGGTATCTGAGTAATCCTCTTACAAAAGCCATTGTCTTTGGCGGCCTGGAGCCCTTTGAACAATTCGGCGAGATCGATCACTTTCTATACACGCTGCGCTGTGAGCGCCAATGCTCCGATGATGTTGTGATCTATACCGGCTATAATATTAGCGAAATCAGCGCCTATTTAGAAGCGCTGCATGTGTATTCCAATATCATCATCAAGTTTGGCCGCTATATCCCTGAGCGGCAGCCTCATTTCGACCGAGAGTTGGGGGTTATGCTGGCATCTGATAACCAATGGGCAATCAATCTTGATACACTATTTCGCATTGTTGATCAATGGAATCAGATTCCGTTAAACTGAGGTACTTATTATGAAAATCGTACAGAACCCAGATAAAGAGTTCGTTGCTCAGATGCACCGCGCTCTTAAAGACAATAATGGCTACTGCCCCTGCGCTCTCGTGAAATGCGCCGATACAAAATGCATGTGCCGTGAATTCCGTGAGCTGGCCGCAGGAACGTGCCACTGCGGCCTATATACCAAAATCAATTGAGGAGGTTCCCATGTTCAAACGAAGCTGCGAAGACCCTACCACCATCTATCTCTGCCTGCCTCTTGGCTTCCGGTTTGTCTTCCGCGAAGGCCACTATATGGGCTGGTACAAGGCGTAAATTAAAGTAATAAAGGAGAAACTTATGATCATCAGTACATACACCGAATACGACGAGAACGGCAACGTTAAAAGCCAGACCACGACCCAGTACGAAGATGACGATATCAACATGGGCATTGTCGGCGCTCCCGGCGAACCCGGCTGCAACGAATGCCCCGAAGACATGACCGAAACTATCGACATCACCACTGAGGAGCTGTTCGCCATTGCCATGCGCAGCGTTGGTCTCATCGACTCCATCTGTGACCCCCGTGTCACTCAATTCGCGGAGGCGCTTAATGATCTTCAGGATTTGCTTTGGGAGGATGAGGAATGATCCGTGTCGGTGAATTTGAAAAGGTGAGCTTTGAACAGTTCTATGAGGCGATGAAAGCGGAGTTTTATCAGCAGTTATTTGCTGATACGCCGGAAGCCACTTTCAAAGAGTATATCCGCTCCACCCATGACCTGATCCAGCTGCCCACGCGGGCGACTTCCGGCTCTGCCGGATACGACTTCAAGTCGCCCGTGACCTTCACCCTGTCGCCCCATAAATCCGTCAAGATCCCCACCGGCATCCGTGTCAAAATCGAGGACGGCTGGTGGCTGGCGTGCCTGCCTCGCAGCAGTCTGGGCTTCAAATATCAGGCCATGCTTGCCAACACCGTCGGCGTCATCGACGCGGACTATTATCACTCGGATAACGAGGGGCACATCTTCATCAAGCTGGTCAATCGCGGCGACAAAGATCTGAGCGTTGACATTGGCGAGGGCTTTGCACAGGCCATCTTCCTGCCCTACGGCATCACTTATTCCGACAATTCCACCGCCGTCCGCAACGGCGGCATGGGTTCCACAGGCAAATAAAATAAAAAGGGGATAGGCGGCTCCGGCTGCCTATCCTTTTCTTATACCATCGATCAACAAGGAGGTTCTATGAAAACAGAACGCGCGATCCGCTTCTGGGAGCGCTATGTGTTAACCGTCGAGGAGGCGGCCGACTATTTTCATGTGGGCGAGAGCAAACTGCGCCGTATCATCGATGCCGACAGGGGCGCATCATTTCTTTTGTGGAATGGCAACCGCCCTCTTATCAAACGAACTCTTTTTGAGAAATACATAGATCAATGTAATTTGGTCTAAAAACTTGAAAAAGGCACTCTGATATGGTAAAATATATCGCCTATATCAGATTCCTTTCCGAAATGAAAAGGAGTCATTATGTCAGAAAAACGTAGAGACAACAAAGGAAGAATCCTGAGAAACGGGGAGGTGCAGCGATCCGACGGAAAATACATGTTCCGTTATACCGATCTCAATGGCGAGCGCAAAACAGTCTATAGCTGGAAACTAGTCGCAACAGACCCCTTGCCGCAAGGCAGACGTGGCGGCGAGGCGCTTCGTGACATGGAGAAACCCATCCTGAGAGATATCGATGATGGCATCCAAACACACGAGGCGAAGCAGATCACCATCTACAAAATGTTCCAGATCTTAATGGAAACGAAATCGAAACTGCGCAAGAGCACCCGCAACCTGTACCATTCGCTTTATTCCTCCCACATACACGATGTGTTGGGGGACAGAATGCTCAGCGCGGTAAAGTTTACCCAGATCCAAAGGTTCTATCTGGATCTGCTGCAGAAAAAGAAGTTGAAAGCCTCAACGGTGCGCCGTGTCCACACTGTCCTTTACCAGCTCTTTGAGCTTGCGGTGCGTGATGATCTCATCCGCAAGAATCCCTCCGCGGATGTTCCTGCCACGATAGCGGAAATGCACAATATCAACAGCAAGCGCCACGCCCTCACGGAGGAGCAGCAGGAGCGCTTCATTACCTATGTGTATGCCACCGGTAAATTTCGCCGCTGGGGTCCGCTCTTTACCGTAATGCTGGGTACCGGGCTGCGCATCGGTGAAGCGCTTGGGTTACGTTGGTGCGATTGTGATTTTGATAATATGATCATCGACGTGAATCATGAGATCCTGTATAAACCAAGCGAATCCGGTAAGTATGAATATCGGGTAGAACCGCCGAAAACGAAAGCCGGCGTCCGCAAGATTCCGATGTTCCTTGATGTGTACCGGGCGTTTATGGAAATGAAGCGTGTTGCATCGCGGTTTGCCCCAGAAGCATTTGAAGTCGATGGATACAGCGGATTTATCTTTTTGAATCAGTGCGGAAAAGTGTTCACACCTCCCACGGTGTTTGACGCGCTGCGCCGTATCGTTGATGCGTATAATGAAGAAGAGCGATCCCTCTCAGACTTTGAAAATCGGGAACCATGTTATCTTCCCAGGTTCAGCTCTCACATCCTGCGCCACACATTTTGCACGCGCATGTGCGAAAACGAACCCAACATCAAAGTCGTGCAGGACGTCATGGGGCATCGCAACATCCGCACCACCATGGATGTGTATAACGAGGCCACCGCAAAGAAGAAACAAGAGACTTTTGCCAGCCTTGAAGGCAAGATTAAATTGGCTTGAAGCCCGCTTGCCGCCTACATTTCCGGGGACTTTACGACACTAAAGTTTTTACACCACTCCCATTTGGAAGGATTTACCAGTAAATCGCGTTTTACACCAATTTTTACACCACTTGACCGTGAAGTTATAAGAACTTATAAGACGAACGCGTTAGTGGCTCCCTCTTAAAAGTGCCCGAAAACACTGGATTTAAGAGGTTATAAGAACTTATAAGAGGTTATAACAAGAAGAGGTGAGTTACA